GCTGCTACAAAATCTAAAGACGGGCTATCGGATATGGGCGACATGGAACCTTACACACGGCAGGCTCAACTACGAAGTAGTGAGCGCAGCATGAAAGTCGGTGATTTGGTAAAGTGTCACGATCAGGTTGGCTTGCTGATTAAGCAACTTCCTGGCACACCTGCATACTGGATTGTCCAGTGGTCAAATGGTGTGCTGGATACGGTGAATCCCTATCTGCTGGAGGTAATCAATGAAAGTCGGTGATCTGGTAAAGGTTAGATACGACAATACCGTGGGTCTTGTGACGAAGATCGAGAGAACATCCTACGATGTATGGGTGTGGCTACATACTGGTGAGAACTTCCGACAGGATAAACTGGAGGTAGTCAATGAAAGTCGGCGATTTGGTAAAATATAGGTAAACAGCAAGGAGCATACACATGGCATACCTCACAAAGAATGATATTGTAATCATCCGTAACACGGACTCGACCATCCAGGCCCGAGTCGTTGATATGCAGTTTCGACGCTTCCGCAGTTCGTGGAAGGATAAGAAGACAGGCGAGAAGAAAACTCGATGGAAGTCAGTACCATACGCGATCTGCGAGGTCTTTCTTGGCGCACCGGCAGGCACCGAGTTCCTGATTCCCGGTTACAAGCTGCAGTTTGAGACAAAGAACGGCGAAAAGCTGCTTGTCCTTCGCAACCAATACGCTGCCGAGTTCGATGGTGTGTGGGTGGAGAAAATGCTGCTTGAAAGTAAGAAGAAGAGAGGTGAGTGATGCCGATTTGGGTTTTCATGGTACAATATGATGGAGAAATGTCCTGCAGCACGCACTTCACCGAGAAGGGCGCGATGCTCGCCGCTATGGAGGATGTGTTGCAATATCTGGGCGTCGAGGATGCGGAGGACGCATCGAGAGTTTATAACACTTCTTCAGGTATCGCCGAAGGGGGGGTAGAGCCTCCCGAATGGGATCTTGAAAAGCTGCGGAAGATGCCGATCAACGACCTATATGGCGTCTTTGGTGAGTGGTGTGAAAAGACCTGGGATGATTTTATGTACCAATGTGAGATAATGAAAACAAAGGTTGCGGCATGAAGTTTGAGGTTGGCGATCTCGTACGGTTCTGTGCCTCCGGTTACCGATGCAACGATCCCGTGATCATAATAAAGGTGTCGGATTCATACGGATGGGGCGAGGAGCGGTCATACTTAGTCCACATAGCCACAACGGGCCAACGCCGATGGGTGACGGCTGGGCTCATTAGACCTTTGATACTCAGCGCGTCGTGACATTTGATTACAAGAAAATCGTTGACTTTAGGCTCGGAAGACTATATATTATAGGGGTAGCAAGGAGTGAACCACATGCGACCGATCATCCCTCTTGACATTATCCTTGAGCGTCTGCGCGAGGAGCAACGCCCCGAGCGATCAGGCCTCCGCATTTATGCGCCACAGCCCGAGCCTCCGAGAGCGCCCGAACCAGTTCAAGAGCAGAAAGACGAACAGCCGCAAAGAGGCGTTGCAATCATTGATTTCACGGTCTGATATTTTCTGTGACATTTAGAGACTTGACTTCACCCTTCGCGGGTGATATATTTACTGCGTAACCAAGGAGATTTCCATGCCCCGCGTGACCTACGCCGACCGATTCGTTTCCCTTCTCGCCCGCCCCCTGTCCAGCCGTGACCGGAGATTCTGTGAAAGTCTGCAGAGCTTCTATCTGCGAAAGGGTCGCCTGACCGCTGGCCGAGCCCGTTGTGTCAGAGAGCTTGAGGAGCGTTACAGCGCCGAGAAGCTAGCCGAGGCTGCAGAGCGCAGCGGACCCATGCTCAAGCGGCTCAGAGCCATCGCAGCCCGCGTAGAGAGCAACCAATGGGCTAGCGGGTTCATAATGAGCCTGAGCCTGCAGGTACAGGGAGGCCGCGATCTCAGCGACAAGCAGATCGCCACGCTTGAGAAGATCGAGCGCGAGAACAATGACGATGCCATGGCCGCCCGCGCAAGCTGGGATCAGGATTATCGCATAGTCGGCGCAGATGAGAACTATCCCGATCACGCGCCCTGCGAGATCATGACGATCGCCGCACTGTACTACCAGACGGCTGGCTATTTTGCCGATCTGGTCGGTCGCGTGCTGTCCTCCTCGGTCACGGGCTACACTCCGTCTATGAAGCAGTACCGGAAAATGGTCGAAAACAAGTTCGCACAGAAGGTCATCACAGCCTCCCTGAGCGTCCCAAAATACACGGTGGGGTCATTCGTCGCTCTCCGCGCCTCCGCGCCATGGGCCGCCCGTCAGGGCGCAGGAAACAAGCCCTGCGTGGTCATCCAGACCGACGCTGCCCCAGTCACTAGTGCAGCCCGTGGAACCAAGAAGTACAAGCTGCTTCCTATCGCCGGGGCAAAACCGATTCTCATCGAGGAGCGCCACATCAAGGCGGCTCGTAAGCTAAAATAAACCTTTAGAGGTGGTCCTCACCACTATAATGTAAGACCGGGGTTCAAGGTCTTGAATGAACCCACTGTGCTTCGCCGCCCACTAGCGAGGGGCAAGCCCGAACCCGTGAGGGAGTTGAAACAAGACTGGCGAGGAAGACGCGGCAAGGACAGCGATCGCGTGGTGAGGACCACCTCTGTTACATTTCATTACATCTTTGCTATTGACTTTCGTCCCGATCGGTGCTATATTTATGGGGTAAGGACGAAACCACCCTCTGAACTTGGAGATTTTACATGGGCAACTATTCTGGAACGATTCGATGCGGCCACTGCTACGGGCAAGGCCACAACCGCGCAGGCTGCACGAAGCTGACCGATCAGCTTCAAGAGCGTTGGAGTCGCATCGAGGCCGCCGGGTATGAGGAGGGTAACTATACCCATGATCGTGTGCGCGAGCAGCTTGCCAAGCGTCAGGGGTCTGACCCGCTTACGGGCGAGAAGAAACGGCGCCGTCGAAAGACCTATGGAGGCCGCGTGTGCGGCTACTGTGACGATCGAGGCCACAACCGGCGCACATGCCCACAGCAGAAGAAGGACAAGGCTCGTTTCGCCGCATTGACGGTTGAGACTCGCGCCAGCATCCTCGCAGCCATGCGCGAACACGGCGCCGGTCCCGGCGCACTCATGTCGCATGACGAGTACGGCAATATAACGCCGTGTCTGGTAACGGGCGTCAGATGGGACGCGATTAACCGAAAGGAGAAGTACCCCGCTGCTTTTACCGCTCGCCGTGTGACCGATAATAAAACTTGTGTGCTTTCGTTCCCGAAAGAGGTCACGGGATCTGCTAGCCGGTGGAACACGGTGACTATCCTGTCTCCCGCACCCGCCGTGCAGCCTCCCGAGGGCTGGTCCGAGGCTTCTAACCTCGACTTTGCCGCCGTTGACATTTTTGCAAAGGGTGGCAAGCGTGACTACTGGTTCTGGCAGGAGCACGGCGAGGAATAGTCGTGACAAATCGTGACAACATTTCGCTTGCAATCGTCGCCCACCTGTTGTATAATGGGTGGGTATCAAGGAGAGATATATGCTTGACCCTCGCGCTGACCTGATTGACCTGATTTCCGATGTCCACAAGGACGCGCGCGGATTTCGCCCGCATGGGATGTACAACTATGACGCGATGAGCCTCGCGGATCTCGATGCTCTCGTTGAGAGCTTGAGCCAGGAGGCGCAGGCCGCCTATGAAGCCGATCGCCTGGAGGCGATCGAGCTTGATCGCATGTGGCGCGACGATGTTGCGCTGGGCGTTGTCGCTCCCGATGACTCCGTTAAACTTGAGCCCTGGGAAGTCTGGGAAGCTCGCGCCGAGGTTGCCGGTTTCGGCGCGTAGGGGATTTAATGATTTTGACCGCTTCACATTCCGCGTCTGCCCGCACGAAGAACCGTCTGCGTGAGCACGGGCCGCGCTTCACCGAAACAAAGCGAGTTCAATCCTTGCGCGTGCTGGGCGATTCCCCGGCTATCCTCGTTCACAGCGATACCTCCGAATGGTTTGGATGGCTTCCTCTGAATGAGATCCTGATTGCCCAGGAGGGCTAAACTATGAGAGACATTTCTAACCCGATCCTTCACGCCGATGCGTGTAACATGTTTGAGTTTGAGATCCTGCCTATGGTCAAGGAGACTTATGAGCAGGACGGTCAACCCGATTGGCCTGCGCGTTCCGAGACTTGGAACAACTGGACCGATTCACTCTGCAAGGACGGTCAGATTTCTGATTGGCAATACGAGAACTGGACTCACCCGCGCTGTTGCGGTTGATCAATAATAAACCTTTGGAGGTTTCACACATGAACATCAATACCGAACTTCTTTCTGAACTCAAGCTGACCGAGGACGAGTGGCACGCACTCAGGCATATGGGCGAGCTTGAGCCTAATCGCGCTCATATGGACATGCTTGTGCTGGCTGGACTTGCCGAGCGAACCAGCATCCACCCGCCTGAGTGGGATCTGACCGATGCCGGTCATGCAGCCTGCAACGCGATTGATCTCGTCTTCGACTGGGATAGCTTCGTGTTTAAGCCCTCCGAGAGCCCCTCTGCGGCCTCCGATACGGTCTTGCTGAGTGGTGAGCCCATCAAGCGTTGCGATGCCGTGGCTGAAGCTCTGGCGAGTCCTAAGCGCATCAGCGTGGGCTCCCTTGTGCGCCACAAGCACCATGGCGAAGGTCTGGTGATCGATCACTTCATGTGGGATGGCGACTGGGGCGGCTTCAGGATTAAACTTCTCAAGCCCTCGCAAACTGGCGCTACAACCTCGATTTCCGAGATCAGCGACCGTGGCGATGCCTTCACGCTGGTGAGCTAGACCTGTCGTGACATTTGATTACAACATTTCTCTTGACCTTTTCCCGTTTCGGTGCTATATTTATTATGTGAGCGAGGGATACATCCTCGCCTCTGACTAAGGAGTCCTATCATGGCAGTTGATTTCAAGACCTTTCGCGCTATCGTCCCTCATGTCATCGCAGCACGGTATCCCGTGCTTCTTCGTGGCCGCCACGGAGTCGGCAAATCCGAGGTGGTCTATCAGATCGCCCGCGACATCGCGCTTCCCGTGGTAGAGCGTCGAGCCTCTCAAATGACCGAGGGCGACCTTCTGGGTCTTCCGAGCACCGATGGTGCCGTCACTACTTGGAACCCGCCCGAGTGGTTCAAGACTGCATGTGACGAGCCCGTGGTGCTCTTTCTCGATGAGGTGGACCGGGCCACGCCCGAGGTCCGTCAGGGGATCTTTGAGTTGACCGACAGCCGCAAGCTGGCAGGGTTCTCGCTCCACGAGGGCACGATCATTGTCGCTGCCGTCAACGGTGGCGAGCACGGCGCTCAGTATCAGGTGGGCGAAATGGATCCCGCAGAGCTTGACCGCTACACGGTCTTCGATGTGGAACCCTCCTGCGAAGACTGGCTCGATTGGGCGAAGACCGAGGTTGATGGTCTGATTTGGGACTTCATCAATCAGAACCGGAACCACCTTGAGCACACTGGCGACTTTGAGCCTAACAAGGTCTATCCTTCTCGCCGCTCTTGGGATCGCTTCAACCGCGCTGCGACCGGTGCGGAGCTACTTGCCGAGGACTCCGATGCGGGCGTGATCTTTAACCTTGCAGCCGCTTTCGTCGGCTTTGAGGCTGCAGTCTCTCTGCAGGACTTCTTCACCAACTATTCCCGTCAGGTCACTGTCGAGGATATTCTGGTCAAGGGCGAGATCGACCGTACCAGCGACTTCACGATCAACGATCACAGTGCGCTTGTCGAAAAGATGGAGGCCACCAGTGCTTTCGCGGAAGCCCTGCCCAAAGAGCAGGTGCAGAACCTTGCCAACTACTTCGTCACGCTGCCCTCCGAGGTCGCCATGAAGCTGTGGATCGTCCTTGGTAATGGCGAGATCGAAAACACCGTGGAGCTTCACCAGTCCACTTCTACCAGCGGAACCAGCGTCAGCGGTTACCTTGTCGAACTCCTGACCGGGGAGGCCCAGGAGTAAAATAAACCTTTCCGAATGGCTGCGTGGTGGAATGGTAGACACAGGAGACTTAAAATCTTCTGCCCACACGGGCGTGGGGGTTCGACTCCCCCCGCAGCTACCATCGGGTCCATAGCTCAATGGTAGAGCACCGGGCTTTTAACCCGTAGGTTCTGGGTTCAAGTCCCAGTGGACCCACCATTTTCGGGCTCTTAGCTCAGTTGGTCAGAGCACCCGGCTCATAACCGGATGGTCCTGAGTTCAAGTCTCAGAGAGCCCACCATTTTTAACCTTCCCCCTAACGCTCAAGGAGCAATATCATGTCAATCATCGCACTTATCGCCGGATCCGCGCTGTGGCTAGCCGCCCTCGCATGTGTCTCGGTCATCCCGTTCTGCCAGGGTCGTTGATGCAATATTATATCAGCAAAACTCAGGTCAGTCTAGACGCTGAAGGACGCCTCTCAGCGCGTGAGGTCGTGCTGACTAAGCCTAGCACCCTTGCGGCGGCTCAAGAGGCTCACAGGCGCTACACAGCCCTAGGAATCGACAGGATCCATATCTGCAAGCATCCTAAGAACTCGCGACGATGGGGCCGACTCGATCGGGAGGCGAACGCACATCGAAAGTCGCGCCCCCTGACCCTTGCCGATGTCGCGGAGGATCTAGCAGAGCTTGAAGCCGAATCGAACAAGGCCGAGGGCCTTTGACATATCGTGACATAATAAACCTTGACCTTTTGGCTTCAGGGTGCTATATTTACAGTATAGCAAGGAGATTTCTATGACTAGTCCCGCCAGTTCCACCACCGCGCCCGAAATGACTCCCGAGGAGCTAGCAGCGGCTATAGCCGAGTTCGACTTGAACCGGCACACCGCTCGCCTTCTTGTCGATGAGCCCTTCTTCGCGGCTCTCTCACGGCGTATCAATAAGAAGGCATCGGGAGCAATCCCGACCGCTGGCGTCCGCGTCACCGACGATGGACATTTTGAAATGCTTTACAATCCGGCCTTCTTCGCGAAGCTGCCGGATAATCAGCGTGCAGGCGTCCTAAAGCATGAGTTCTACCACCTTGTTTTCGAGCATGTGACCGGACGCCTGCCTGATGCCGGCATGTCGAAAATGTGGAACATCGCCACTGATCTCGCCATTAACTCCCACCTTGTCGGAGAGTTGCCCGATATGTGCTGCATGCCCGGTGAAGGTCCGTTCGCGGATATGGTGAAGGGTAAGAGCGCGGAGCACTATTTCTCCGCGCTCAAGAAGAAGGCAGAGGAGCAGGGCGAGCAGGATGGCGACGGTCAGGGTGGCGACGGCGAAGGCCAGCCCGGTGACAGCGATAGCTTTGACGATCACAGCGGGTGGGGAGAGGGCCAGGGAGCCGCTCAGGACATCGCGAAGGAGCGCCTAAAGGATTCAGTTAAGAAGGCTGCGGAAGAGGCTCAGAAGGCGAATAGCTGGGGCACGGTGTCTGCCAGTTGTCGTAAAGATATTCTTGATCGCATCGCAGCGAAAGTTGACTGGCGCAAGGTACTGCGCTACTTCATCAAGACCTCACAGCGGTCGAACAAGACCCGCACGGTCAAGCGTCTGAACAAGCGTTACCCCTACATCCACGCAGGATCCAAGGTGCGCCGTCAGGCCCGAATCGCGATCAGCATCGATCAGAGCGGATCCGTCGATGATGCCATGCTCGCAGCTTTCTTTTCCGAGTTGAACAAGCTAGCCGAGCTAGCCGAGTTCACCGTGATTCCCTTTGACACCGATGTCGCAGAGGACCATATTTATACTTGGAAGCGTGGACAGACCCGCAAATGGGAGCGTGTGCGCTATGGTGGCACTGATTTCAACCCGCCGACCAAGTATGTCAATGAGAAAGGTTTTGACGGTCACATCGTCTTGACGGACCTCATGGCTCCCAAGCCTGTGCCGTCGAAGTGTCAGCGCATGTGGATGACTACGAAGCGTTACGCCGAGCGCCCATACTTCCAGACGAACGAGAGGATCATCGCGATTGACTGTTAATCAAAATAAACCTTTAGTCGTCCAAGAGCCAGCCAGCCCGATCGAGGTTGACTGGCCTCCGGTCCTTTCGGATTTCCCATCGGGCCGGTATGCGATCAGCGGCTCCAAATGGCTGCTGGTGCCGCCCGACACGACACGCGAGGACTTGCCCCGGTACATGGTAGTGAAACCAGCCAGGAGCCAGCCAGCCCCACGCACGGAGGCCCGAGAGTGGAAGGTGCGCGGGTCGAAGGGGAGTGAATATATCGTGACGGCACATGGAGCCGATTCGCGCCAGATTTTTTTCAGTTGCACTTGTGTTGGGTATGGTTTCCGACGCAAATGCAAGCATATCGAGGGTATAAAGGAGAATATTCGATAATGTATTATACAGAACAAGACATGTTACAGCAGATTGCATCCGAGGTAACACCGTTTGAGCGTCAGATGGGCAGAGCCATGGCGTTCGGTGATAACCTCGCTTTGTCTGCTTCAATGATTACGATGACGGCTTCATTGTTGCAAGCAGAGGAAGCAAGCGAGGCTAATGAAAATAATGGTGTAACGCCTGCTATCACGGATGCTGTCTATGTGAATATGATTGAATCTCTCAGTAACATCCTACAAGAGACATAGTTCACCAGGGGTAGTACAGTTTGTTAGTATAATAGTTTGTATACAACAGCCGTACATTAACATTTCATTAAAAGGGTAATAGGAGGTAAGGGGATCAAGTACATGAGCGTTTCAATGTCAAGGACATATATTGTCCACGGTGATGTAACATTGTAGCACTGTAGCATGTTACATGTATTACGATAACATAGGTTACACCTGCACTATCAACCACGCCGTAGGTGTAACATTTGTAGCACGGTGCATGTAACAGTCGTGTGACACGATGCGCCTGTCACACGCGATGTATACATATGCGACAGCGGGGCGTACGCCGTATCAAAAGGTATACGGCCGAGGGTAACAGAAAGAATAAGTATACCACTCAGTCATAAGCCAGGTGTAACCTGCGTTACCAAGGAGACAAGACAAAGGCCGAGGGTAATAAAATAAAAAACAATATAAGACATATACTAATAGGTACCCCCCCTCCCCCTCCGGAATCTAAGTCCCTAGAATCATTGGGCTATCAGAAGCAGCGAGCAGCTACATTCACGATCCCTAAGCCATTTTTCTAGATTTTTTGATTATCGAGTAAAGCTAGCTAATTATTGCATGGGCCTAATAGTACAGCATGAGTTGATCAGAGTGGGAGATCTAGTACAGTACATTGATCCTATCCCAGAGGATATGAGAATACAAGATGCCCCGGGGATTGTCATCCAGGCCGATAGTCCAAATTATCTTAAAGTAAAGTGGCTAGATAATGGCGCCGAAGTAGGAATGTACTTTCGGAAAGAGCTTAAATTATTATCCAGAGCTAAGCGTATGGAAAAAAAACCCAGAAAAAAGTTTTAAAAAATGTGGCCAGAAGTAGATAAGCATGTTATAATGAATAATAGAGGAGAATACGAGGTAGGAGATTTGGTGAGGTGGCTTGAGTATTATGATGTTACGGAGATTATAGCGGATGGAGGCGTCGGAGTGGTTGTCGATCGCCGGATAAGCTCACATCCTCCATATGGACATCACATGTACTTAATCCACAGGACTAATCCTCCAGGCCTAGAGTGGTATTCCGTTAAATCGCTAGCTTTAATAGCCAAAGGTGTTAACAAAAAGAAGTGCAGATAAGTTGTTTCCCGCATTGCGGGCTAGTTACTTGCAGCAGGTCTTCTAACACTGGGGGATATAGTTTGTCGACAGCGCTAACCGGCTCTATAGATATCCAGTCTTATATTGAGGCTATGATATCCGCACTTCCAACTAAGAAGAAAGTAAAGGAAGTCACACCATATCAGATTATAAGCGGTTCTGGTGAAGTATATTATTTGGCGCCCCAACAAAAGCGTATGATTAAAATTGACCGAGGAGCCGAAATACAAGTGCTACCATTAGATCCGGACCGAAGAGGTCGATATCATGTTATTGATTTGCGTGGTCGGTATTTTATGGTACCCGAAGATGAAATTCTTAATGTAGGCTTTAATTAAAAGGAGTTCTTATGGATCCGTTGGATCGAATTGTTGGCCCTATAACAAGGAGTGCCATATGGTACGGTGCTATACTTTTTGCATGGTGGGCATTTGGTTTTGAGTTTGTTGCAATTATTTTATTGGCTTTGATCGCTAAAACAATGATTTAAATACTATTTAATGCTATTGGAGGATTGTTAAATGAGCATGCGTAGGCATTTGATAAAAAAAATTATCCGCGAAGAACTCGCGGCCGCTGCTAAACAGCGGGGAAAGCAAAGAAAAATTTTGAGCGAAGGTTTGCGTACGCCGGAGCCTACAAGACCTGAGCCTCCGCACAATCGAGCGATTCCGGCAAACAAGAAGCGTTCCGAATACACCTCTATTGTCGACGAGCCCGATTCTAAGCCATATTTTGTTGAAGCAGTGGATCCTCGTGAAGAAGAGGGTACCGACGAATTCGGTGAACCTCTTCAAAACCACGGCCGGCCAGTCAGACGGCCGGAAGAAGTTGTCGCGATGCTAGACGAAGAAGTGGTCGACATTGAGAACATCGACGATATCGATGATGTTCCCGCCGTTCCTGGGCATCCTAGGCAAGACGATCACGAACCATCACTCAAAGAAGGTCTGTTAAGCGAAGCGCAAATTCGTAGATGGAAAAAATTGGCGCGGATCAACGAGCAAGAACTGCCGCCATTGGATTTAGAAGAAGTACCAGAGGCCGGCGATGTGGACGGACTTCAGGATCAAGCAGACGCAGCTGCAGAAGATCTTGGAGATCTTGAAGCGGCCGAAGTTACGGAAGACCCTCTCGCTAACATCGATGTCGCCGATGAGCCCCTGCCGGCTCCCGCGGCACCCGATGAGATGGAAGCACCACTACCAGAACCGCCAGAACCAGAGATGGATGAATTTCCTGGAGACATGGGAGAACCACCGGAATTGGCTCCACTGGACGCGGCGGAACCACCGCCGGAGGTGTGGCACAACGAGGACGCAGAAGGATCATTCTTTAAGACCGGCGGAGGAGTACCTCACAGAGACGATGACAGTGCCGCAATTAGTCTTCGTATACGAGAAGAAATTACACGCATATTAAAAGAAAAGTTGTAAGTGTGATTGGATCAATTATTTGGTATAATGTCGGCGATGACCATCATTATAAAACTATAGGACTCATCGTTGGCCATTGTGAAAATATAACATACGGCTTTTCTGTCTGGATCCCGGGGGGAACAAAGGTAAAAAATGCTATAAAAGTAATCTGGCTTAAAGAAAATGGACTTAAACCTAAGCCGTTAAACCACTTTGCTAAAATGATGGATTTAGAAAATGAACTAAAGATCGCAGGGTATCATTATTTAGACAGACAAGAATGGTATGATTTGAAACATTTTAAAATTTTATCAAAGGCGGAGAAAAAATCATGGAAATAAGACAAAATATGAACAAGACTATTAAGCGAGGCCTATTTATAGGTGCCGTCGCTGCTATTTCGATCGGTGTATATTTTAATGCTATATATTATGAAAGACACAGAAGAAAAAATCAACGCACTAGGGATTCGTTTTGCTGACGACCTAGATATAGGCGATTTGGTCACATGGAAAGACTTAAACCCAGAGTCTTCAAAAAATTATGGGGTCATCAAAGAGATGTATGTAAAGATTAAAGGATCCAGGCCCGTGGCATATGCCAGGGTTTTTTTGCTTAAAAAAGATAGTTTTACAGAACAGGAAGTACTTATTATTAGGTTAAAATTACTTTCCAAACGCGATAAAGTTAACTAATTACTGTATCATGCCTCACAATTGTAAAATTTTAAATGAAACTGATATTGATTTATCAGAATTAATCGACATAGCAAACCAGTTATTGCCGCATGCTCAATCTGTTATGGGCTTTGGAGAGCCCGTAACAGTATCACTGGTTTCAGATCAGGAAAACTCCATTAATCCGCTTGGCAAAACTGCCTATTATGATCCCGGCGAGATGGCGATTAGTTTGTTTGTCGATGGACGACATCCAAAAGATATTTTGCGTTCTTTATCGCACGAATTGGTGCACCATACACAAAATTGTAACGGAATGTTTGATGAAATTGGCGAAATGGGCCCAGGATACGCACAGGAAAATAAACATTTGCGAGAAATGGAGCGAGAAGCTTATGAGATGGGCAATATGTTCTTTCGCGATTGGGAAGATGAGTATAAAAAAAAGCAAAATTGGGAACTCAATGAAGGGCTCAAAGATATGGCGAAGAGCGCCGCCAGCTTTATAACAGATCCAAACCGCGGTCTGAAGGGATACCTCGGTCGAGGAGTTGCCGGCATCGGCGGTGACAAACCAGGATTTTTTACTAGAGGCCTTAAGGGTTTTACGCAAGCAGCAGATCCGATTGGGAGCCTGCCTACCTTTTCGGGGATGGAAAAGACAAAGCCATACTTTAGTGAAGAACCCGGCAACCGATCTGGGAAGGGCCCGCATTGGGATCATCGGCCGGAAACTATAGACCCAGATATATCGCGATATGCAAGCCCGCTCGACCACGAAGCAGAGGGCGAAAGCCATGCATCACGCCAATCGCGAGGCCAGACTGTAATGGATTGGGTTGATTGGATATTTATGCATGAAGGCGAAGAGGAAGTCAAAAAAGCCTTTTATTCTGTCATTTATGATGAAGAGATAGAGTCGACTACGAAGATGTCAGTGTATAAAAAATATTCTAAAATAGTCAATATGAGAGGCTATGACAAGCCCTCCGCCCCCGAAGAAGACTCTGGCGCGCCTCCAACAGAAGATGCTCCTGCTGACTCTGAAGATCCGCCGATCTCCTCGGAACCTCCGCCTAGGCGGCGACCTACAGCTTCTCCCATAACACCACCTTCGCCATCCCCGGGGGAGACAACTCCGCTGGGCCGGCCAGCTGGTGCCCCGCCCCGGAGGGTTAATCCCCGCGAAGGAAAAAGTATGACACTTAGTGAGGCTATTCAAAAATTCACAAGACTCATTGAGCAAGAACAGTTAAACTATCAAGATCATGTAGGTAGTAGATTTCAAGCAACGGCCGATAATTTCTTAGAAAATGCTGCTCTTGGGATTGATCCATATGATATCGAAGTTACAAAAACTGGATTTAAAGTTGTTGGAGTTCCTGAAGGACGAGAAGATTACCTAAACCGCGAATTTACGCCCGAAGGCACTAAAGGCTATAATCCAATGCACTGGAATATAGCTATGAGAGAGCTTAATCAAGCGATTGACGACGAGGTCATCCAGCGCCCGACCAATCTTCCCGTCGGCGCACCAATAGAGTCGGTGCCCGCCCTTCAAGAGTCCCTGTCATTTTCTGAAGAGTTAGAAATTCGTGCCTCTGTACAGTCTGCAATTAAACTGATGGAGTCTAAGCAGGCAAAAAGAATAAATGAATATAAAAGTAAAAATATATTACCCGAAGAGGTAGAGAAGCTTACTAGACTGGCCGGCCTTAAGGCGCCTAGGCGCTTATTGGACAGAGGCAATAAACTAATAATGGAATACTCATGGGGTGAATTTTGGGGCGATGTATCGTCGTTAGATAATGAAGCTTGGGAGGCTGTAACCGGAGATCGAGAGGTTATGACTACCTTGGGTGCAGCATGGGACGAGGGAATTGATCTCACCCATTCCCCCTTCCGACGGGCCCACCAGAGCCGAATGGCCCAACTGACCGGCCAAGGTGTTTATGACGCGCCTCCGGAATGGACACCAGACTGGCTCGATGACGCCACGGACATCATCGCCAGTGCCGGCACTGCGGCCGCCATCATGGATCTCGACGACGAAGTCGACAATCTGGCCAGTAGTACGATTACGATGCAACAGTCAGATGGCACCACGCGTGAAGTCCACTTTCCGGCGTCCGGAGAAGCTCAGTGGAGCGATCCAGATCCAAATACTGGGAAGCGATCGCTTGTATCAGTCCAGGGAATGCGGATGGGGCCAGACGAGCCTCCGGAGGATATGGGCTGGTGGGATTCTTACTGGTATAGTAATGATTATACTATGGGCGAACATATGGCAACAATCGACAAAGAACAGGAACTTAGAGTCAAAGAGCGCAAGCGACAAATAAATGCCCAGGCTGGACATCAGTCCACCGTCGAGGCGGCTCTGGGCGCCATGGATCGAGACCAAGAGTTCTTGGGCACCTATGTTGATACTGATGGTACCGGGCAAGTCGATACCTTTGCCCCGTCATTGTTTACAGCGGGACAAATGCGGCATTATAATATCCGCTTGTTCACGCCAGATCGTGACGAGGCTGGGGTAATAGTTTATAATGATCAAGGTATGCCAGTCGGGCGGTTTTTGACGCCGGGAACTGCAGAATACACGGAAGAAATGGCCTTAAGACATATGACTTCGAATGAACCTTGTCCGCCGGACGAGCCTAACTGTTCAAAAAGTCAGGGATACATAATTCGCCCTTATGAGCTTTATGCAGGGTCAGAGCGAATGCGACAGACAGGTTACCGGGAAGAAGCTAGAGTCTCAGGAAGACAATATTATAACAAACAGGGCCAGTTGAAAGATCCTAACCCCGACGCATATTGGGATCCAAGCGATCCGTATCCGCATGGTCGATTTTTCGCTGATGATATCCGGCGCTACGAAGAACTAGGCATGGGTACCGCCGGCGAAGCCCATTGGCAAATGTGGTCACACTGGGCACCTCCATTAGCCATGGCTCAGGCCGCAATAGAGTGGACATTGGATACTTCTCAAGTACCGGTGACAGTATTAAATTTCATGGCCCGTAAGCCGTTTAATACCGACGAAGAGGAAGACATGCTGGCCTATGAACTACTTAACGAACAAGTGGCTTGGAGCGACTGGGTTATGGAGAGATTCGCTCCTTTAGTCATCGGCGGAGTAGCTGCATTACCAGCGGCCGCGGGCAGCCAAGGTTCCTTGTCCTTCCTCTACGGTGGTACAATTGGCGCCGATCTGGCTATAGGTGCTCTTCCTTTGGGTACGGCGGCCGGCTCTCAAGGATTCGGCGCGATGATCAGCCCGGGCGAATTTGGAGATTATTCCGTTCGGCGCGGCAATAGATATTTTGGAGATGCCGATCCGGATGACATGTATTCTCGCATGCTGCCATGGCATGAAAGCCAATATGGTTATGGTGGAACTTCTACGGGGACATGGGAAAATCTATCGATGGGTGATATCGAAACTTTAGACTCAATGTTAGATCCCAATAGTGAGGCTTCCGAGAGCACGCGAGTCGCAGCTTGGCGCGCTGTACAGCAATTGGTCGATGCAGAGTTAGTTGATTTCAATACCCAGCTGCGTAATTTTGAACCGTTAGACACATCGGACTTTCCCGAATTAACTCAAGAGCTTATCCGTGGCGATTTTATTCCTCTTGATAAACTCCCATTACAAGATCAAGAATTATATACAAGCGGATTTTGCCAGCAGGTTGGTATCCAAGGCGTTAGAGCCAGTATAGATAGATATGGGAATATTATGGTTGGAACCGTCGGCAATAGAAAGATTTGTGGAATCTCTGAAAGATTAGATCACCGTGTGGAACAAAATGCTGATGTACATTTTTTAGAGTCCGGACAAACCCTGGACGGAAATATGAGAGACCATCACTCCCGAGACAGATTTGTGAGAGAGGGTTTAACGCAGAGACGCCTAAGAGAAGAATTAGCTGGCCTTGATGAAAAATATGCTACTGTAGCAGAGCTTGAATTGCAATTTGGTATTGATAATTATGGTTCCGACGAGGCTCTCCACCGCATGTTTGATAGCGTGTTAGAAGTCGAAGGATTGAATGAGCCCACCGAGGATGGAACTTACATCACTCACGAAGATATGCCTCTGAGTGATCAAAGTAAAACTATTGCTGAAACGATAGAAGACCTTCGTCATGGTTCTGCCGATGTGGCCGATATACCAGCCGCGGAGATGACAGCAATTCGTGAGGCCATGGCCGGTATATTAGATGGCTATATTGAAAAGTGCACAGGCGGCGAGGTCGAGATGTGTAGAGAGATACAAGCATTAACTGGCTGGAGCGAAGATTTGTTAACAACGCGCATGCAGGGCGGCGGTAATTGGCAATACGAGGCGCGCGTAGCCTTGTGGTCAAAGGTAACTGTACCTTTTGCCACACGCACAGAACGCGATGATCGATTAGTTGGAATGTTAAGACATCACGCCAGGACCCAAAATATTCTTTCTAGAGATGAACTCTATCAAATGACAGATTTGCAAATATTGCAGAACGAGGATCTTCTATACGGACTTTTGAATCCCGGCGCTGAGACCTATGATTCGATTATTGCATCCGAGGTCGAGGCTATATTAAACTCGCGCGTAATTAGCGAGACGACAGATGCGGAGCTACTTCTTCATGAGAAGCGCGCCGTTATGGAAGAAGTCGAGATGGCTGTCATGACAAACATCATGATGAACATGCAGAGTGAGCATGCCCGGGACCGAGCAATGGAATTAAGCAACGAGATGAGCGAAATAGACGCCGGCCATGCTGCGTGTGTCGAGGCCGCTAGCGTTTATACTAGCCCATTGGCCGAAGGAGACCCAGACGCTAGCGCGATGAGCGCGGCCGGCTGCCAAATAAGATTGACTACTTCTGGGCAAGCACAGCTACAAGATCCAGACATGGCAGTACTGCCCATAGACGATGCGGGCCGGAAATATGTTTATGTTCCGTACGCTGAGGATGAGTTTCTCTCTGGCCAAGGTGAGAGTCTTATACCATATCCGGAAGGTTCTTTCGAATTCGTTTATTATCAGTGGTTAAAGGAAACTAATTATGGAGCAGAACACGCCCTTGAAAAGCTAGCGGTACAGAATTACAGCGCTCAGGCTTTAACCGGAGTGTTAAGCGGCCGGCCGACAGAAATTATGACTGTTAACTGGGGCAATGATGGCACACAAGCCGGCACATATTTGCGTCATGGAGGGCCCGAACAAGCCGCTGAAAGGCGCCCATCCGCCCGGGGATCGATGCCTCATGCTGAGAATGTTCCTGAACCCGCGGCAGCTGGCGAGCCTGGACGGCCGTCAGACTATACTCCAGTGTTTGATTCTGAAGGTAACATTCTTGGTTATCGTGAGAAGCTTACGGGAGAAGAATATCGTGGCGCCCAAATCGCCGCTTATAGGATCACACAAGCTAAAATGATGCCGGCAGAAGAACAGGAAGCTCTTAGGATAGTCGGAGCCATCATGGAACATGGAGATGAGGCCACTAAGACCTCGTTTCTCGCCGCTATGCGACATTGGGATACAGATGGTGATGGAGTTCTTGATGTTGTTCCTAGTGTATTTGAACTAGTTCAGTACCTTGACAATCCGGCGGTCACTTTTACGCGCGGAGATCAACATCATACCGGCGATGGTGGCAATCCTGATGTAATCGAAGGAGGCGTGTGGCACATAGATCAGCAATATAGCGATGGGCAAATCAACATCCGCCTGCCAGAAGGCGGAGGAGGCAGAGGACAACCCCTATACGGTAATATCATTGGCGATCATCGAGCGGCAGAGCTTCCACATGATGTTGAATATGAATATATGAGAAGACAAGGCTCGATTCGTCGAGATCTCTTGCGTGTTCTGCGGGCCGGAGGTATTATGTCGTCCGATGCAGCGGACGCACCGCGGGAATGGCAGCACCCTGAGAATTCACAGACGCAGGAAGCAATCCGTAGATCGCGCGAAGCCGGAGAGGGGGCTCAGCGCGTCAGGGATCAAACAGTAGCGTTTGTTGAATGGTTCAATGATTCAGATTGGCTCAATGCGGGTGGGGAGAAATCCACTTTTATTGTACAATCATATACTAGAGGATTATATCAGGTAGAACAAATTACTCTGGATGCATCTATGACTGCATGGGTCCGAGGTAATACGGGCCTGACCGATGTCTCGGCCTGGGAGAACTTCTTGGGATCAACGATACAAGACCCCCGATTGAGGTATGACGCGACCGGCGATGAGGGCCTGTCGGATATCCAATGGGTTGGTAATTTGCCTGGGGAACGACCAGACCGCGGCGAGGTTGATTATGGATATCGCCACAAACCGGGTACCGGGACGACGCCGAAGGCTCAGAGAGTCGCTTCAATAATCCACCACTTGTGGGACCGGGGGTCCGGAAATGCCACGGATGCTACCCGGGCTTGGGCTCTAGAGAATGTACCAGATCTAGTTTATGCATATGAAGAAGCAAAGGAGATGGTTCGACACCACCACCGCGGTGGCAAGATAGGCTACCAAGAACCCATCATGGGCGCTGATGATCCAGGCACCGAAGAAGATGAAAGTCTAATGTATGGCGCAGGATCAGTAATGCAACTCGATCCTCAAGGCATACCCATGTTCACTCGGTTGGAGAGATCTGCGGATGGGAATATAATTGCAGATAACGCCGCGGAACGACTGGTAAGGGCTCGAAGGACGCTTCTATACAACAAAAGAGGAGGAGGTCGCACAGTTGTAGTCCCATACATCGGCCGCGCAGGACCCGAAATAGTCCCCAGCCACGCAAACCAATTAGGCGGAGACATCACCGGTGGCGCAGTTACAGCTAGGCACCACTCGTATTTGCCAGATCTCGCACAACAACAAATGGAAATCGACACCGGGACCAATAATCGCAGAACAGTCAACGATTTTAGTTTTTATATTCATCCGGATCCGATTAACGGACCGAACGGTACAGCACCTTTATTAAGAGCGGGACAATATTCTCCCTCGACTAATACGATCATTATTACAGATTCTAGATTGTTAGATAATGACATGATAATTGGAGACCCGGCTAGCTTCGTCGCGACACCAGCATTTTGGCAGAGTTATGTGCAATTAGTAGGACTATTAAACCTAGGTGGTGAAGATGCAACTCCGCCGGCGATTATATACCAGGGCCAATATGTCGACACATCACAAATGGAGCAATTTATAGCTATTACACCATACCGCCCAGACGGCCGCGCTGCGGGAGATCATTTCGATCGCGACGAGCACCAAGATTGGGTTGGCAGCGGAGGTTCGATATCCCTTGATGACGCGCGACCACACCCGAGAAGATCATTATCGGATCCGGCCAATTCCATGCACGGCTTGGAAGTAGGCGCCGAGAAATATTTGGGACGCGGTGGAGAGCCTCCAGAAGGAGACGATGAGTGTGGTGGCGGGTACAGTTATAAAAATGAGACCGGGCGATGCATCGAATGTCCTCCTCCTTTTGTCTGGGATCCAGATAGAAAAATGTGTAGTGAACCTATTCCTTTAAATGTCTCGCCGACCATCCGCGACCTCGCGCCACGCGTGCAAAATGCTGCCGAAAGGGCCCGGCGTAGAATTCGGCCAACTTCCTGGTGGACTAAACAATCGGACGAGTCTGAGTCGGAATTTAGAGAAAGGGTCGGCGTACCATCTGGGACACGCCCGCCAGGAGTCGACCGTGCAAGGTCATACGACGACTTGCACCCCGGGCTTCGAATTGGCCTCAGTGGTGGACGAGATGTGTTCAGAGAATACAAAGAAAATAATGACACCACGGGCTTTCTTTTAAAGAATAAACTAATTATAGAGCAGATCTCTAAAGCTTTCTCCAGCAAAAACATTAAATTACCCCGGAAGAAGCTAGAAGAAGTAATTCGAAAGCAAATAATGTCTAATTTAAAACAAGGAGTTGAAGAATAATGCAAAAGAAATTAACAAGAAAACAGATTGAAGAAGTTGTAAGAAAAAAATTAAAAGAGAGAGTTGGGCCCTTGGCCCGGAGGGCCGCCATCGAAGAGGGNCATGATCGCATCGCCCACCACCTCGGCGCCGCCGGCGTAGACATCGACGATCCTGGAAGAAGACGGAGTCCTCGACAAGATCGAGCAGCCATGATTGCAAAGAAGGGAGCCGAACTTTCTGCTCGAATTCCTCGTCCTGCAAAACGGGACTCTATGTCTCCAGATGATGCAGACGGAACTGAAGTTTATAGTGTACGGGAAGGATCTGGCGATCGTAATGATCCACGAAATGCTCAGGGTAATCAAAAACAGGGCCCCGGATCCGACGGCCGCAAAGGTCAATTTCTTGAGGAAGACGAGGCCGAAGATACAGCGCTTGGATATAGGGCCGACACTGACGAAGAGAACAGTCCGGAGGAATTGGCAGAAACCAAAACAGATAAAGAATGGTATGAGGGACAGCTTTTCGAAAGACTATCACGCAAATGGTCCAAATAGAGGATAATATGAAACATGAAAAAAATATATGTTATCTGGAAAAGTCCAGAAAATGCGTTTATCCAGAAAGCATTCAACACAAAAGAGCTAGCTTATAATTTTATGCTAGAAAAGCTCTCTTCTGGCATTTGGGCTTGTATATCACAAAATAAATCTGGTTTAACAAAAAGGAGTTAAAAAATGGCATATACGAAGAAAAATTATTATGAGGATAATTTTGTTATGAATCATTATAATAGAATATCTGAAGATTTCACTTTCAGATCCGGTGTTCTTACTGCAGCGACGACAACTCTGACAATTGTAACAGCCACACCGGCGCAATTGAGGGATATGCAGTTTACTTTACAATCCGCCGATGAAACTTCGCGAACATATTATTTTCATGATAATCTTCATGACTCTTACGCCACTGGCGCTAACGATTTTGATGGTTCGGGCTGCTCATCCTGTAGCGGCAAAATTCTGATCGACATCAAGGGCTTGTCTTCTGTGGCGACCATCGCCACAGAGGTTAAAACAGCTATTGAGCACGCTAACGGTCATTCTGGAAAACTTACAGCCTCTGTCGCTAGCGGAGTTATAACGATTTCCCAAGTGACCGAGGGATATACAGGTAATACAACGATTGATCTCGCTCCTGCAGGCACCGCTTGGAACTCAAGCTATGCAACAATGCAAGGTGGCATCGCTGATACCGCATTTTCTGGTGGTGATAAGCGCTTCGTACCATTTAGTTATGCTACAAAGGGAGTTAGAATAAGAAGAAATCCCGACGGATACAAAACAAACTTAGGTTAAAACATGGAATACAATAAACTCAACTCGATAACACGAAGATTTTTATTAGGCGAAAGCAAAGCGCCTAGTTTACAAAGTTATCTTCAAGCCCTTAGCGAAACACTATCTAAGCTATCGCCAAGAACAAAATCAGATCATAGAAGAGTGGAAATTGCGAAAAGTCAACTAAAAGAAATAAAGAGACATACTCGCAAGCTAGAGGAATCTGTAGCTTTGCTTGAAGAACAATTAAGGGTTTTAGAGGAATCTAAGACAAAATGAAAAAAGTTTTCTTATTATTAGAGGGCGGCGTTGCCGGCCATTTATCTCATTTGTATGATAATAGAGATTTGTCTTTTAATGAGATGCAGTCAATATTAAGAAAGGCAGCTGCAGGAAAACTGGTCGGTACCGAGAAAACTGACGGTTATAATATTTATTTGGGATCCCGAGGCGGTCTTGCCTTATACGCAAGGAATAAAGGAGATATGGTTGCCGGCGGAAGAAACATTAGAGATCTCAAGATGCGAGATTTTGCCGGCGGCGAAAAGGTTAAAGATGTTTATTTAAAGTCATTCCAAGCATACCAGCGCCTTATAGACAGTATACACCCAGAACACCAAGCCACAATATTCGGTCAAAATGGGGAAATATTCTACAACACAGAGATTCAAGGCCCCGGGGCATCAAATGTTGTTAATTATGATGCGAATGTCCTGTCTATACATCATGGTGGCCATAAAAGATATGATCGAGAAACTAATAAAGTAGAAGTAGTTGATGTAGAACAAGGTTCTAGAATTTTAAATTCTATGATCAATAAGTATGAACAACAAGGAAGCGGCCAAGACTTTTCAGTACGCAGAACTGCAGCTATGCAACTTAATAAACTGAGCAATGATGATATTTTTAATGATACAATTGAAAGAATCAAAGATGTTGGCTTTTCTGGTAATATGACGGTCGGCGATTTTCTCGAACAAGGGCTTCAAGAAATGATGAGAACAGAACTTTCATATTTTCAGCCCGGCGTAAGAGATGATGTTGTAGATAAAATACTCGGCAAGCAAGGGGCTAAAAACTTACGATTAATATATCAAGGAATGGAGAACGAAGAGAAAACAGCTGTTAGAGACATTGTTAAAAGCGGCCCAAAATTATTAAATAAAATAATCTTTCCGATCGAAGATGCAATACATGATTTTTCTGTTGAAATATTAAAAGGATTGCAGAGCGCATACATTTTGGATAATGCGGCAGAGTTACAGAGACTTCGAAGAGAAGTTCGTAATGCAATTGACCAGATATCAGACTATTCCGGACCGGGATCCGAAGAAGCACATGAGATTTTAAAAAAACAGCTTATGAAATTAAAATCCCACGATAATATCAATACAACGGTTGAGGGGTTTGTGTTTCAAATCGGCGACCAAATGTATAAGTTTACAGGCAATTTTGCGCCCATAAACCAGCTTCTAGGCCTTTTCAAGTATGGCCGGGGGTCAGCCCCCGCAATCATGTCTAAAGGCAACCAGCAGCTTTCTGAGGGCATTCAGCCAGTAGACGCAGCATCGCCGGCGGATTTATATGAATTACTTTCTTCATATGATTCTATTGGCGTATTTGCCGGCGGATTTAAGCCTCCACACGCCGGCCATTTTGAAGCCGCCAGAATCATGGCGAAATCTACTGATATGCCCATTGTTATCATGGGTCATGGTGGAAAATCAAATCCTAGAACAATACACGGAGAGCCTGTAGGATTTGACACAGCTGCTAAAATTTGGGAGATATACGCAAATGATGCTGGGGTGAACCTTTATATTCTTGAGACTCCCCGGGGGGGCAACCCAATGCATATCGCATATGATATTCTGCAAAATGCTAGGCCAGGACAAAAAATACATATGGTGGCTGGAGCAAAGGATGCCGGCAGATATAGAGGACAGGCCGAACAATATAAGCCGTCCGGAGTGATATTGGATGTCGAGCCAATGCCGAATTTGATCGATCCTGATACTCAAAAGGCCATGAAAGCAACTGATTTTAGAGAAGCCGTTGAACAGGGCAAAGATATTACCAAATTTATTCCGAAAACTAGCAGAAAAAGCGCTGAAAAGATTAGTGATGTATTATACGGCGGCAGAAAACAGGAAGAAGAGCCGCCCGGGCATCGTGATGAGGTTGGCGGCACTGAGGCGTTATTTGATTTAATAGAAGAGCAAATGGGCGGCGGAGATCCTCGCAAATCTGGAGGTAAAGCTCCCCCAGAAGAATTCCCTGAACTTGCAGATATGATTGGCCAGAGGCTGGGTGGAATGTCTCCACAACTTGAGGACGCCATAGAACAAATAGTCATGGGCGGCGCCGAAGAAACGGTAAATCAAACAGGAGAGGCGGTTTCTGCCATTACAAATCCGGCCGGAATTATGGAGCCACTTATGGGATGGGGAGACAGCCTTGAAAAGTGGTATAAACAGCAACAAAGAGATAAAAAGAATCAAGAATTCGAGGCCGGGCAAGCACAGGCATTGGCAGAGGTATCTGCAGCCGGCGCAGGAGCAGTACAGGGCGTTGCTCACAAAGATGAAGATGATAAGCCTACAATCTTCCGCGAAGAAGAGGGCGATGAGGCGATTGAAGAAATATTAAATTATTTTTTACAAACATATGCAAAATAACTATTTATTAAACGAGGCACTATTATGATAATCAAAAGAGAAGAATTTCTTGCAGAACTTCAGTTGAGAGAGAACATTCGAAAAATTATAAAGCTTGTCAAGAAAAAAAGACAACTATCCGAACAGAAAGAGGAAGAACAGCTGCGCATGCATATTCGTCAGCTAATAAGAGAGCAAGCTTCTCCAGAAGAGCCTGCAGGAGAATCCGGCAGAGCTACTGGGATTAGAGTATTAGATGAGGAGGTACTGCAGAATGTTGTACCAATATTTAAGAAGTATTACGGACAACTGGATAACATCGAGAAAAGAGAATCTTTTCGTTCTCATGTTATTAACGCTGTCGAGAACCTATTAAACAGAATTGAATCTGGCCAGACTGCCGGAACAGCAGCTGATAGTGCACCGCCAGAGCCTTTAGCAGAACAAGATGTCTCGTTGTCTGTATCTCCTAAAGATGATCCTATGTACATTCCGGTGGGGGATGAGACCGAAGAGGATCCTGACATGTCCGCACAATCAGAGTTCAGATCCGGGATAGATGGAGAGTTAACGCCGGATCAAGAAGTTGGAGCCCTGCGTGCACAGATCGCCTTTAATGGTCCGGACACTACTATTGAAAAGGCATATAAAACAATGCGTGGAGAGGACGCAACACTGTTTAGAGAATATCTAATTACAAATCTCAAGCTACACTTCGATGCAATGGAAGAAGAAATCTCCATGCCAGAAGAACCTACGACACCGTCGTATGAAGAGGCCGCGGCAAATGTTGAGCCCGGGACTGAAGGGGGGTTACCGCCTGAAGGTGCACCGGAGCCTCCCCCGGAAGAAGAGCTTCCGCCCCCTGCTCCGCCAGCACCCTTGATGTAATATAAAATATATTTAAAACTGAAAAAAAAGTATGCTAACCTGGGTGGGTAGGTGGTATTATGGGCTGGAAACGAAAAAAGAAAAGATATGGTGCTAATGCTTATTACAGCATATCAAATAAATTAAGAAAACAGTTTAAAATAACTTCAGAGTTTGAGATAATGTTAAATAGCTTAAGTTTAGAAGAAGTTATAGGCCTCAAATTAGAATTAGCAGCCAAAGCAGCTGGGGGTAAATTGTATGGAATTCCTTTATGGCAATCAATGTCGGATATAGCAAAAGATGCAGTATTTAAATATGCTTTATCGGCATGCCGAACTAAGAAAGAAGCCGCAGCATTTTTAGGGATAGACATGCAAACTTTTCACAAATTACAGAGAAAATTTGAAACTGAAGAATATTTTATTGATTTTAAACTAAAAAACCCATGAAGATAAATGGTAAAAACATGGGTTCTATGCCTCTACCGAACCCGGCCTTAAAGGGGGTGAAACCGATAAAAGGTGAAGAGAAGAGAGGATAGTATGGTGCTGGAGCGAGAAATGCACCCTTCATGGGTCCAATTAATGAGAGAGAAAGATGTGGAAATTATGGAAAGAACACAATAACTATATTCAAGGTAAACTAGTTAGTAAGCATACCTCAGAAGCAGCTGCGCTGAAAAAAGCAGCATCGTTATTAGATTTTAAACATAAAGCAAAAGAAGAAGATAAAGATGAAATTGTTATTTGGCTCGAAGACGAGGACAAAATTCCAATTGGCATTATAACAAAGAAAAAAACTAAGGGGACGAAAAGGATTCGACAGAGTAAGAAAGAAAAGTAGTGCAAGTAGGTTAGACACGACCTTAACAGTTCAAAAACAATAGTTGCAAATAACAACAATCACTTTGATTCTGTCCGCCTAGCGGCATAATCAGGAGGCCGCTCAAAGCCTTCTATCCAATTTGAGCAAAACAACAGATAAGTTGTAAAAATCAAAACCATCTAATGCAACAGGACGGTAAGCGTTGGATTATAACCGTATAGCTTTTTCAGTTTGCGACAAAACTGAACAAACTTGTGAATGACTATAATTGGACTTATTGTGGACGCGGGTTCGACTCCCGCCGTCTCCACCAAATCAATGCGGATGTAACTCAGTTGGTAGAGTATCTGGTTGCCAATCAGATTGTCATGGGTTCAAGTCCCATCATCCGCTCCAAAAGGAGAAAAGAATGAGAAATTTTTTAACATCAAAAAACACCAGCGGCGCCTGCGCTGTTATAAATGGAGTAATAGCACTCTGCTTTTTTATTGGCGGAAACGGGCTCCTTGCACTAGTTTCTGCTGGTTTCTGTGTATTATGCACAAGAAACTATTTAGTAGCATAAAATGACCGAGTTGGCTTATTGGTTAACCGGGCTGGTTACCGTATCAATAATTTTGGGAATTATTGATACGGTTGATGCTTATTGTGAAAAAAGAAAAAAGAAAAAAAAAGATCTTGACGAATAGTCTAATAGCGGTTATATTATATATATGAACGAAAAAGAAAGAACAGCACTCAACAGTGAGCAAATGCTTTTTACAATGCTCACGGCATTAGTGAAGAGTAGCGGAGGAGAGATCCGCATAACCGAAAATGAGATGGACTCGGTTACAACGAAGGACATGGTTATGATGTATTATGATAAGAATACTAATGAAATAATATTATCATTGAGTCTTTTAAACACAATTGTCAGCGATGAAGTTTTTTAAAAAAACAGTTGACTTATGTACTACGATATAGTACTATAATAATACAGAAACAAAAGGAGAACAACATGTTTACTGTAAAAACACCCACTCTAGTCACCGCACTCACCCTTTCCGCCTTGGTGGCGTGCTCAAGCGGTGAGGAACAGGCCAAACTAGAGCCAACCCGTGATTATCGGCAGACTGCTGAACCCGCAACTCCTGCTGAACTTGAAGCTCCCGTAGCCTCAGTTCAGACCGAATGGAACGGCGGAGGTACCGAAATTCACGATATCGAGGGCGCGGATACGCCAAGTCCTGTAGATGTAGTGCCTCGTCCCGACGGAGACTACTTTACTGTCCAGATTCGTCATGGCGAAAATCTTGTTGCGATCGCCGACTTGGCTGGCACCTCTGTTGACGAGATTGCAGATCTTAATCAGCTTGATGACTTCGATAGCCTTTTCGTTGGCCAGGAAATTTATATTCCTATTCCCGAGGATGAGGGCGGCGTAAACTCTGATGCCTTTGTCGTTAGCTTCGACGAAGCTCGCGAGGAAGCTCTTGCAGAACGAGTCGACCGCTTCCAAACCCGTGAAGGAGGTCTCGCTGAAGTGCGCACTCACCGAGTNGCGACAGGCGAGAATGCCTGGACTTTGGCAACCGCCGAATTTGGAGTTCCACTCTGGGTTTTGGCACACTATAACCCCGAGGTCGATCTGGAGCGCCTTCGAATTGGCCAACAGCTTCAATATCCGATGCTTCAGTCTGCCATGAACACTCAGACTGATCCGGTTTTGGAACGGTCTGAGTTAGCCAAGTCTGACGATACCGTATATGATGTCNTTGTCGGCGGAGATGATTCTGAAACTTCGGAAGAGCCTCCACACACCGCGNCACTTCCAGTAGATCTGNTTATTGAAGTCGATCCTACCTCTGGAAATCCGCAAGTTCAGTATCTTATTTATGATTTTGATCTGAACGCTGAAGACTAAGCCCAGTCACTTAAATCGCAGAACTCAAGAGGGGGGCTTCGGCCCCCTTTGTTTGACACGGATATTAAAATGAACATACTTCTCTCTTTATTGTTAAGCACAAGTCTTGCAATTGCCGATTCTGGATTTGACAGATGTGAGGTTACTCACTGTTTATGCGAAGTCGAGCAGGGAGCACCACCAAATATAGAGTTGGGAGATCCTGCCACGGGCCCAAGAAGAGTATCAATATATTTTACAGAAAATAGCTCTTCACTTTCAGAATCACAGAGAGCTACAATTGAGGAATTATCTCAGTACTTTACTCGTACGGAAGATGTTGGGCCAGCTTTAAACTTTACGATTATAGGATATACTGACGGCTGTGGCAGTACAGAACATAATATAGATTTAGCCACTCAGCGAATTAGTAGTGTGGCCACGGAAATTCGAGAGCATACCCACCGGCGCCGCTATGTTCGTACGATAGTTCACGGAGAACAAACAGCAACACATTCGCCATCAGCACGCCGCGTGGATATTGTTATACATAACGGCAACAACTTACAAACCAGAATCGATATCACCCCAGCAGATGTATATCTTATTGATGGCTCGGGCTCGATGTGGGAAAATTGGAGAGAATTCACGGATGTAGTCAATGCCTCATATGTTCCGGGAAGTAGAATTTATATGTCTATGATGACGGGATGTAGAGACGGTCAAAATCTGGATAGAATCAGGCCTCAAGGAGGCACAGAGATTTGGTATTCCTATTGGAAAGTGTTGGATCACATGTCCGAGGGCGAAACTCTATTGATTGTATCAGATTTTGATTCAAATGTGCCTTTAACAGATCGCGAAGAAGCTATAATTAGAGCTAAGGCTGCCTCTAGAGGTATTATTGTCCGGACTCTTCGATAATTAGTGCGATAAGATCCGCCTTATTTAATGTCGAATAACCCTTAAGCCCGCTATTTTTAGCCAATTCTCTCAACTCTTTAACTGTAAGTTTATCTAAGCTGTTGAGAGATTTTTGCGTTCTAGCTTTTGACATTAACTCCATTAAATCTTCGTGTGTACCAGAAAAATTAGATGCGATATTTGTAAATGTTTTTGCCATTTCATAAATAAATATACAGATTATTTAAATATTTGTGTTCTGCTTATTAAAAATGATATAATTATTAATAGAAGTTGAGGATTGGCTATATGAAAATTCGGATTGCTTTTTATAAGGGCAAAGGCAAATGGAAGGAGAAAATTATTCGTTGGTGGACAAAAAGTCCATACAGCCACGCCGAATTAATAATGCCAGATAACTACACATGGATCAGTATTAGTCCTTTATTGAAATCAACAGTATCTTCTAGAATTAAAACAGACTTTGATTTGCAAAAATGGGATTTTGTAGAATTTGAAATAACGCAAGAACAGCATAATGTATTATTAGACTTTTATGATGAAACGAAAGGGTGTAAATACGATTGGATTGGTATGATAATGTCGCAACTCTTGCCATTTCATATAAAAAGAAAAAACAAGTGGTATTGTAGCGAGTGGATTGCATATGCCTTGAGGATTGCCGGCATTATAAACTGGAGGTCAATAAAAATATATGATCGATGTGATTTATCGCCAGGAACGCTTTATAACTTAGTAATTGAAGAAAAAGAAGAAAATATTGAAACTTCCGCTTGACAAAAAGGTCAAGTGTTGTTATATTAGTAATAGTGGTCCGATAAGCTCCGATAGCTCAGCTGGATAGAGCATCGGCCTTCTAAGCCGAGGGTCGCAGGTTCGAACCCTGCTCGGAGTACCACCTTCAAACAGGAAAACGAGTGAAGTATATATATATGGTTAGCGAATATAACAAGAAAACTAAAAAATATTTAGAGTTAACCCCGATTACTGCCGAATCGCGAGAAGAGGCTAGAGAAATTTTCACCAAACAAAACAATTGGAAGCCTCGAAAAGAAGTAATACTTTTTATACGACTACCCAATTGTAAATAGGGACAAAATGGATACAAGAGATTTCTGGCAAGAACATGTCGAAAAACTAACAGCACATACTCAAAAATTAACTCAAAAGGTTGATTCTTTAGAAGGTAGAATGCACTACCTTGAAGGCGTTGTTGTGACTTTGTTAGTCGCCTTAAAAGAAGGCGGAATTATAGTAGATTCTGATGAAACCGAGGATGAAGGAGTATATGAGTTTGATTAAAGACATACAATGGCTAAAATCGAGTGCGAAAGAAACAGATGTGGAAAATTCATGTAATGATGACAATAATGTTGTCTCAAGTGTAAATAATAATATATATTTTTATTCGGAAGTTAGCAGGGCAAAAAATTTAGAACTTAATAAGAAATTGGTTAGCTTAGGTACCCAACTAGTAAACCGCAGCAATTCACTGGGAATGGCGCAACATGCTCCAATTAAGCTTCACATTAATAGCTATGGCGGAAGTCTCTTTGCCGGGTTCTCATCAGTAGACTATGTGCTGAACTGTGCAGTGCCTGTGCACTCAATTATTGACGGATGCGCTGCTTCCGCAGCCACACTGTTCAGCGTAGTCGCCGAAAAGCGATACATGAATAAGCATTCCTTTATGTTAATTCACCAATTATCTTCCGGAATGTGGGGAAACTATGAATCACTTAAAGATGAGATGGAAAATTGTGATTTGTTAATGGAAACAATTCGTAATATTTATGCTGAGCATACTAAAATTCCAAAAAAGACATTGAATCAAATTCTTAAGAAAGATTTATGGTTCGATACAGAAACATGCTTAAAATATGGCTTAATTGATGAGATAATATAAACAAAGGAGAAATAAGAGTTGGCACATCATTATGGCGATTTCATGAGAAATAGACTATCAGAGTCTAATCAAACAAATAATAAAAAAAAGGAGAAAACAATGGCTACAACAATCAAAGAACTTACAGCTCATTTAGACCGACAACAGGATGAACTTACACAGCTTCGAACCCGTGTAAGTTCTCTTGTAGACGAGCTGCATACTACAAGAAGAGAATTGGATAGTTTCAAAACTAAAGTTGCATCAGATATGCAACAGGTTTCACAGCATGTCCGCGCCAATATGCGACCAGCGTAGCATAGATGAAGATCGGCGATCTTGTTAAATTTAGATTGCGATATGCAACAAATCTTGATGATACCGTCTACTTCTGGTCTGGGCCAGCACTTGTCATTGGGCGATACCCAGAGTCAAACCACCTATTGTGGATTGTATGGTGCGCCGGCCTGCGCTGCGTAATCGATCAACACAACTATGAAGTGGAGTTTTTAAGTGCATGAGCTAATATTTTGGGGAAGTTTCGGACTTTTAACCGAAGTATTCTTTACGGCTGCAAGAGATGCAATTGTTGAGAAGAAAATTAATTTAATGGGTCACACATCTTTATGGATGTATCCGGTATATGCTTTTGGCTTAACATACGGATTTGATTTCGTTAAATTTATAGTACCCAATGAGATGATAAGATATTTAACCTATCCTCTGTGGATATGGGCTGTAGAAATAGCAATAGGATATCCGACTGTCAAGATGGGGATGCGTATATGGGACTATGGCTACCTACCGGAGAAATGGCACTGGAATAGAATTATCAGCTTTGCTCATTTTCCACTATGGGTCTTCTTCGGAATCTTGGTGGAAATTATTCATGCGCATACATGATATTCGCCGCCGTAGCTCAGCTGGTAGAGCAGCTGATTTGTAATCAGCCGGCCGTAGGTTCGAATCCTATCGGCGGCTCCATATAATAAAACAATACATACAACGGAAAAAACATGAAAAGCAAAACTATTATACCAAAAGGAACAAGTGTATGTCCATCAGAATTGGGACACAATAATTTTTATTATCCAAAACTTAACAAATGTACGATTTTAACCGATGATATAGAAGTGCAGCAGCTGGCATATGCCGGAGGTGGTAATCTCACAGCCTATAAGGTAAATGGGCAAAATTCCATCGTTTGGGCACAAAAAAAATTTATACAAGAAGTTAATATTTAATACTTCACTATTTATAATATAATTTACTTATAGCACAATATGGCCAAAAAAACATATGTCATAGATACTAGTGTTTATCTAACTGATGCAAATGCTATTTACAGTTATAACAATAACGATATTGTTGTTCCTCTAAAAGTTTTAGAGGAAATAGATAATCATAAAAAAAGACAAGATAGTGTCGGCGTTAATGCTCGACACATTATTCGTATTTTCGATGCTCTAAGAGAAAAAGGAAATCTCAATAAAGGCGTCAGACTACAAAAAGGAAAAGGCATAGTAAGCGTTAAGGGGTGTGACAAGGCACTGATTCCATGCGACTTAGAAACAAGTCACGCCGACCACATTATAATAGCTACAGCATTAACAGAGCAGGCTGCAGTCCCTGGCAAAAAGGTGATAGTTGTCACTCGCGATATTAATATGCGAGTCATATGTGACTCTTTGGGCTTAAGTTGTGAAGATTATACTCCCCAACAATTTGTAAAGTCTGGAGAAAGTATATATAGTGGATTTACTGAGATCTTGGTAGATGAACAAATTGTTGATAGATTTTATGAAGGAGAGAAAATTGTTCTAGAAGAGGACATAGGAAAGGGTTTGTTNGCAAATCAAATGATTATGATGATATCTAGCGCAAACGATAAGAAAACAGCCCTCGCCCGGTTTGATTCACTACATCAGCCCTTACGAACCATAGAACACAACAGGGCAGGAGTTTGGGGCATTAAACCGCGGAACAAGGAGCAGGTTTACGCACTAGATTTATTGATGGACCCCGAAATCCCAATAATATCATTAATTGGAAAGGCCGGCTCTGGAAAGACTCTCTGTGCAATTGCTGCTGGCTTAGAGCAAATCTTAAGCACCCCAATCCAAAACTCAAAGGGCGCCAAAGAGGAAAATATATACAAAAGGTTAATTGTCTCTAGACCGGTCCAGCCTTTAGGTAAGGATATTGGATTTCTTCCTGGCACCATGCAAGAAAAGATGGCGCCATGGTTGATGCCAATACAAGACAACCTACAATATTTAATGGGTGATAATAAAGCAACACTAGAGATGTATATGGATAAAGGATTTATAGAGATGGAGGCACTTACCTATATAAGAGGTCGCTCTATATCTAATGCTTTCATAATCATCGATGAAGCCCAAAATTTGACTGCTCACGAAATAAAGACTATCTTGACCCGAGTAGGTGAGGGGACAAAAATAGTGTTTACAGGGGATATTGAGCAAATAGATAATGTGTATGTCGACGCCACTACCAATGGTTTAACATACGCAGTAGAGATGCTCAAAAAATATGACTTAACCGGCCATATAACCCTTAAACGCGGGGAGAGATCTAGTGTCGCGACCCTAGCAGCAAAAATATTATAAAACAAGCTTGACAAAGCATTAAAACTTGATTATACTTTATATAAGGAGAAAAAATGAATCAAACAATCGAAAATCCAACACTTAAAGAAGCAGTTGATACAGATACAGAACTTAAAGAATGGTTGGTTAACTATGTGGGTCAAAATCTTGATCCAAACAATGAAAACGGAGAAGTTACCGTTGAGATGATCGTCGAAACGGTCTCAAAGGAGTTCCCAGAATTTTTACTTGCCGTCGCTGAAGAAAACTGGGTAAGAGGATATTATCAAGCAATGATTGATGTCGAAGAGGGTACTAAGGCAATTAGGGAGGCTGTGCACAATCGTGGGAGATCACAACAAACCAACAATACAGGAACAGACGCAACCAGCGAATCAAAGTCGGAATAACTTAACTGACTATATTAGAAATAAAAATGATTCTTGGTCTAAGCCTGATGGAATATATCCTCATAAGGACTACTTCATCCTTGCTAATATGTCGATATATGTTCATGAGCCGCTACCGTCAACTATTGATTTAAATGCTGTATTACAAACTGTTGAACAGGCCTTACCACAAAGTTTTATAGATGACGCCGGCGTAGAAATGATCTTGATAGGACAGTTTGAAGAATTAACACAACGGCAAATTCAGTCTCTTTGGAAGAAAGAGGACGGCGCGATATATGTGACGAACGAACAGAGTTCGAACGAGGACATGATTGATGATCTTGTGCATGAATTTGCACACGCGGTCGAAGACCGATATGGGTTTGAAATATATTCCGACGATCATATAGAACAAGAATTTCTACAAAAAAGACGACATTTATACGATATATTGAAAGCCCACGGATATGAAGTGGGTTTACAAGCTTTTCTTAAAACAGGTTATGATATAGAGTTTGATAATTTTCTTTACAAAGAAATAGGCTACGAAAAATTATCTTTTTTAACAATGGGCCTCTTTAGTTCTCCCTATGCTGCCACTTCTGTTAGGGAGTACTTTGCTAGCGGATTCGAAGAATATTTTTTACCTACTGGAGATCGGGCTAATTTAAGCGTGATGAGTCCATCTGTATATCAGAAAATTGAATTATTAATGGAGTAAAAAAATGAATAAAAAATCATTTATATCGTACGATATAAAACAAAACAAGAAACTAGGAACGATAGAAATTAATGTAGTGCTTCGCGGACAAGCTTCGTCGCAAGACGATAATGCTATTGTTTCGTGGCAAAAGTTTAAAACTTCTAATGCCCGCGCACTACTGGTCGACCAAGGATACGATCTTGGCACTTGCATACAAGAATCATCGATGCTTGTCAATCACTCTGGAGATGTCACTGGTACCTGGATCTTTACACACGATAGTGAAGCTCCGAGCACACTAAAAGATCCGCCCACGCGTCGACGCACTAAAAGAACCAAAACAAATAGAACAAAGCGAGAGTAATATGCCTCATATATCTTATTCCGAACTTAAGAACTGGAACATGTGTCCGTTTTACCATAAGCTAGTCCACATTGATAAGATAGACGGTTTTAAAGGCAATGAATATACTGCTTTTGGAACCGCGATTCATAATGTTTGTGAAAAAAAATTACTAAAAGAAGATATTGATGATGCAAGAGTTTTTACTGATAGCTTTTCTGATTGTATTACTAACCTCGGAGACAGCGTGCCTGTGGACAGCGGACTTGTTGATCAAATGGTGGGACAAGGCTTGGCTATACTTCCGGAAATCGAAGAAGCCTTAGAAGAGTATTTTGAGGAATTTGAAGTTGTATCTACGGAAGAGCGCCTTTATGAGCCGATCGAAAATGCAGAAGATTATATTTTTAAGGGTTATATTGATGCGGTGATCAAAACTAAAGATGGTAAATACCACATTATTGATTGGAAAACATGTTCATGGGGATGGAATCGCCACCGGCGTTCTGAACCAATGACAACATATCAGCTTACTTTGTATAAATATTATTGGTCACAAAAACATAATATAGATAAAGAACTGATAGAAACACACTTTGCCTTACTGAAAAGAACTGCCAAAAAGGAAAGGGTAGAATTCTTTAGAGTTACTAGCGGCGATAGAAAAACTGAGAACGCGCTTAACTTATTGTATAAAGCATTGCATAATATAAAAAAGGGATCATGTATAAAAAATAGATTATCATGCACCGCTGGATTCGGTTGTGATTTCTATAAAACAGAACATTGTCCATAACAACTAAGGAGAAATGATTGAATAAGAAAATTAAAGTTCTGACTTTGTCAGATCACCCCTTGTCACCTTCGGGTGTAGGGACACAAACTCGCTATATGATTGAGGGTCTGCTAAATACGGGAAATTATGAAGTTATTTCTTTAGGTGGCGCCATAAAGCATAACGACTATAGTCCGATGTTAACAGAAAAATACGATGAAAGTTGGAAAATATTCCCTGTCGACGGCTATGGTACTCCCGACCATGTTAGATCTATAATGGCGAATGAGCAACCGGATATAGTATGGTTTATGACTGACCCCAGATTCTGGCCGTGGCTATGGATGATAGAAAATGAAGTCCGCCCACACGCTCCAATGGTATACTACCATGTATGGGACAATTATCCATATCCAAATTTTAATAAGAAATTTTATGATTCAAACGATGTTATCTGCACAATTTCTAAAGTAACGGACGATATAGTACGCACAATCTCACCAGAAGTAGAATGTATTCGTATTCCACATGCGGTGCCAAATGAAACATTTTGTCCATTACCAGAAAATTCTGTACAACAGTATAAAAAAGTTCACGACAAAATACAAACTGATAAAATATTGTTCTTTTGGAACAATAGGAATGCAAGAAGAAAACAAAGTGGAACTTTGTTATATTGGTTTAAGGAGTTCTTGGATGAAGTGGGGCACGATAATGCCGCTTTAATTATGCATACAGATCCGAAAGACCCCCATGGTCAAGACTTGGAAGCCATAATGCAAAATCTAGAATTGATGTCCGGACAAGTATTATTATCCACTCTTAAAGTAGAACCAAATGAGTTGGCAATGATTTATAATATAGTCGATTGTACGATAAATATCTCAGACGCTGAGGGATTTGGGCTGTCAACTTTGGAATCATTAAGTTGTGGCACGCCCATTATTACAACTTTGACAGGAGGCTTACAAGAGCAGGTCACGGATGGAAAAAATTGGTTTGGCGTCGGAATCGAGCCATCCTCAAAGGCAATTATTGGTTCGCAAGATGTTCCGTATATTTATGAAGATCGAATTTCAAAAGAAGATTTTTTAGCTGCATTGAAAAAGATATATAATATGAGCGAAGCAGAAAGAAAAGAACTAGGACTTAAAGGAAGAGAATATGTTCTTGAGAACTATAGTTTTGAAGGATATATGCAACAATGGGATGATACTATGAAACACATACACCAGTCTTATGGTTCCTGGGATACAAGAAAAAAATACAAATCATGGAGCATTAAAGAATTATGAATAAGAAAAAGATTTTAGTCAAGGGCCCCGCGATGTCCCTTTCGGGTTATGGCGAACAGTGCAGGTTTGCGCTTAGATCTCTCCGCGCATATGAGGACATTTATGATATATACTTAATCAATATTCCTTGGGGTCAAACCGGATTTATAATAGAAAATACTGAGGAAAGAAGGTGGATTGACGCTGTTCTTAAAAAGACTATAGAACATGCGTCAGCTGGCGGACAATTTGATATGTCACTACAGGTCACAATACCAAATGAGTGGGAAAAAATAGCACCAATAAATATAGGCTACACCGCCGGTATTGAAACAACAAAAATATCGCAAGAATGGGTTCAAAAGTGTTTTTTAATGGATAGAATCATTGTAGTTTCGGAACACGCCAAACATGGCTTTGACAACACCACCTATCCGTTTATGAATCAAACTACTGGTCAAAAGATGGATGTATCCTGTCAAGTGCCGGTGGAAGTGGTTGGGTACGCTATTAGAGACTTCACCCCGGAACAACTTGATTTGCAGCTAGATTATGATTTTAATTTCTTAACTATGGCTCAGTGGAGTACTCGCAAGAATCTAGATAATACAATTAGATGGTTCATTCAGGAATTCCAAAACGAAGAGGTCGGTCTAGTAGTAAAAACCTTCCAAAAAACCAATAGTCATATAGACAAGATATATACAGAACAGAGATTAAAGGGCTTGCTATCTGAGTTTCCTGATAGGAAATGTAAAATATACTTTCTTCATGGTTCTATGTCCAACGAGCAACTCGCAGGTCTATATGCAAATAAAGATATAAAAGCTTTTGTTAATTTATCACACGGAGAAGGATATGGCTTGCCGATGTTTGAAGCGGCAACGCACAAATTGCCCGTAATTGCCCCTGCTTGGAGCGGTCAATGTGATTTTCTATATGCTCCCGTAACAAATAGAAAGACCAAAAAGACAAGAAATCGTCCACTTTTTGCTAAAGTAGAATACAGCATGGCACCAGTCCAACCGGAAGCCGTGTGGCCTTCAGTTATCGAGAGTGATTCTATGTGGTGCTATCCTACAGAAAAGAGTTATCGTCGAAATCTTAGAGATGTATATAAAAATTATAGCAAATATGTTGGATTTGCGAAAAAGCTACATAAGCATATCACCACCACCTTTACAGAAGAACAAAAATTTAAACATTTTGCAGAGTCCGTGCTTGGTGAAAAAATCATCAAAGTTAATAACGAAGATATTCCCAAAATTTCAATTCTCACTTCTGTTTATGACGGTGATGAATTTATACGACCATTTTTAGAAGACATAACTAATCAAACTATTTTTGATAAGTGTGAATTGATTTTGGTTAATGCGAATTCTCCCGGGAATGAAGAAGAGATTATCCAAGAATACATGGAAAAATATGAAAATATAATTTATAAAAAACTAGACGAGGATCCTGGTATATACGGAACTTGGAACGAGGCCTTAAGCCTATCTACGGGAGAGTACATCACAAATGCGAACCTGGATGATCGAAAGGCTACCAACTCTATAGAAGTCCACGCAAAAGAATTGTATACAAATCCGGAAATTGGTTTAGTATATGCAGATTCATATATTACTAATAGCCCTAATGAAACATATGAGAAAAACTCATCGCAAAATCGTAAATATAATTTTGAACAGTTCTCCAAAGAGGCTATGTTAAGAGGCAACCAGCCGCACAATAACCCAATGTGGCGAAAAAGCCTTCATGATCATCATGGATTATTTGATGATGGGTATAAATCCGCAGGAGATTGGGAATTTTTCCTTCGATGTTCCACTGCTGGCGCCCAATTTAAGAAAATCAACGATGTTTTGGGTTTGTATTACTTTAATCCAAAGGGAATATCGACAAATTTCGAAAATTTCGCTTGGAAACAAGAAGAAGAGAAGAAGATATATACAAAATATAAAAATATGTTGGAAAAAGATAATGAACAAGAAGATACTTTCATACAGCCTGTTCAGTCCGAAAACAATGCCACAGCACAGACTTCACGACAAACACAAAAGTGAAAAAGATAGATATTGGTATAATTTAATAGCGACAACCTTGACAAATAGCATATTATATCCAAAATATGATATGCTTTTGTATATAAGTCCAAATATTACTGAACATAGGCTTGTAGACGCAATATATGCTCTAAATGAGCTTCGAAATTTTTCATTTCAAACTGTTGAGATGGAATATAACGGAACAGAGCCTGCAATCTGGCGAATGATGCCGCTCTGGCGCCGTGATGTGGAAGTATTTCATACAAGAGATATAGATTCTGTTCCTACAGAGATAGAATATCGCTATACAAGGGCTTTTGACCGTTCTCCTTGCGCGCTCGGCACTTTGAGAACCCATCAGAACCATTATGGTATAAAATGTCGAATGTTAGCGGGATTATCGAGCTTTAAGCCCGAAAAAGTGCCATTTTCGATGAAATTCGATAGTTTTTACACTTATTATGCGATGAAGCACGGAAATTACGGCTCAGATCAGGATTTGATGATAGAAAGGTTCACAAATGACCCAAAATTCACAAAAAATCACTTTTTTGACCATAAAGCGTATAATCAGACGAATTCTCAAGATTTTCCGTGCATTGAGGCCTCAGAAAAGCAATTATCGCAAATAAAGCTCAATAATGAGCAAAAAATGGTATTTTTGCTACAAAGAGAGTGCAAATTGGATAACTGGGCTGGAGAGCCGGTCGACGCGCGCGGAAAATACACAAAGCACTTGCTGAATCGGTTTCCAGAGGTGAGAAACAGGATAGTCAAGAACGATCAGCTTAAAAGCTTCTACGGAGTAAACTAGATGCGAATTACTAAAGAGCTTTTAGATATATGCACAGAAACAACAGAAGAAAATTATATAAGAAGAGGCGACTCTCCTAACGACCTAGATTTAAAAGTGTTTGAATTTTTTAAACAAAAAGATATGAAATGTGGATATTATATTGAGTGCGGCGCCAACAATGGATTTTCTCAAAGCAACACCTTATTGTTAGAGCAATTAGGATGGACAGGAATTTTAATAGAGGCAGACCCGCGCTTGTCGGAAAAGAGCAAAAAATACAGACCTGATAATATTATATATAATGCAGCCCTGGTCGATTCCTCGTATACTGAAAAAACTATTGAAGGCATGTTCGCCAAATATTATGGATATACTGCGGCAGAATTACAAGAAAAGACAAAGAATATGGGCGCTGAAAACAGGAAAGCCTTTTTTGGCTCCATATATCAAGCTTGCTTAACTGGAAAGATAGCTTCGTCTGAAGATATGTCAGAAACAGAAGATTTCATAAAATTAGAGGTACCAGCGGAAACCCTTTTCTCTGTACTACAAACATATGGAAAAAAGCCATGGGGAATTGATTTTTTTAGCTTAGATGTGGAGGGCATGGAACTCGATGTATTAGAAGGGTTAAATTTGCAATATTATCGTCCAAAATATATACTTGTCGAGGTGTATGAAGATGATAAAAAGAGCAGAATTGAGTCTTTTATGCGTAACAGCAAATATAAGGAAGTTGCTAATTTTAATAATCATGATATCATGTATGAGGCACAATGAAGATTTATATAGGAAGGCAAACTCCTGAGCACAAAGGCGACACATCAAGAGAGCTGCTTGATATGTGGCGAGAATCTGGCTACTGTGAGATAGTTGATGGCGGCTCTGACGATGTATTTCTATGGGCCAACAAGCCCGGCGATATTCTGCTTTATGAATACGATCGATATGATGTTTATCCGAGCCTTCCTGGCCACTGGCGCCATGGCTTATTTGGAGGAATGCAACACCGCTGGCCAAATGCTCGCCCATGGATTTATTGGGGAAGGCACCCTCGAAAACTAGAATCTAAAATATCCGAGGGTATTAAGGCATATGATGAAAGAGATATCGAATCCTTGTTTCTCGGAAAAGTAGAAAATAGAATCCAATTAGCGAATAGAACCGCACATGACTGGCCAGCTGCCGTAGAACTGTTTAATATGCCCATCGCAATGGGCGATAGTTTCCGTTGGCCATATACACAAGAACAATACTTAGAAAAAGTAGCCAGTTCAAAATTTGGCCTTTGTTTGCCGGGCTATGGGCCAAAATGTAACCGCGAAATTGAATATCTTGGCCTGGGCGTGGTACCAATTGTCACAGAAGGCGTCTGTACGACTTATCACGACCCTTTGATTGAGGGAATGCACTATCTGCGCGCTAGCACACCAGAAGCCGTCCAGCAGGCCATTAGAGACTGTAGCAAGAGCCAATGGCAATACATATCTTATCATGGCCGAGAGTGGTATGAGCGAAATTGTTCTCGTTTAGGATCCTTTGAAACAACAAAAAGAATTGTAGAGAGTTTAGAATGAAAAAAATTATTAGCTTTTGTCTATGGGGTGCAAACCCCAGGTATACTGTTGGTGCCCTAAGAAACGCACAATTAGCAAGAGATATATATCCAGGCTGGATATGTCGTTATTATATAGCCAAAAGTGTGCCAGCCGGTATTATCAATAACCTGTTTATGATGAACAATACTGAATTAGTTATTATGAATGAGCCGGGGGACTGGAATGGGATGTTCTGGCGATTCTATGCGGCATCGGATCCTCATGTAGATATAATGATATCACGCGATACAGATAGTCGCTTAAATTATAGAGAAAAAGCAGCAGTCGATGAGTGGCTAACCGGAGAAAAAGATTTTCATATTATGAGGGATCACCCTGCTCACGATGCTCCGATTATGGGAGGAATGTGGGGAGTGCGCAACAGGCTCCTGTTTAATATGGCTGATTTGATATCGCAATTTCCAAAAGGAGATTTCTGGCAAGTTGATCAAAACTTTTTACGATCAATGGTATATCCTTTAATTCGAGAGCAAGCTTGCGTGCATGACGAATATTTTGAAAGGAGACCGTTTCCAATAGCAAGAGAAGGCGGCAACGACAAAGATGGCAACCCAATGAATTTTGTTGGGCAGGTTTTCAATGAGAACGATGTTGATAGCAGAGTATGGGACAAATGAAATTAAAAATTAACTTTGCTGATTTTTGGCCAAATTTTGTCCCGACAGACAATTATTTTTATCATCTTCTTTCAACAAAGTATGAGGTACAGATAAGCGAAAAGCCAGACATTCTTTTTTATGCAGATTTCGGAACTTCACACAAAGAGTATAGCACGACGCAAAAGGTTTATTATACTGGCGAAAATAAAAGACCCAACTTTGATGAGTGTGACTTTGCATTTTCGTTTGATTATTCGGATAATCCAAAAAACTATCGCTTGCCATTGTGGGTGCTGTGGATTAATTGGTTCAATGTTCCTCATTGTGAAAAAAGAGATGTCTCTTATTTAATCCCTTTAAATAACTTAACCGGTCCTCGAAAAGCAAGTAGAAAGCAGAAGTTTTGTAATTTTATATTCTCAAACCACACAGGCATTCGAATACCTTTGTTTAATGAGATTTCAATGTATGAGCGAGTTGATTCCGCGGGCTCGCTTTTGAACAATATGGGACACAGGATCCAGGGCCGCGGCGATCAGCGATACAAGGTTGAATTTATATCAGACTACAGATTCACGATCGCAGCAGAAAATTCATCTTCCCCGGGATACACTACTGAAAAATTATTACACCCACTATCGGTGGGCAGTATTCCGATTTATTGGGGCTCGGAAAGAGCAAACGAAGATTTTAATCAAGAGGCCTTCATCAATGTACATGAATACGATGATTTGATCGATGTAGTTGATTTGATCGAAGAAATAGAACATGATCCGTCCTTGTATGAAAAGTATATTACTTCTCCGGTCTTCCCATCTGGCCAAATTCCAGACTTGATTAAACCTGAATCGGTGCTTATATTCTTTGAAGAGAAGATTCTATGTTGATGGTAAATAAAATATATATAGCCCACTACTCTCCGCTGAAAGAAAGAAAGGAAATATTACTCAAAAAGCTTAATAATTATGGCGTCCAAGCTCAGTGGATTGAAAACGAACCTACCGAAGTGGATATAGAGGCTTTGCACGCCAATACCGACTTGCTTTGGCGCCAAAAGATAAAAAATTTAGACTATGGGGGCCCGATTCCACATAAGAAGTTAACCAAATCAGAAATCTCAATAGCTTTCAAACATCTCAAAATTTATGAAGATATAATTCTCAACAAAGTTGAAACAGCCCTAATACTAGAAGATGATGTTGTTTTTAAAGATGATTTTGTTAATAATTTTAATTTTAATCTTATGAACACTCCAAACGATTGGGATTTGATATTCATAGGTTCGGGGTGCGATCTAAGAATCCCAGAGAATAAGAGAATTTCAGGAAAGGTGGCTTATATAAAAAAACACCCAGCGAGTAAATGTGTGGATTCTTATTTAATAAATTATTCCGCATCTGATAAAATTTATAATACGATTATACCATTTACGCTACCAATTGATTTTGAAATCAATCATCACATGCGGGCACACGATATGACCGTGTACTGGTGGGAGCCTCCGGTCATAACTCAAGGCTCCCAGTGCGGATTATACAAAAGTGAGATAATGAAATGAAGATTGCATTCCATACAAATGAAATTTGCTTAAGAGGTGTATCTGTCGCGACATTTGATTATGCATATTATAATAGAAAAATATTAGAAAATGAATCAATAGCGTTACACTGGAAAGGATCGAGCGCAAATCATCCTCTTGGGATTAAAAAATATAAAGAACATTTTGAAGTATTTTCATACGATGAATGGGACGAAGTACCTGATATTTTAAAAAGAGAGGGCGTTGATTTATTGTACATGCAAAAGGGTGGCCTCAATGATGGTAAAATAACAGACTATTGTAGAACTGGAATACATGCAGTTTTTCAAGATCATGAGCCTCATGGAGATGTATATGCATATATTTCCGAATGGCTCTCTGAGGTTATGACAAGCGGAAAAGCTCCACATGTTCCCTATATGTTAAATATGCCATCTGCAAATCGCGATATGAGATCCGCTCTAGGCATACCAGAGCATGCTATTGTTATTGGTCGCCATGGTGCAAAAGACCAATTTGATAGTTTGGGCATTCCAGGCAATTCTGTTTATGATGTGATAGAGCGCGCAGCGCTGAACAACAGGCATATATATTTTGTTTTCCTAAATACTAATCGGTTTTGCATGCCGCTACCAAACATAATACACCTAGATCCGATATATGATCTGCAGGAGAAGTCAAATTTTATTAATATGTGCGATGCGATGATTCATTCCCGAGCTATGGGAGAAAGTTTTGGCCTAGCCATAGCAGAATTTTTATATCACGACAAGCCTGTCATCGCATATCCCCATGGAAACGATCAGAATCATGTAAAAATGCTCGACAAAAGGGGACTGTGGTACCACAACTCGCCAGAACTATATGAACAAATTATTAACATCACACAACAAGATCACAAGGGCAAGTATCGCGAATTAGTCGAAAACTACACTCCAGAAAATGTTATGAAAAAATTTAATCAAGTTTTCATTGAAGGAACTCAGAAATGAGATGTTTAGTAACAGGCGGCGCAGGATTTATTGGGAGTAACTTAGTAGATGAATTGTTGAAATTAAACCATGAAGTAATAGTTATTGATAATGAATCCTCCGATGCACATGAAAACTTTTATTGGAACAAAAATGCAAAAAATTATAAATACGATATCTGTGATTACGATGCAATCCGACATATATTCACAGATGTTGGTATTGTGTTTCATCTAGCTGCGGAGTCAAGAATCCAGCCGGCGATCCATAATCCAATCTCTACAACGATGGTTAATGTTGTGGGCACATGTAATGTGCTGCAAGCTTCCAGATCCGCCGGCGTCAAGCGTGTAATATATTCTTCTACCTCTGCGGCTTATGGGTTATCTAACACACCGCCTTTGCGAGAAGATATGCCTCGCGACTGCTTAAACCCATATTCGATTTCTAAGTGCGCCGGCGAAGACCTCTGTAAAATGTATACGGATCTATACGGCACAGAGACTGTAATATTTCGGTATTTTAATGTTTACGGAAACAGACAGCCGTTAAGAGGCCAGTACGCCCCCGTGGTTGGCCTCTTTATGCGCCAAAAGTCAGAAGGCCGGCCAATGACTGTCATAGGCACAGGGCAACAGAGAAGGGATTTCACGCATGTCAGTGATGTAGTGGCTGCAAATATATTAGCATCCGATGTAGAAAATAAGAGAATTGTGGGGCAACTTCTTAATATAGGTACTGGTGTTAATTATAGCATATTAGATTTAGCCAGCATGATAGGGGGAGAAAAAATATCTCTTCCTCCTCGGCCAGCAGAAGCGGCAGTGTCGCTAGCAAACAACATGAAAGCAAAAAGTTTATTGAAATGGAATCCAAAAGTTTGCTTGAGAGAGTGGATTAAAAATGAAAATATTTAGATTTGATGACATCTGTATTAACACAAATATGAAAGAGGCAAACAAGATGGCCGCCCTTCTTAAAGAACGGTTCAGGGATTGCCGTGTATTGTTTTGTATATCTCCGCTTGTTCATGATATGTCGGAGCAAGAAGGGAACAAGTCAGAAAGAATTTACCCAAAAATATTTAACGCATATAGCGATTATCGTAAATTTTATACTGTTGATATGTGCGGCCTCCCGGAGATAGTCCCTCCGGCCGAGCGCGCTAGTCACGCGTTAGTGCATGTGGACCACCGTTTGTTACCATACGCAGCGCAAGAAATGAGTATTCTGATAAGTTGCAGTTTGTCAAAATCAAAAATATTTGTACCTCCATTCAACAAGTGGAACAGCGATACAGAGGCTATTTGTGAAGAGCATGGTATCACTTTGGTTAAGTTCGAGGATGGGTGGTTGTGTATGGAGTACAACGACTTTGACCCTGACCACGACCTGTGGTATATTCATAGCCGAGAGTTTACTTTAAAGGAGTTTAAAAAATGGCTGTAGACATAAATCGTAATGATATAAAGTTCAAGGTGTCACATACTTGTAACGAAGGTTTAGATTGGTGGAGAAATAATTATCTTGGTTGGGAACCTCATACCTTTAAAGTTTTTGATAAACTGCTTAAAGAAGATATGATATACTTCGATGTAGGCACTTTTACTGGACATACTCTTCTTTACGCAGCTCAAAAGGTTAAGAGTGTTTATGGAGTAGAATTGGACCCCCACGCTTTTGAAGCATGTAAACAAAATGTTATAACAAACGGTTACTCCAATGTTCAACTTTCTTACGCAGCAATTTCCGATAAGGATGGTGAAGTAGGAATTCATACAGGAAGAATAGGCTCTAGTGGATGTTATATGATTGAGCGCTCCCTCTCCACTATAGGGGTGAGGTCTATGACCATAGAATCTTTAATGAATGAGTGGGGAGTTAAAACTTGTGATTTTGTTAAAATGGATATTGAAGGAGGAGAAGAAACTTGTCTCCCAGCCATGCAAAACTTTTTTGGAACTCATAAGCCTATACTATATCTCTCTGTACACAAACACCTAGGAGCTACCGCAAAAACTGTCGCTGAGTCGACAAAATGTTTTAATTATGTGTATGATAAAAACTTTAATAATGTAAAAGATAGCTTGGAAGAAATTATCGAGAACACTGGTTCAGACCACGGCGAACAAGATTATTTGTTCACTTTCAATGAGATACAATGATACTTACTATTCATCAACCAAATTTTATGCCATGGTACCCATTTTTTCAAAAAATGGAACAAGCTGACACCTTTGTGGTGCTACAAAATTGCCAATATGAAAAAAATGGTTTTCAAAACAGATTTAATGTAAATAACAAATGGTGTACGATGAGTGCAAGAAAAGGGAAACAGCCAATTATAGATAAGGTCTATACCGAGCCGGCAAAAGATTGGCACAAGATCAAAACTAACTTGCCACAATATAGTCACATTTTAGAACTTTTTGATGATTGTATCTCGGAAAATTTGCCTGTGACAAATATTGCAATTATACAAAAAATAAAAGATTTACTGAATATAGATACCAAGATAGTGTTCGATTTCCAAACGGAATTAAAGGCTACCGACAGACTGGTTGAGTTGTGCGACTTTTACAACGCAGAGACATACATTTCGGGATTAAGTGGCAAAAGTTATTTAGAATTAGAAAAGTTCAAAAATGAAAATATAAATGTCATATTTCAAGAAGAAGAGAACATGAAAAAGGTTCCCATTATCAAAATATTGTCGGAGAAAATAAATGTTTGATAGAGTTATCGTAAGCACGGATGAAGATAAAAGATTTGTACAGTTTGTGCCCCTGGTCTCCGCTGCTTGGAAAAGGTTTTTTCCAGAAGTAGCTCTATCGATTGCTTTTGTTACGGATCGAAACTTAGATGATCCTCTTATACAAAATATACAAAAATACGGGGATATACATTTATATCCTACCGTGCCTGGAGTGCCAACAGCAAACTTGGCTAAAATGAGTAGGCATCTGACTGCGTGTAAATTTGCAGACCAAGTGTGTATGATTGAAGATATGGACACTATCCCCCTTCAGAGAGAGTATTTTGAAAACCGAACTTCTCACCGAAGGCCCGGCCAACTATTGCAAGTAGGTGCAGAAATATTTATTGGCACATCCTTAGAAGGCAAAGCTCCGATGAGCACCATAACAACCGAAGGTTCAGTTTTTCAACAAATTATAAACCCCCAAGCGCTAGATTATCAAGATTTAATTAATAGCTGGCGGAATATAGAGGTATATCATAATAATGAATCAATTGATAATCCGAGCCACAACTTCTCTGACGAATCTTTGCTGAGAGTTTTGAGGGATCGGTGGATGGAGGCGGACCACAGCAGGGCTGTTTGTAATGTGTCTCGCTCTGTTAATATAAAAGAACACTGGATCGATCGATCATGGTGGAAAATTGACAAACAAAGGTTAAAAGAAGGCGAGTATGTTACTTGTAATTTTCTAAGGCCATTTGATGAACATTATGAAGAAATATTTCCAATAGTAGAATACATTTTCAGCTGCAGCGCACATATGTACATAATTCCTTCAAAAAAAGATATTATACTGGCCACGCGAGAAGAAAATGAATTATAAAATCGGAATTATAGGAAATGGTTTTGTAGGATCAGCCGTCGTAGCGGGCTTTTTACTGTCGGTTGAAGAAGTCAGAATATATGATACAGATATCGACAGAGCAACACACAGTTTTCAAGATACCATAAACGCGGATTTTATATTTGTTGGAGTACCTACTCCTATGAACTCAGACGACGGAGTAATTGATTTGTCAATTATGGACAGAGTTATATCAGAAATTAACGAAAATAACAATAGGCGAGATAATATTGTAATAATAAAATCAACAGTAGTTCCTGGCACTGTGGAAAAATATGTTGAAACTTATCCAAATTTAAATATTGTATATAACCCTGAATTTTTAACTGAACGGGCCGCTCGATTAGATTTTATAAACTCTTCTCGTATAGTCCTGGGTGGTACCCCGAGAAACATACAAAAAGTAAAAAGTCTATACAGATTGAGGTTTCCCTACAAGACGATTGTTGAAACTGATATTTCGACAGCACAATTCATCAAATATATGGCAAATTGTTTTTTTGCTGTAAAGATTGCCTTTATGAACGAAATGAAGCAGGGGGCCGACGCCATGAATATTGAGTGGGCCACCGCAATGAAAGGCTTTACTTTAGATGGTAGAGTAGGAAATTCACACCTAGATGTTCCTGGTCACGATGGCTTGCGCGGATTCGGAGGCAAGTGTTTTCCAAAAGATATTAATGCTTTCATAAACAAATTTGAAGAAGTCGGAATTGAACCTATGATTATGAAGGCTGCATGGGATAAAAATATAGAAGTTAGAGAAGAAAAGGATTGGGAAAAAATAATTTGGGCAACAAATAAGGAGAATAAATAATGAAAAAAATTCTTATCACGGGCGGCTCTGGGATGATCGGACACGCCCTTAAAATAATCAAACCAGACGCATCTTTTGTTTCATCGAGAGATTTTGATCTCAGGTCTGTAGAGCAAGCAGAGACTATGTTTGCTATGTATGAGCCAGAACAGGTCATACACTTGGCTGCAAAAGTCGGCGGGATCAAGGCTAATATGGAAAATTTAGGAGACTTTTATACTGACAATATATTAATAAACACAAATGTTTTAGGGTGTGCTAAAAAATATAAAGTTGAAAAGCTTGTCTCCGTATTGAGCACTTGTATATACCCAAATAAGGTTGAGTATCCCATGACAGAAGAGCAAATCCATACTGGTCAGCCACACGAATCGAATTATGCATATGCCTATGCAAAGCGTATGTTGGACATACAATCTAAGGCCTATCGCGATCAATATGGTTGTAATTTCATTACAGCAGTGCCAAATAATTTATATGGAGAAAATGATAATTATGACTTAAACAATTCCCATGTTATACCGGCATTGATTCATAAGATGTATAAAGCTAAACAAAAAGATGAAAATGTTGTATTATGGGGTGATGGCCTGCCGCTTAGAGAATTCACCTATTCAAAAGATTTAGCAAATATATTGTTATTTTTGCTTGAACATTATGATGGTAGAGAGCCGATAAATGTTGGTAATATTGGAGAGCACTCAATTAGCAGAATAGCGCAGCTAATAGCAGGCAATATAAGTTATAACAATTCGATAATTTGGGATACCAAAAAGCCTTCTGGCCAACATAGAAAGCCGTCGAGCAATCAAAAATTATTAGAACTTGGCTGGAGAGCGAATATGTACACTGAGCTAGAAGAAGGACTTAGGCATGCATGCGACTGGTTTCTTAAAAAATATCCAAATGTCAGAGGAGTAAAATGACACAAAAAACAGCTTTAATCACAGGCGTCACTGGCCAAGATGGCTCATATTTAGCAGATTTTCTTTTAGAAAAAGGCTATAGAGTTATTGGTATGAAAAGAAGAACTTCCTTAATTTCAACAGACAGAATTGACCATATATTTATAGATCACGATAAGATACAAAATTTTGAACTAATTTATGGTAATGTAAACGATTCTGGCTGTCTGCATCGTATACTGGCCAGATACCAGCCAGATGAAATATATAATTTAGCAGCTCAATCCCATGTTCGTGTATCCTTTGATACTCCAGAAGAGACAGCTGAATATGTCGGCCTAGGCACACTAAGATTATTAGAGGCTACTAGAAATATGTGTCCGGAATCTAAATTTTATCAAGCCTCCTCGTCTGAAATGTACGGAGACAACCCAGAAAACCCACAAGATGAAATGACGCGACTTATGCCCGCCTCTCCATACGCTTGTGCTAAAGTATTTGCTTACAATATTGTGAGGAATTATCGTAAAAGTTATAATATTTTTGGATCTAATGGAATACTATTCAACCACGAGTCGCCTCGCCGAGGAGAAACCTTTGTAACCCGCAAGATTACGAGAGCAGCCGCCAGAATCAAGTTGGGTTTAGAAGACAGCTTATTTTTAGGAAACCTGGACGCAAAAAGAGATTGGGGCTTTGCTGGAGACTATGTAGAAGCTATGTGGCTAATGTTGCAACATGAAGAGCCAGATGATTTTGTTGTAGCTACAGGGCAAACACACACAGTTAGAGAATTTTTAGAAACCGTTTTTGAACATGCCGGATTAAGCATAGAAAGGCATGTTAAAATTGATGAACGGTTGTTTAGGCCCCATGAAGTGCCTCTTTTATTGGGAGATGCGTCTAAAGCAAAAGAAAAACTAAATTGGCAGCCAAAAGTTAATTTTGAAGAATTGGCTGTTATGATGTATGAGGCAGATTTAAAAGAACTATTTCAAAAGGGCAGATAGCCCAATTAACAAAAAAAGGAGAATATTATGACAACTTTTAAACTTAGCGACCAAGCACTGGGTGCCATTATGATGGCGCTACAAAAATCTTTGATGGAGCAATCGGACATAACGCCGGTTCTTAAGTCCTTTGAACTAACACCTACCGATGGGAAAGAAGAGGAGCTTTTAGTTACGAATCCCCCAACTGTTAGGGTTGGCGCGCCCGACACTACTGGAACTTGAAAATGCCAAAATATTGCTATAGATGCAAAGAGTGCGATATTACTTTTGAGGCCGTACATCATATTAAAGAAAAATTATATGACTGTACAGACTGTGAAACTAGCGGCTCTTTGAATAGGATTCCGTTTGTAATTAGAAAAGCACAATCTTCGTCATCGGACAAACAAAAGCCGGGCGAATTAGTTAATAGGTTTATCAACGAAGCCCGCGAAGAAATAAAAGTAGAAAAGGAACAGTATNAGAAAGAGGAATATAAAGGATGAAAACTATTGTAGTGCTAAGTGTGTTTTGTGTTGCTTTTGCAGCCGCTATGGTGTTTTTAATTTGGTATATTCGTAAAATATTAAATGAATTATTATATATTTCTGAGAATATCGGAGATTTTTTAGTAGTAATTGATAACTATGCAGAACACCTAGAAACGGTTTATAATATGGAAACATATTATGGAGACGAAACTATTCAAGGCATGATCGAGCATACAAAGGCAGTAGTGGAAGAAATTTCGCAATTCGAATCGATTTATTCCTTAACTACCGATCTAGAGGAAGACACAGAATATGAAGATGAAGTAGGGGAAGAAATAGATGACGAAGAAGAACTCATCACAAACAGCGCCTAAGCCAAAACGCCGCCGGCGCCGTTCAAAAAAAGGAAGGCATTATTTTACCGAAGTACACGAGAAGGCAATAGTAGAGTACGCCAATACAGAAGATATAAAAGTAAGAACTGAGCTATATATAAACTATATCCAGCCTGCTTTTGATGAAATGGTTGACAAAATAGTGTATACATATAAGTTTACAACTCTTCCCAATATAGATGAATTGAGAGACGAGTGTAAAATATGGTTAACAATGATTCTTGATAAATACGATCCCAATAAAGGCTCCAAAGCCTTTTCTTATTTCAGTGTAATTACAAAAAACTGGTTTATACACAAAGTTAAAAAAAATTCAGCTAAATTGAAGAAAGAAATACACTTAGAGTCCATCGTTCGTATAGAACAGCACAGTACGCTAATTACCGATCATGGATATTATAGAAAAAGAAAAGAAGAAGAATTTTGGAGGAGCTTGTGGCAAGAGATTGATTCTTGGGATACAATAAACTTAAAAGAAAATGAAAAAAAGGTCTTAGAAGCGGTAAAAATTTTATTTTCAAATACCGAAGATATTGAGATTTTTAACAAGAAAGCTATTTACCTATACTTGAGAGAAATTACTGGTCTAAATACCAAGCAGGTCGTCAATAATCTCAATAAACTTAGAAACAAATATCGAAATTTTAAGGAAAAGTGGAACAAGGGCGAGATATGAAAGATTTAAATACATATTTGAAAGAAGCGATTACAAATATACGACAAGATCGAGAAGTTACAAAAGAGCTTCTGGAGGATGTGTTTAAATATCTAAGTAAAAACGAGGCTCACCACCGCGAAGTCGGAGCAATTGCGGCCAAATATGTTGAAACTTTACAGAGATCTAACGAGCAATTGGTAAAAGTCTCTGCACTGATACAGAAAAAAGAGCATCAATCACAAGATTTTTCCATTGATAAAGAGCGCATATTTGATTTGATCAAGGAGGATGAATAATGTCGGATCCCGACACAATGCAGCCAGCTGGCCTCGGCCCAACAGAACTCGGGCCACCGGAGACCACCGGATTCCCCAACTTTAACGCCGGCATCGGCGTCGGTATAGTAGGCCGCCGCGGCCCAACCGGCCCCCGGTTAACTCTTCCATCGCTAGCCCGCCGCTTTTATCTAGATGAAGCTACAAGGCAAGCAACGGGCTCCACACGATGGGCCCCGCTCACAGCCGACCAGTTTCACGCCATAGTCACAACGCCGGTCCGCATTATGAATGGCGCCGAAATAGTACAACGCTGCATTGATAATGGTTGGGACATTCCGGATAGATTACGACGCCCACTTCACGCCCCGGGCGAAGGAATTCCAGAACTGGCTCAGCTTCAAATACCGGTTGTATACGCATGGGTGCCAATGTTAAATATGGAGCCTCCCCCGCGCCGTCGCTCCTGCGACAGCGTCTTTCTGAACCCCGCAGAAGACCCGGCAGTTTTAGAGCAAAGAGCCTTTTTGGGATTGGTGCCCGGGCAATCGCTCCCGATGCCGCCCCCCGGCTCTCACATTACTGTTGAATTCGATGCCGGAACCCTCAGCTCCGGCCTATCCGGCGTAGGCTATTTTACTCGAATTGATGAGTGGCGCACGACAAATAGTACAGATCGCACAGCGGATCCCGGCACAGATCCGGATAATTATTTAACCGAATGTCCCACCGGCGCCTCCTCTGCGTTTGAAGACTCTGGCGAGGTACCCCAGACATTGGACGAGAATACTAGCCAACAAGCCGACGAGGCTTGTTCTGCCGAGGCCCGGTGGGATTGGACAGAAAGCCTTATGGGCACGGTTGAAGAACGAGCAGACCGAGGCAATTCGATAGCTCAGATGAGGTGCGAAGGCGGCTGGCTTTATGGTGAAGGCGCCGGTGGCCTGCTCGCCGGTCAAAGAAACGCCGTCGGCCGCGGCGGAGTAGTAGAATTTGTTGCTAACTTTTGGACAGCCACCCCGGGTGCCAACGAAGAAGCTACCAATGAATCGCGCCTGGCTCGCCAAGCAACCATAGATATTAATGAGTAACGAGGATAATATATTGAATGGTTAAAGGAGAATTCAATGGCTAAACGCCGAAAAAGGCGCCGCTTCGGCCGCCATAAACATATAACTGAAGCAAAAGAGGCACAAGCTGGTATAAAAATTGCCGATGATGCCGGCCTAGGTAACTCAACAGGGGACTCTGAATGGATCCCCGCGTACAACCGCGCAGAAAACGAAATTGATCTCTCAATGGCCGGCCGAGGCAGCATAAAAAAGACCGAGAATTCATGGATTCTTCTTGGAAGAGACCGGTTCGCATCACCATATACCGGAAAAGGGGGAATGGGCGATCACGGCGCCGCCAGTATTGATCTCGTTGTCGGCATGGGAAATGTGGAAGCTGGCGATCTTCCGGATTCCTTTATTAGCAATTTTATCACCACTCCGGGCACTATAGCCCCGGGAATACCAATTATAGGAACTTTGTGGGATAAGAATTTTAAAACGGATGCCGCTCGGGTATACATAAGTCAAAAAGCAGATATCGATAGATATTTCGACATCGATCCGGGAAAAGGATATTCTGGCATAGATAACTCTGTTGATCGATCCGCAGTTGGAATTAAAGCAGATGCCATACGAATCATAGGAAGAGAGGGAATTAGACTAGTCACCAGAACAGAAAGTAAAAATTCTCAAGATGGAAAGCTCAGAAAAACCTCCGGAATTGAACTCATGGCTGGTGGCGATCCGACAAATTTGCAACCAATAGTAAAGGGCGGTAACTTGGCACGGGCCCTACAGAAGCTAGCCGAATTAGTCCAGCAGCTTGTTAGAAATATTGATAAATTAGCAGAGGAAACTATGCAAATGGGCGTCGACTTGTCCATGCATATGCACCCAACTGCCGCTCCTGGCCCACCAAGCACCGCACTATCCATCATTGCTCCTGTGGTCGGGGATCCCATCGATGTCGCCTCAGCATTACAAATGTCTGTTGGTAGGCTCGCGTCTGTGAGAATGGACACGATGGCAACCGGAAAGCGCATCGGCGTTGGCTGGAAGGGAACATATGCTCAAGCTGGTGGCCAATATTATATTAACAGCTATTACAACAAGGTAAATTAACATGGCAACAGACGAAACAGAATCAAATGCCGACAACCTGCCTTTAGCAGCAAGCCCAGAAGGTCCGGGAACAAAAGCAGCCGCCGTTGCCGCCGCCGTCGAAGCAAGAGATTTATCGGTGCTGACCAGCGAGGAGATTTATTCTGAAGCTTGTCCGGCCGATGACGAGGAGGAGGAGATCTGTGAGGAGCCCCCGTGCCCTACATGCATTCCAGACGAAAATCAACCCGTACCAAATTGGAAGAGTAAAATTAGTCCTTTTTTAAACAAAAGGACCTGTAACTATCAAGTTACTTGGTGGACGGATTATAAACTTAGTGATTGGCTTGAAATATCTGAGAGTGAAACTGCACAGTCTTGGACCAAGACAGAAGACGAAATGTTCGAAGAGTGGCTCGACGCCGTTAGAGAGAGTGCGAAGAACGATGGACTTGCCAAGTTAATTGAATATTACGGTAAATCTCTAGAATGGCCCGGGCCACCGCCGTTGTGTTACCCAGAAGGCACAGTTCCGCAAGAAGGCGGTATAGCCGTTGATGAATATGGCTGTAATCGCCTAGGCGGAGGAACGATTTTCAAAGCAGGCGAAGCGCTAGAAACCGAAGTTGGACAAATTTATCGCGACATTAACGGAGAAGTTCTGACAGAGCCGCCATCTCAAGCTCAAGAGTCTGTAAGTTGGGCCGGCATCAAGTATTACTGGGACAGCATAAAATTCAGCGAAGATATGTACGAAACTGAGCACCTTCTCGAAGATGCCTCCGAAGGAGATTTTGACTCCTCGCATCCTCACGGCTGGTACACAGAAGATGAATTCTGGTCAGTAGAAGAACCAAGTGTCGATCCTGATATAGCATCTAGCTGGACGGTTAGGCAACTAACAGATGTTATAAATAATGGCATAGATGGCGCCCCCTTTAGAGACATGTATGACACTTCAACTGTTGTTGGGCAATATCACGATTATAGGCGCGCCGATACAAATGGTGACGGCTATGGCGACGGAGATTACCAAGACTGGTATACAAGCGGCTTTTTACTTGCACTGGTTTCTGCAAATCCGCTAAGAATTGATCCACAAGGAAACTTGTATATACAACATTATCCTGAAAGCAACGCTATACAATATACCCCAATTAGTAGCAGCAAATGGATAAAGTTTATTACATGGATGGGAGATCGGGAACTTGGATTAACAGATACTGCCGGATATGACTACTGGGATGATTGGTATACTTTTACATTAGAGCTTATTGAAGAATCTCAAGAAGAGACCGAAGTTGCTACAGAAGAGGAAGAAGAGGGGCTAGATATAGAAACTGAGTGGGAATATATCGACCAAGAAGAAGTACCAGAATCTAAAACTGGCCCATCCTCTCTTGAACAGTGGTTGGATGCTAATGTGGACTCGGGTTGGCAGGCGTGGAAAACGGATGTAGAGGCAAGCGAAACGGGACAATATTTGTTAAACAACGATCATGTATCTGTTCTGAAGCCATGGCATCAAACCGGCATCGACGGCCGCATTAAAGTTGTTATTGCTATTGACTCTGAGATATTTGAACAAGTACCAGAAATACCTCCAGGAGAGGATCAGCCATATTCTATAATAGAAGAATTAGAGACTTCCGGCGAGAGTATAAAATTACCATATGAAGTAGAATTTACCACTGAGGAAATCGCTGATGGTATGATTACCAGGGTTAGGTGGCTACTTAGGCATTTTGGAAACAAAAAACTTGCTATGGCCTACGAAGAAGACGGCACATGTTTAATCGAAACTTTTAAAGACACCGGCGTAGCGTCCGTCGATGATTTATCTACGGAAGACGACTCTAATAGTCTTACTCCCGGGAACAAGATGGATGCGTGGAATTCTTGGATAGCGAATCTAAGAGGCGAGCAGCCCAGTCCCTATCCTAGAGTTTACTCTTCAGAAGCTATTATGATTCAACAAGAGAATTTAAAAGCTTTTAAAAATGCATTGCTTGATTTTCTAAATGAAAATATTGACGGTTATCATGGATTTTCATATTTAGCAGAACACAATAAACGATCTGGAATTGAGAATATTAAAATTAAGTTTACTTCGACATTTCAAATTGAAGAAGTTACATATAATCTTAGGAGCTGCCCGCCTGTAACCTTAACGAATAAGGAGCGTTACAAACAGCTTTTAGACGAAAGAAATGATGCTATTGAAGCCGGCGACTATATATGGAATCCCTTTAGAAATCCAGAGTTCAAAATAGCTAAAGGTTGGTCAGAATTTGCATACAAATATCCACAAACAGATCCTAGGACTATGGCATATATAGCTTCATTGCCTTACATGAACGATGTGGCCGTGGCCACGACGCCGATGGAGTGGCAAGACTTTATGACGCTATGGACTTATCCTAGAGTTGAAGTTGCCAACTTCAATGATCTTCGTGATAATGGCATGCCCTGCGTTTCTGTTTCGTCAGCCGCCGAGGGAATATTAAAAACTGGCGTAGATGTGTTCATAAATACGCTAACTAAAAAATTCGATCAACAACTGTGTAAATCTATTGAAGCTGGAGCAGATGCTAAAACCTTATACTGGCGCCGAATTGACGCAAAGGCAGATCGAGCCGCTGAAGCACTCGCCGCTGCCGCGGGCGGCGAGCCCGGCACGCCCGAGACTGAAGAAGAACCGTCAAACGGCGGCCAATTTGTACGAGATGTACAGCTAGCAACCCAGGCAGCAATTAGAGAATCTCTGGCCGACGATCCGATGCTTAAAAATATAATAGACAACATCGATTCGGTTAGATCGATCGATGGGCTCTGGAGCACTATTCTCGGCCAGCTAAACTGGTGCGGATTACTGGGCTTTTTAGAAACTCTTTTTGCATGTCTTTTTCAAGGAGTTGAGTTTGATGAGATCATGGAGCAGGCCCTTATCAGCGCACTACAAAAAATGGATATGAATCTTTTTAAAAGATTGCTGGTTGGCCTCCCGCCACATGTGCAAAATCAAATAGGAGAAGCAGCAACTGCTGGGTTATCAGATAATCTAAAAGACTGGCGCCCATGGGATAAAGAACCGTCAGAAGAAACACAAATGCGCAATGCTGAAAATTTAAAGCAAGCGGCATTAGATTATCACAATGCACGCCTTGAAGAACAGATCGAATCCGGAGATCTTGACGGCGACGGGGTATCAGAGACTCCGGAGGACATCGCCGCCGCCGAGGCCTACAGCGCACAATCAGTAGATATTCGAACCGCATTCACACAACAGATTGAAGAAGCCGCAGAACAACAGCTAGCCTCCGCCAGTGCGCTGTTAGACTATGATTATCAGGGATATGACGAAACAAAGCATACAAAAACTTTAGGATCCGTCCTTGTAGACTCCGGAGCGTTAGATGAGGTCAAGGACGCGTATATAACAGAACTCATGAATTTTATGGCACCAGAAGAACTGCTGGAAATGTTAGAAAACATTCCTGGCTTCACTTTTCTGACTGAATTATTAGATTTAACTAATTGTCCTGGCGTGTCACTGTTTCATCCGCCACTAAAGGGGTGGTTTAATGATCTTTCGAAGGCCTTGGACGAGTGGGACATGGGACTGGTCTTTTGGTGTACGAAACCACTCTATATACCAGAATTAGCTCTGAATAGGCCGTTTTTGCTATGGGACAGGCTTAAAGCAATTGCTAAGCTTCTATTGGCTGCGATTGAGGCAGCGATAATAGAAGCTATGAAAGTGATAATAAAAATGATTATTGACTGGATTATGGACTTACTATGTTCTATGATGGGAACAATGGGCGCCGCTGCTCTGACCGCAGTCGGAGTCATGGATGCTGGTGAGTTTAATTCGTTCATTAAGGATGCTTTGTGCGGTTCGAACGCGTCTGACGAAGAGATCCAGCAGGCGCTAGGGACAATTGTAAGTGCGCTCGGAGCAGCCAGCGCAACAACCGAAGAAGAATTAACAGATCTGGGTAGAGAGTTCATCTCTGCTACTGGCGATATGGTCGAACGAATGCCCAGTATTTATGTTCTAGAAATTCTCAGCGGTGAAGGTTCATATGCCGCCCTCCGCGCCGCTGCAGACTTTTATGAAACTTCCGGAACAAGATTTGCACAAAGTTTAGGCAGCGTCCAGGCGGTTCGTACAACTTTTGGAACTTTGGGGCAAACATTTATTGGCGCCGGTGCCATCGACAAATTAAAAGAAGCTTATTTAGAACAACTAAAATGTGTTAATGATGCCGGCCAAGAAATAGTGCCATTTTGTTCTCTTTCTGCCGGCCGAGACGCAATTAAAGATGCCTTCGGCGAACTTGGGTTACCAGATACGGCCACCTCTTCTATGGCAGACGAAGCGGTCTCGGATTTAGACGATGCAATAGCTTCGGCAATCCAAGTGGCCGTATCTAACGGAGACATAAGTCAAATGCCCGGCTTTCCGACAGGCTCTATGGATTCCTGTAATCCAGCAGATCCGGGAAGCATTATTCCGCGTGACGATGAAGCCACCCTGGCAGCAGCAGCACAGCATATTTTAATGGACACGGCGATCTTGAGAACTCAATATGAGGCAGAGCTTAATTCAGACGGTGGCCTATTTGATAGAATTTTATCTGATAAGGATGGTAGCGGCAAGAGTTCACACGATAGACGATTAGAAAGGCTATTGAGAAAGCATATTGCCGGTAATCCCACTGGCATTGCAACATATCTTCGTGATATTATGAAGGGAGAGCGAGAGGACATAACGGCCGGCTCCATCGCGGCCGACAGCACAGTAATTGATTATGGTGGTACTTTTAAATATATAGAATTCGATCCTATTAACGGCGTCGGTCATGGCGCCCTCGACGGCGGCTGGAGCTATAGTTGGGGAAATTCTTTAGAAACATATAACGGAGAAAAGGTATATGCATGGTCATATGGAGATGTTGCAACGGATACCTATGAGTATCGCTCTGAACTTTCTAAAAGTGAGTTAGATGGCTTCACCGACGACGACGGCAACAGTGCAATTTATAGGGAATGGGATGCTTCCAAGGCGTATGAGCCCGATACGGGCACGGGAGAGCCTCCGAGGTTAGCCGATCCCGATGCGGTTTTATATCGCAAATATATAACAGAAAAGCCTGATAAGTGGTATTTTTATCCCGCTCCCGATGCTAGAATGGAATTTTTGGGAACAGACCCTTCGAAGGGGAAGTACTCTTCCAGAGATGCCGGCCAGCCGGCGTTCCACTTCCATTACTGGCATGAAGAGCGCCACGAACAAGAGGAAGCCCCTCCAGAATCCGCTTCAGGCACACCGCTATCTCCATATTATCTATCTGATGAAGAGTTGATGAAAGATATCGCTACCTTGCATATTTTTAAACTAGTTCCAAATGAAGCCGGATTTCCAGATTCACATGATGACTTTGCCGCCTATGAAGTAGGAGAGTACACCCACAGATATCGCAAGGCCCGCGGCTTTTCATTCATGGAAGATCGTGCTTATGGCAATATAGAAACCGAATTCAACGGGTTTGGACCCCAGCAAGACGGCCCAGGCAAGAGTCGTTCTAAAACTGCGCTTGATCCGTTCATTCGGGTTGTACGAAGCCTTGACGATGAGATAATAGAATATATCTCATCGATGGAGCTTGAGATGATAAGCGGTAAAAAACAAAAACCCACCATATGGGCAACAAGCATAATAGATCGATTAGTAGAAGCTATTGGAGAATCTGGCGACACCGACACCGGAACAGTAGACACAACCTCATTGTATGATAAGTTGTACGAAGAGGATTACACAGCTTTATGTAACAGCTTTGTCCAACAATATTCGGCACAGATTACGGACGATGACGATGCGTGGGAAAGCGGCCTGCTTAATTTTGAAATGATCGAATTAACAGAGCAAGAGTGTATAGAATTAGGAATCTCTAAATATAAAGGAGATGATTCGGATAAAAAAGAAATCTCCCTCCCTCGGCGCCGGAAAATGAAAAATCGAGCTGAATATCCATATCGCGAGACCAATGCTGCCGACACGGGCTGGTATAGACCTCAGCCGGCCCCTGGATATGAAGGTCTGGCAGAAAATGTTGATCTTCCACAAGATGAATATGGTTTGGCGGCGTATTATATTCATCAACAATATCAAAGAGGGTGGGCAAGAGTTGCAGATGAATACCTTCCCGGCCCGGGCAATCCTTGCGAAGAACAAATGTCAAAAGATATTTTTGACTGGGCCGACATATCAGATTATAGGACAGAGTCCCGCCGCCAGATGGAAGATGACCCTAGGATATCTTCGGATCCTTCCTGTGTCTGGGATCCTCCGTTCGACAGAGTTAACACGCGCGATGCGAAGGCTGGCCTGGAGAGTTATATAAAGGCTGTTATGAGAATAACGGTGCATGAAAATCTAATTAAAGCTCTACCGGCTTTCAAAAAATTCAATGCAGCAGCAGGGTGTTACGGAGATCTGCTGACGGCATATTTATATACTAATATGAGAGAGGATATATTCCAACACTCTAGAAGAAGGCGGGTATTTGGATCCCGCGGCAGAGTTCAGTGGGGCCATCGGCGATATGATTATAAATTTTTAGAACAATGTTGTAACATGTATGTCCGCGCCGTAGCCCGAGGTGAAATAGAGGCCACAACAGAGACGCTGGATGCTATTGAAAAAATAGACTCTATAAATGAAAAAATATATTACCAACCACACGGAGACTGGTTTAAGGCGAAAAGAAAAGCAGCCAGAAGAAAAGTGTGGGAATATTGTGAACCCTATACAAAAGTGGTGGCACAAGAACTTTTTCAAAATGAGTTTCAACATGCGACAGAAAAATTCTCTAAGTGGTCCTGCGCAGAAGTAGATAATTTACAATTACACTTCATCTCGGGCAGTATGAACATAAATAATGCTCCAACTTCTTGTACATTGACGGATGTTGCTGTTGACTTGCAGGAAAATCGCTTCGGCCTCGAAGGTAGTTATTCTGGCGAATATGCATATTTAGAAAACGGAGGATTTGTTCTTGAAAAATATATAAGGATCCACGACACTGACGATGTGGACACCTTTTTACTCACTGCAATCTCGCGAGAGGATCATTTATACGGAATTGTCAATTTAGATGAGTGGAATTCTTGGTTATCGGACCAATCTTATGAAGATAACAAGATATCTGACCATTTCGCCGGCTGGTCCTATGGTTTGAGATTGTCATATATACCAAGCTTCCATGGCGACTCCGCGCTTGAATCCGTATGCGCTGAAATTTCAGACGAAGTATCATTGAAACACAAGGCCTTTAATCTTGAACAAATACCGCGGGAGAAAGGGGATGATATTACCACCCCGGCGAGCCAACCGGTAAATTTAATACCTATAACATCTACGGAAATTGAAATCCCAACCGATCTTTTCTTGGGCGACTTTGATGTTGTTGAAAATTATGATATAGAATGTTTAATGTCACAACTTTTAGAGGAAGTGGAATTTAGAACCTTATTCGAATATGTATTTCCTCTTGATAGATTTTTGTCTCTTCCAACAATATATATGATGCATACATTCTTACACTCAATTGGCCTGGATGATGACTGGTATCAAGATGGTGAAGCTACCGATGAAGATTTGGACCCATGGGAAGGAGGAGCTATCATGAGTTGGATGCGTCAACGACAACATAGAGAAGGCGGCCCGGGCCTAAAGTCCGGAGACTGGTGGAAGTTCACCCCGGGCTTGAAAAAACTTACAAGCTTTAGAAACTGGGACAAGAGAGCCTTTCCCAAGACAAAAGAGTCTTTAAGCGATCTTTTTATGTCGGAATATGATTTTAGATCAAAACTTTTTAGAAGGTGGAAAATGCCAACATTTAGTATTAACTTTAATTTTCCACCATTTGGTATCAATTTCGGCCGCGGCTGGTTTGCAAATAGGAGGTACCCTGGACCTGACTGTGATGATGAACCAGGCCGATTTGCCTTACTCGCTGCATATAACCGAGGTTAAATATTAAAAAGCTCCTATTTATTTAAAGGTAAACTAATATGTCACAACTTTATGGATATTCACCGAGAATTTTGCCATTTAAAAGGGATTCTCGAACAGGGTTTAGTCAAAACTTGACACTTGAACAGGTGGCAATACAGAATTTTATTAATCTTGTTCTGTGCGCACCTGGAGAAAGAATTATGTATCCTACTTTCGGCGTGGGCCTGAGAAACTATTTATTTGAAATGAATATTGCATCTACAAGGCGGAAAATTAAGTCTTCAATAATAAGTCAAGCTGGCACATATATGCCATATATTAAGATAAAAGAAATTAGTTTTCAAGGAAGTAACGAGGACAGAAATCTATTAAAAATTAATATAATTTTCTTTATAGTTTCTACTGAACAGGTGACTGGTATGTCTTTTGCTCTAGATACTGGGAAAGGGACCTATAAGATTATAGAGTATGGGCGCGAGCATGCCGGCGATCATTGGCCGAATTTAGAGCATTATGATCCTGAAAATTATTCGAAAGAAGAAGAGCAATTTGACGATAACGACTTTCCCTCTGGTTTGGATGATGCCGAAGAATATAATCGCCGCCGAGACACCAGCAGGAAGTCGAGACCGACTCCTCCACCACCTTTGGGCACACCAACTTACTGATAGATATCAACTCCACTAGGAAACCAACATATGTCAACAAAAATAGTACCAATAAACTATACAAGTCGAGAATTTAATTCTATTAAAGCAGATTTAATGGAATATGCAAGAAGATATTATCCCGACACATTTCAAGACTTTAATGAGGCCTCCTTCGGCGCTTTAATGGTAGATACCGTAGCATATATTGGCGATGTGTTATCATTTTATATAGACTATCAAGTAAACGAGTCTTTTTTAGATACGGCTGTAGAGTTCAATAATGTTATGCGCATAGGCCATCAGCTTGGCTATAAGCGTCAAGGAAATCCAAGTAGTTTTGGCGAAACATCGCTTTATCTATTGGTGCCTGCAAACGCAACCGGCCTCGGGCCCGATGTTGATTACTTGCCAATAGTAAAAGCAGGAAGTCCCATGACCTCTACATCTGGAGGAAAGTTTGTTTTGACTGAAGATATAGATTTTTCAAATTCAAGCGTCGAAGTGGTAGTGGGTAAGGTAAATAAACAGACTGGAATTCCAACACATTATGCTATAAAAACTACTGCCAAGATTGCTTCCGGCGCATTTAGAAAAGTAAAAAAAACAATAGGCGCTCACGAAAAGTTTAAGAGAGTAAGGGTGGGAAATAAGAGTATAACAGAAATTGTTTCTGTAAAAGATTCGGAAGGCAATTCATATTTTGAAGTAGAACATCTATCGCAAAATACCATATATGTACCTATAGTGAACAACAATGCGGATAAAAGAGAAGTTACCAGTATATTAAAGCCTATTTTAGTACCTCGTCGATATACCGTAAAAAGAACTGGAAATTCTTTATTTTTACAGTTTGGATATGGCTCTGAATCTGAACTCACATCAAGGAGTGTAAAGGATCCTCGCAATGTTGTGATGAACATGCACGCTCGCGAATATATTACAGATAAAGAGTTTGACCCCTCTAAACTGGTGAAAACGGATAAATTTGGAATATGTCCATCGAACACAGCGCTATCAATAACATATAGAATTAACAGTCCATCAAAAACGGCCACTGCAGCAAATACTATTCGAGCTTCAAAAGCAATGACCTTTAGGTTTCGAAAGGCACACACACTAAGTGCTTCGAAAATGTCAGAAGTAAGAAATTCTATAGACGCCTCTAACGAGATGGCAATTTCTAGCGCCGCACCAGAAACTTCCTCGTCAGATATGAAAAGAAGAATTTTAGGACACTTCGCCACACAGAACAGGGCAGTCACAAAGCAGGATTATTTGTCTTTGTGTTACACCATGCCTGGAAGGTTTGGTTCGATCAAAAGAGCAAACATAGTTCAAGATGCAGATTCTTTTAAAAGAAACCTCAACTTATATGTGATCGGAGAAAACATAAATACACATTTATCACCTTTGACGGCCACGGCTAAAACAAATTTAAAAATTTGGCTAAATCAAAATAGAATGGTAAACGATACAATTGATATTTTTGATGCTAAAGTAGTCAATTATGGAATACAATATACTGTAAAGGCGATCCCCGGCGCCGATAAAAATGCTATTCTATCCAGATGCAATCGCCTACTTGGTTCTACTTTCGCCGGAAGATGGAATGTTTTAGACATATCCGAACCATTATATATTTCAAAAATTTATACTATTTTAAATCGGCTTACGGGCGTCTTAGATGTTAAGAGTGTTAAAATAATACCAAAAGAGGGTACCTTATATTCTAGTGTTGCATTCGACTTTACAGATCGTAAAGCCGCGGACGGCACTCATATATCGGTACCGGAAAATGTAATATTGGAATTAAAATATCCAAACTTAGATATTGAAGGAACTGTTAAATAATGGCAATTAAAAGATATTATGCTACAGCAGATACAACAATCACCAATGCCTATAAAACGGATCTTAGTACTAGGGGCACTGGCTCTAATATGGGAGCCTCAGATATTCTTGAAGCTTTCGTGCTGTATGGACAAGCTTCGTCATCTTCCGGCCTGTCAGCAGAGAAATCTAGAATATTAATTAAATTTCCTACCGCCGACATGTCATCAGACCGAACCGCAGGGACAGTGGCCGCTAGCGGAAGTGTGAGTTGGTATTTGAAGATTTATAATGCACCACATTCGCAAAATGTGCCAGACAATATGTATTTGTCCATAAATCCAGTTACGACTGACTGGAAAGAAGGCCGCGGCCTGGATATGGAAACATATTCTTATAGCGGATCTGCCAACTGGCTTGCTGCAAAAAGCTCATCCGCCTCCGGCGTAACTACTTGGACTAACAACGGGGGCGATTGGACAGAGGTCGGTAAATATGGACAAATAACTGCCTCTTTTGGCACAGGCACAGAGGACATTGAAATAGATATTAGTTCTATAGTTGAAGACGGTTGGCTCAAATCCAGTGGAGGAATAACAAATTATGGCTTAATGATTAAGTTCCCAGAACACGGCGAAACAGCGATTTCTTCTTCATATACGAAAAGGTTTTTTTCCCGAGAATCTCAATTTTTTTACAGACGCCCGGTTATAGAAGCTCGATGGAATTCTACTGTAAAAGACGATCGTAGTAACTTTTATATAAGTAGTTCGTTAGCTAGCTCTGAAAATATTAATAATTTGTATCTTTATAATTATGTAAGAGGTCAGCTGAAAACAATCCCGTCGGCAGAACTTGTTACTGTCGCCTTATATTCTGGCTCCGCAGGCCCTGATGCAACTCCATTACAGATTAAAAATTCAAGCGATACTTCTGTATATGTTGTCACTGCCTCCGAGGGCTCGACAGGGATTTATAAAGCTCAAATAATGTATACCGGATCCGTTAAGACTACTGAATCGCTATACGATGTTTGGTTACTCGGATCCGATCCAGGCGGAGCTAGCTCCTCAGATAGAAGGGAACAAATACACACTGGCTCTGCTATCGATCCTAAGAGATTTGATGATGGCCATGCTTGGACCGCGGACCCCACCCCGCAATATATAATGTCCCCGGTGAACATGAGGTCGACATACTCTATAAACGAAAAAGCAAGGTTTAGATTTTTTGCTAGAAAAAGAAATTGGAATCCCACCATTTATAGCAAGGCTATAGCGACCTTGGATAGTGAAATAATTGAAAGCGGCTCCTATAGGATATTCAGAGTAGCAGATGGATTCGACGCCATTCCATATGGAACGGGCTCCACCGCGCATACACGAATGTCATATGATTCATCTGGTAGCTTTTTTGATATTGATTTATCTATGCTTGAGCCGGGATATTCTTATGGCGTACAATTGGCATATTATAATGGATCTTTAGGGGGCTGGGTCGAAATGCCCTATGAGTTTAAATTCAGAGTAGAAGAGCCATAGAACAGTAATTTATTATGAGTATTAAAAAACTATTTTCAAAAGAAAAAACAAATCAGGTTGTAGCCTCAAAGACAGATAAGACTCATACTGAAGATGTAGAGTCAGAAAGGCTGGTTATAGCAAAAGACGATAACAGCAAAAGGTTCTTAACGCATGTTAGGTATCATCCCGCTTCAGCCTCCAATTTTGCAATATATGGCTCTGCTAAAAAATATTATAACGATGCTCTGTACAGAATTTATGAGCAATATCCGTACGACGGGACACTGGCAGAGAAAACACAGTGGGAGCTTTCTTCTTCCCAACTAGATTTATATATATTTGAAAATCTATATCCACGAACAAACGGATATGCTAAAATATGTTCTACAACTTCTGGGTGGGGCACACTAAATGGCTCCATAACATCTGATTACGGATTGCCGGAAACGATTGAATATATACAGTTATTCGGCGGACCCCATACCGGATCCGGCGACTCGCTTGTTGAACAGTTTTATACACACAAGCCGGGTGTTGGCTCTAATATTTATCAAACTTATAGTGAATTAACAGCGTCTATTGGTAATACAGAAGTTGGTTCAAGAGAGTCTAATTTAAAAACTAACTTAGATGACGGCGTCACTGTCGAATTTTGGCTCAAAAAACCAACATTTACTACTTCAAAGACTGTAAAGGAAGTTATTTTTGATTTATGGAACGGCAATACTGTCGGCACCGGCGATTATGGACGGCTGCTGATTGAAATGAAGGGAGACGCCTCGGCCTCTCCTTTTGTAATTACTTGCGCCTCTGGCTCTTCGGGCTTTACAAGGCAATCAATCGGCACCAGCTTAACGACTTCCTCGGTTGAAGATTGGGCACATTATGCATTTACATTTAAAAATAAAGATTCAAAAATAAGAAGTCGTTTGTATGTTGACGGAGTTTTAAATCATGAAACAGAATTAGGTTCTAATATATCCGAAATAACAGGTTCTCTAATTGCAAATATCGGAGCCCTGAGAGCAAGCCCGGTTTCTGGTGTGAGTTTAACAGAAGGCGCCGGAAAACTATCGGGCTCGATAGATGAGTTTAGGTTTTGGAAAACAGAAAGAGATCACAAAAGAATTGGTCAAAACTACTGGAGACAAGCAAATGGCGGCACCAATACTGATACTGCAAATATAAAACTTGGCGTTTATTATAAATTTAATGAAGGAATCACCGGAAATAAAAAAATAGATCAAGTCGTATTAGATTATTCCGGAAGACTAACAAATGGCCAGTGGGTAGGCTACCCGGGCTCTACAGCCCGAGCTACAGGCTCAGCGATGATCGAGGCCTCTGCAACATTAAAAGAATTTTTAGACCCAATTATATATACGGAACATCAAGATGTAGCTGATTTGAAATATAATCTTGAAGAAAGCGGCTCGTTCTGGGATCAAAGCAATAGCACGATATTGTATAACTCATTGCCCGCCTGGATCACAGAGTATCAAGAAAATAGTCAGCATGAAGATTTAGAGAATGTCGTACAAGTTGTAGCTTCTTATTTTGACAAACTACACTTACAGATTGCGAACATTAATCGACTCAAAGATACTAATTATCTATCTGCTAGTTTAAAGCCGCTTTCCTTTGCAGATCGCTTGTTAGAAAACTATGGAATGCCGACGGCAGAAATTTTTGCAAATGCGGAAATAATAGAGAAAATATTATCTAAAAGTGAAACACAGAACTTTGAGCTTGAACTATACGATATAAAAAATCTTATATATCATAACATATACAATAACCTTGTTGGGATCTATAAAGCAAAAGGAACAGAAAAGGCATTTCGAAATTTAATTCGTTGTTTTGGTGTAGATGATGAGTTAATTAAATTAAACTTATACGGCGACAGCGTTACTTACAAGTTCGAAGATAACTACAAAACAACAGCAAAAATAAGAAGATATGCCAATTTTAATGGATTGGGCCTAACCCAAGGAACTGTATATCAATACCCGGAGTCAGGCAACACTAATGCTCTTGGGTATATATCGGGCTCTGATTCTAATGACAAAGAGGCGCATTTTGGCTCTACATTAGAAGTAGAAACCTTTTTTCCACTCCAAGCTAAACCACAAGATCCTGGATATTTTGAAACCACCTTTACGGATGTTTCCCTGTTCGGTATGCATACAGTAGGATCAGATGCAAGCAGTTACAGTATTCCAGATCCGGATCCGGCTAGTTTTTATGTAATGGCAGTCAAGCCCGAAGCTATGTCGACAGACGCATATTTTATGCTAACCTCTTCGACTACCTCTGGAATACCATTGCTGACAAGCAGCACTTTTATTGATGTTTATAATAACGAGAAGTGGAATTTTGCAGTAAGAATTAAACCGGATAACCATCCGAGAACCGATGGCATGAAGACCGAGGTGTCTGAAGGTTATACCATAGAGTTTAGAGGAGTAAACAATACGCTAGATATTACACAAAAAGAATTTTACCTTACATCTTCTCTTTCGGAGACAGCGGCAAGAAACTTTTTATCTTCTTCAAAGCGTGTTTTCATAGGGGCCCACCGAACCGACTTTACGGGGGATGTAATAACTTATTCTGATATCGAAGCCGGAGCAGTTAGATATTGGACAAATTACATAGACGACTACACTTTTCTGTCTCATGTGAAAGATTTAGATTCTTATGGAACTAAGAATCCATACAGAAATACGACCCTATTACATTCAGAAACAGAAAATATCCGCATCCCAGAGATTAAAACTTTGGCTTTAAATTGGGATTTCGATACACTCCAAGAAGCGGACTCTAGTGGACAATTCACAGTACCGGATGCTTCCTCTGGTTCGGCAAGCTCAGAAGAATATGGGTGGGTAGGCAATATTACTAAATACCAACATACCGGCCGCGGCTATGGGTTCCCCACAAGCTCCGAAAAAGCAATAATGGAACGCTATATTAATTCAGCCAAACAGCAGCTACCAGAAGTAATAAATAGCTCCGACATGGTGAGCATTAGAAGAGAAGATGATAATCAATTTACAAGAGAGCATCGTCCGATAAGGTTTTATTACGCAATAGAAAAAAGCATGTACCAGACAATATCAGAAGAGATGCTGAACATGTTTGCTACAATTATAGATTTTAATAATCTTGTCGGACAACCAGTTAATAGATACCGACAAGAATATAAAGCCATGGAGAAGTTGAGGCAGCTATTCTTTGAAAGGGTTTCTAATACTCCGGATTTAGATAAATATGTAGAGTTTTATAAATGGATTGATCACAACCTTAGTGAAATGATATCTGCTCTAGTTCCGGCCTCCGCAAACACATCTGATGGCCTGCAAACAATAATAGAGAGCCACATATTAGAAAGGAACAAATACTGGAATAAATACCCGACCATAGAGATGAAGTCAGACCCTCCTACTGCTGGCCTCCGCGGGATCAATGAACAGTTATATAATTGGAGATTTTCTCACGCTCCCGTCTCTGACACAAGCAATCAACTTGCAAATTGTCCATGGTGGTACGAGCGCGCCGAACGCGACGGACCAGCTGCTTCTGGAGACTCCACCATTGATAGTGCAAGGGAAACAATAAGAAAGATCACAGGCCTACATCGTGACGAGTATAGAAAGGTTTCTACTATAGATAACACTGTATACAGCGGCTCTGTATTCGCGACTAGCAGATTTACAAAGCCATATAGAATGAATATAGAAAAGACAAAGATGATTCATGGCGGAACAAATTATGTACATAGTAAAAATATAGATATTGCCAGAACAGCTACGCTGCCTCTAGGATTTGACAACGACGCAGGATTCCCAGTCAATGTAGTCTTATTCGATGATATACATGTTAATAAGTCTGCAAAACATGTACTCGATTCTGATCCGTCAAGAAGGGTCTCTGGCCGCCGAGAGCCAACTTGCACTGATGGCACTGAGTCTGTGTGGCCACATAATAAATATAGATATGATTATAAAGCAAGATTGTTGAGAGATTTTGGAGAAGGAGAAATACACTCCGGCTCACACCCGCCAGAATATTTTACGACCATGAAGGGCGAATATGTCGCACCATTCAACCTATATTATACAACACTAACTAATACTTTTCATTCTTATATACAAGAGCGCTTTAAATCTAATTTGACCATAACGAACTTACATGCAGATACATATGGAAGCAACAATGAGGAGCCAATGCAGGGACCATTTACCTATACTCATGTAGGTGGCCGGCAAAATAGACATGTTGCGTTAAACACTGGAGAAGACAATTATGATAACCGAGCAGAAGCTTGGAAAATTTTGATTGGCCCTACAAAAGCTGCAGCAGAAGATGCTGCGTTTGAAACCGATAAAACTTGTGATGAAACTCCTAGCTTCTCGCCAGATCCATATATGCTTGGATTGGTCGGCCCGGATTATCCATGGCCCCTACAAAGTTATGACTCCGGATCCACCACTTGTGGTGCTGGAAGTATTCGTCCTGTAGATCGCCCTAGGGCGACATTGTTAAGAAATGCTGGCGCTAAGCGCCCAGTGAATATTAGAAATATTAAATTTGGCACAGGCTCTGTTTCTATAGGAAATTATCAAAAAGAATACGAAATTGTACAAGTCCCTGGCCGGCATCTAAATAATACAGCACTCATCGCTGCCGAAGGGTTTAATGTAACTGGTAGCGGGACAATTGATTATGCCGCAGACGAGTACCTCACAGATGTTTACGGATATCATAACCCATCGAGAACCCGAAGGGCTCATGTCGTTGTTTCTCGGTTTAGTGCCCCAGGCTCTCATGAACAATCTGGCGGGCCAAACGGAGGTTTCGGTCTAGATTTGGAATCTGGTCAATTTTCTATTTATGATACGATGAATTATCGCAATTCGTTGATAAGGGGCCTAGGCCGCTGGCCAAACGGAGTTAGAGAACTTTTAAGCAACCACACAAGACAATTTGGCCACTTAAGCGATCAGATGAATATATCTAATGGCGCCTCGGTAGATCCGGGTGATACCATATTGTCATCTTCAGCAAACTCTCTAGATTATAAAGGTCGCGCGAATTTCCATAAAACGAATAGAAACTCTATCAAAAGAATAGATTTTAAAGATCCGACTTGTGCAGCGACCACCTATGAATATAATACAAAAGCAGTTCAATGGGACTCAAATGCCACTGCGTCTTCGGGCCAATTTGAAGGATTTATCTTGGTGCAAATACCAGACTATCCTAGTTCGGGCAAGCGATATCAGGCCGCCCATATGTTTTATGCAAATGCTGTCGTAGAAAAATCGGATGGCTATTACCTTACAGCAGGCTTGTCTTTTGGTTCGGTCAGCTCAGGAACGGCAATTGGAGTCGTTCCCGAGTCTGCAACCAAAATCACTGCCGGCACAGAACGGCCGCAGTCTTATTTAAATCCTGCCTCTGGCGAAGTGACAAAAGTTGAAACCGGCACGGACTATATTGAGGGCCTAACTTACGATAATAATATAAAAGTAAAAGATACGCCAATGTCTCTTAATGCTTTTGCTAAAGAGTGGTCTCTCTCGGCCTGGATCTATCCAAGCGCCGGCAGCTATCATCGGGGAATTCTATCGTTAGGACATCTCGGAATAAGAGATTTGAACGGAACTACTGTAAACCTACCAACTACAGAAGCTGGTACTCCAACTACAAATCCTGCTGCTCGAAGGGTGGTTTATTTAGACAACAGCAATAAGGTTGTTGTTGAAGTATCATATATTCGCGAAACCACCCCAGCATCGGGAACTTCTTATTGGACAACATACTATGGAAAATGGCGCACAAACAATGCAGTTAGCTTAACTGCGTGGAGCAATATCGTGGTCGCGCATAACACACTGGCGATTAACACCTCGGGCCAGCCGCAAGGTCCGGAAATTTATATTGATGGTACTATACAGACCTTAACGGAAGTCTCCGTGCCCCCGGTTGATTCTGTTGCTGTCCCTCCAAATGGAGCCATTCTTATAGGCCAAGCAACACAAGTTGGTGGAGGCACCACCACATATAACTGGAACGGCCGCATGGACGAAGTAGTGCTGTGGCCAAAACAGCTAGATTCTGCCGACGCGTCATATTTGGCGCACGCCCCAGCGCCGTTTGTTATAGAGGATCACCCCAATTTTTCAGCTTGCGCCATGTGGTTCCGCATGGGCGATGGCGAGTCGGGGACAAATTCAGATGCGATTTCTGGCACCGGCGCAAAAGATCCAGCAAACAGAATATGGGACATGTGCACAAATGTGAGAGCCTTCAACGGAACTCCGTCTAGCCATCTATCAACTACGCTTACAGACACTTCTTCGGATCAAAGCACCGTTTCCTTGCGCCTCCCTGGCAAAACAGTGCATGAGGAGAGATGCGATTTTAATACAGGTTCGATGCACGATAACTGGTATATCACTCATGAGATACCTCGCAGCGAACCTCAATATCTATGGATTTCCGGCTCTAGTTTGAAAGACAGCAACGGAACCTCACTGGATGGAAATGGCCACGGCGTTTTCGGACACCTCCACACATCAGGGCTGATCCCGGCCAGACCCTTTAGTAGTCGTACAGGTTCTGCATATGTGCCGGCAATAGAGTTTATAACCGGAAGTAATTTTGGTTCCGCCTATGGCGTCTGGGGGGCCTCCGGCACCAGTCCAAGTAGGAAGTTTGGCTTGAATCTCAATGGAACCACTTCCGGAAGTCTAATATTTACACCATTTAACTTAAACATTAACACATACGAGCCTATGACTGGCTCTGGTAATTATCTGGGATATCCTCTAAACGACGGAACAACAAGCGCCATCGGCGCCGCCGGATTTACAAACTCTGCTGAATATATTAATAGTAATATAGTCAGCGATGGCCTCGCGATGGATACCGACGAAGAAGGGAACAACAAGCCAACAGGAGAGGCGGGGATATTAAACGCCATCTTGTTGAGCCGGCAAGGGCCTTATGGGTGGCCTTCATGGAAACAAGTCCGCGGCGCCGAACATAGGATAACCAGAGATCAACGAAAGAACAACATCATAGCTATTGTCGATGACCCGCCGCACATCACAATTCAAACAACGATACCTCAAAATCCGGTCGGCTCATCGGATCCTGATGAATTTGCAATCTCTGCGGCAGATCTGCAGCTTCCGGATATTGTAGTGGAAGAGACGATTGTAGGGTTGTCACACGGCGCCGGAATAACCAGATACACTGAACGGCCGATTGTTTATAATCGTCCAATGACGCATGTTGTTGATAACCGAACCGTTATAACACATACATATAGAAACAACATTTGTATGTATTCTAATCAAGAAATCAACAATCGATTGGGCTTATCCGAAAACGCAAGTACAATGTATGATTCGCTTGTCGAACAGTATACTGCCGCCACTCCGGAGATAACTTTTAATTATTTAGCATATTCCGAAGGAGTATACCCAAAAGAAACAAACAGGTATGATAATTCTGTCCGGATTCGCGAAAATTTCATGTTCAACTGGCACAGCAGAAGAGAATTGCGAGGAACAACAGTTAACCCTCCCGACTGGGCCCCCGGCGGAGAATCCGGCGATGCTCCCTATGCGCGTCTTCAGTATATTGTACATCCGCAATCTTTTACAGCATTTAGAAATTCTCAAGGATATCCAAATCCATCATCCGACAAGCTTGGAGGATTTTTCTATCAGAACGAGGGCGAGAAATATGCCCACAGTATTTGGCCATTAGATGCAACCTCCGATGGCCCCGGCCCTCGCCGCGGCCCATCTAAGACAGGTCCGGACAAAGGTTGGCCAATTGAGGACTGGTGCACAAATGCGAAGCGCGCCGAGGTTCACTTTTCCCGCGGAACATACTCCAGCGGATCCGGAGAGCTTCAGAATTATTATGTACAGCTTAGAGGCACGATGTATAGCGGATCCGGCAACAACCTACAGGATCTACAGCAAGCCTCCTGCTATAAAGACTCCCTAACCCCTGCCGCACAATATCACAGGCGCCATACAATCGCAACAACAGGATCTGCGGATCAGTGGCGATATGGAGTTAGAGGCATGACTGCCGAGTCTCTATCTTCCGCCGGCGCAACTGGAACTTCACCGCGTAAATTTACGATGAGTGGTTCTTCCTTGGACTGGTTTTGCCATACAAATGATGGCACTCACGATGGTTGGCAGGTTTTTGGAGGAGAAACAGATTGGGAAGTTCCACACCAATCGGGCAAATACCCATTTTATGATTCTTATAAGGAGTATGCAGCAGGGGATTTGAGACTTAGAGCTAAAGACTGTAGCATTGTACCAGAATTCAGGATTAGCGAATATATTCCATATTATATGTTAGAAAAAGGCGGAGATTGGCTAGCCGAAAACACGGGCTCCCTTTCCTTAACGGGCTCCTCTCAAGCAGACTCGTCTACAGAAGATTTTTATAAAATTTATAGTCACTCAGATTTCATGAAAAAGTTTGATATTATCGACAAGGATCATGAACCCTCCACTGGCGGGCCATCTAAGATTGAACTTAGATGTACGGCACATCTTAAGCTTTTGCCGTACGACGGGTTTTACCCGGCCCAGAGAACCGTCCAGCTGGCTTCTATATTTTCACAATCTTATGGTCCAAGCTTATATGAGATTAAAAATAAACTTGCAACATCCGCGGCAGGCACATTAACGGGCCAACTTAATACAGGTCGCAGTAGAGCCTTTACCCCTCTTGATACAGATCCGCTCCGCGATCGCGGAGCATATTGGTCTGTATATATGCGTCCATTTTTTGCTCCTGGAATAATGTTCAACAGCATTAAATCTGGAATCGCTGTCGACTATCCCGTTATGACAGGTTCGTTTAAGGTACACAAAAATCCTAGAATGGCTAGACCCGGCACTAGTTTAATTGCAACTGCGGCACCAAACAATACCTCAGCAGCAGTTAATCTTACTGCTAGTGGATTTTACATAGCAGAACCTAGATTCCATCACAGGATACCATTTGAGGCTATTGTAGAGCCGCAGCAATATATTGTTGATTTACCAATTACTAATATGGAGCCACATCCTTCAGGCTCACTGGAACTGCCAATTACTGGGGCCGTTAGCTCGACGCATAACGATCTCTACAAAATGGCAGCAAACAACTTTTTTGCAGAAGTGCCTGAATTTTTCTTACAAGAAGGAAACTTTAGTTCTATTTCTTCACTTCCAGAAGGGCACCAACAGTTTGGCCAGGTCACAGAGATGGATATTAGTACGGGTAAGAAATTTGCTGCGCTCATAAAATTAACAAAGAGCGTTAAAGGACACGAAAATTATAATCCCTTAAGTGCAAGTTACGACACAAGCGAATATGCTAATCGCGCCGGCCAGATGAATGTGGAGAGGCTAGGTACGGACGAGCCGGTGCCTCACCCCTGGTCTCTTGGCGAGCCGACAATTAATATGTATAGTAGACCCTCGGCGTTTGGGCCCCCATCAATTGGTTTGTGGGGCTCTAATGCGGGATTCAATCTCCCATATACGCCCCCATATTATGACGGCGGCGCCTGGGCATACTTAGAGTTTGAGCCTAAAATGGGAGCAAAACAATATACTTTAGATGAGATATTGGAAAATACAAAAGTTACATATACAAGAACTGGCAAACAAGCGGTCACGCGAAATTGGGGAGACAATCGTGCCGCAGCAGCCGGCGAAACTGACGCCAAACATGTTCCCAATTGGCCATGGTCAAGGCCTGTTACCTATGATGGTTCTACGGCTTTAAGTGCTAATGACAAATCATTAACAGACGGCGAAGGAAATATAATAGATAAAGTTAATGAAGGTTATGATCCGTTCCCGCAGGGTAGAGATTTGGCTGACGACAATGCGATGCAAATATCGGCATCCCTTAACATAATGCAAAAAGCGGAAGTTAGCGCGATTGAATACGATCCGGCTACCGGAATGCCATATAGCGCTACTACATCTATAAATCAAAAAAGCGCCTGGGTGATACAAACTAAATTTGAAACACCAATATTAAATTTTCAAAAATCTTCTAGCGTCGGCAGAGCATATGCAAAAGAATCTTCTGCATATGGTATGTGGCACCAGTATGGAACATACCCCGCATCCGCCAGTGTCGGAATATTTATGCAAATTGAAGATGTTCCAAGCAGCTTTTTAATAAGGGGTCTGGGTAAAACTCCAAATGACGCCTCTTTAGTTGGATCATTGACTGATTTAGTGGGATTTGATACGACTCCTGTTAAGCTAGGGAAGCCTGCTTCGAAGAAAACTATTTCCGAAGCTCTCGTCGCCGTCCCATTTATTGAAAAAGATGGTGAAAGACACTTCTTTGAAATACCAAGAAGAATGGTTGACGAAGCTGCGGGAATCTTGAGCATAGAGCCGATGTCGGACATCTCCGAATCGTTACCTCCGGGAGACTCAATAACAGACATGGTTGAAAAAATGCAGAAATATGTATTTCCCCCAAAAATGGATTTTATAACAAACAGTGATGTTCAACCTTTCGCCATGTATGTATTTGAATTCTCTGTAGATCTGGAGCAGCAAGATTTAACTGATATTTGGCAAAATGTGTTACCAGAAATTGGAAGAAGTTATCAAACACAAACAAAGACAGTTTCACATGAACTGGCAGTAAACGAGTTGATGGGATATGATTCTTCCTTTACTGGTAAAAAGATGCAAGACAAATTACAATGGATGGTCTTTAAGGTGAAGCAAAAAGCTCAGAAAAATTATTTTGACAAAGTTCTTGGCGAAAGTCATGGCCAGTCTGGACACATAGATACACAAATGAGTAATTTTGTTGTTGTCCGCAGTGCAACGCAATCAAAATTAGTTCCGCTAGATTATAGTTATAACTGGCCTTACGATTATTTTTCATTAATTGAATTGGCTAAGATCGATAGCACCGTTGAATATGGAGAACATCCCCTTAAAATTTTAGAGCAATTGCAAGCAACCGCAGGCAATACCGCGCGACCGACAATTACGGAAGAAGAATAAGATATGTCATTTTTTAATAAAAAAGAAGAAGTTTTACAAATTAAATTAACTCAATATGGCAAACACTTATTGTCAAAAGGAAAATTTAATCCGACATATTATGCTTTTTTTGATGATTCTGTTTTATATGATACAGAGTGGGCATTTTACGAAGAGCATCAAAACGAAGCAGAAGAGAGAATTCAAGACAACACTCCATCTCTAAAAGTACAGCACATCTTCGCCGGCGCGGAAACTAACATCAAAAAGCTAACAAAAAATCCAGCGACAGCCCTGCAGTATTGGGAAAAGGATTTGCCATATTCTCAGCACACAGAAGATAAACACTATTCGATTGTAGCTACTCCTTTGGGAAGATCTAGTTATGGCATACAAGAGGCACCATCGTTTACCGTCAATTTTTTAATTGGAGAAATGACAGGTTCGTCGTATTATCTGACCGGTTCCCACCAAACACTAAAAATACCTCAGTTAGATATTGATTTAACATATGAAACTTCTTTTTCTTTCGAAGAAGACGCCCCGCAGTTATCAAATATTCTGTTACGCGGACCAGCCGGTATCGAATTGGGCGGAACTTTTCCGGACGGAAGCAAAATTAATGTTACTGAAAAGCACCTATTGTTGGAAATAGTTGAAAATAATACTGAATTTTCTAATAAAAACTTTGATATTGAAGTATATGAAATAGAGGAAGAGGAAGTTAACAATTATAAAACACCCGGAATCGATAGTCCGCGGAAAAAATTTAATTTGTTGCCACTGTCATTCATCCGGCCTCGCGAAAATATTATTAATAATATCTTATTAGACCCGATAGAAGAAGAAAACGATTTGGATTTAAATTTAGATTCTACTTACATACGACATTATTTTGACATATATGCAGATGGCGGAATCGATTCTGCATTAATGTGCAGTGCATCCACCGGTGAAAAGGTTGAAGAAATGTATGATGAATTTGGATTTGAGTGCCCTGAAGACACCGGAACTGGCACCACGAATGAGGATTCGAATGTTTTTAATGATAACGATCAAGAGGCGTGTGATTAACCATGGCCATAAGAAAAAATGTTGTAACAGAAACAGTAAAAAGGCGAAACGCCTCATATCAAGAAACAGAATCTGCTGCGTCCGATGAGTTTATAGAAAATTACGAATTTGAAGAACAAGACAATACAGAAAGCGGCGCCGTCTCTGCCGCATACGATGTATATGATCTTGACAGCCTACCTTATGTGTCGATTACAAAAATTGCTTTAGAACCGACGGGCGGAGATATAATGCCAGAAAACAATCCTCATATTGATGATGTCGACGGCGCTAATATAACAGTCGACGAATATGGCAATGTAGAATTTGTATCCAAGGGAATTGATTATTTGACAAAAACGGTATCTTCTTCGGGTCTGCTGGTTAACTTGCAACTTTCTATGAAAGAAATAATTAAGCCAAATGACGCAACATATACGAGAGCGGACGGTAGCGTTTTAACGGTTACCTCAGCCCCGGGAACCGGCACATGGTATGATAATCCTGAATTTTTAAAATATTTGAACATTCGCATACTAGAAAGCAGGCACCCCAAGTTGACAGAAGAGATCCGAACCGGCCGCTATGGATTGAACCCTAAAGATTACTCGGATACTGGATTTAGAAAATATGCAACAGAAAATATAATTTCAATTGAAAACGAGATTAATAAAGATATTAACAAATATGAATTTTTTTACAATGCCGATGGCAATAAAATATATGATATAACGCTCGAAACATCTTTTTATCATAATAAGACGGATCCGGCTCATCTTAGCTATTTTATACAAACTTTTCTCGATGTAGAACAAATTTCGGCAGATTATGGATGTGGCTCTGGAAATATACAAGCAATGGGCCTAGAAGAGAAGTCGGGAACAATTGCAGCAGAACAAGTGATAAATAAGAAAAAAGTTTCAAGAAATAGTTTTATTTTTTATACTTCAGATAATAAAATATGGATAGGTCCCGTACATCGCCGTGATCCCGGAGGCTTTTATTCTGGCATTGACGCGTCCAGCCCGCGCAGCGGACCTTTAAGAAGGGTGGTTGTGAGTAATAGCAAAATAGAAGACCTTAGAGATGAATTAAGTTTGGAAAGAGCCGAAATAGAATTTTCTATTATAGAAAATGAATTGTTAGACCTAAAACTATCTTCATTAGAAAGATCTACAGCAGATGTACAGAGAATGTCAGAATATTTTTCAGAGTTTCACAACACAAGAGATAGATCCGGCCGCTGCCGCGGCCTCTTCGCATTAAACTATCAAAAAATCCTGAGAGATAAAACTGAATTTGGAAAGATGTTTATGAATAAGAATTTGTCTGTTGTCGAGGGGCTGATAAACTCATGTAGACTTTCTTATATAAAAATAGTTCGCGAGAGAGTTGAAGACTTAGATACTCTTAATAGGGTGGGCTCGATTGTTAGAGGGAGGGTCTTATTTGGTTCAAATCAGTTAGAGGGTACGGTTGTAAATTCCGTGCCTAAAAAAACTGTTGTTTATTCATCCGCCACCGCTGGCCAAAAAATCAAAACATATAATAGAAAGGTCACCTCCACTGGCCAAGCTGTCGAAACAATCAATAAAGACAAGAGTATACAAGCGGATTTAACCACAGAAGCGACTATAAAAGAAATAGATGTTTATCCAACAACCGAAAAGGATATAAGACATTTTGCCTTTTCTGATCATGAAATATCATTAGCCACTGACGGGCTTTATCGATATGGAGTTGAGGTAACTATAGAAGATGGTACAAAAGATTATCTTGTCTCACTATCCAAGAGGCTTTTATTAGCAAAGAAGAAATTATTAACATATTATAATATTGCTTCTGGCAGAATAAATGGAAAAAAGAATTATAACATTACTAATAAAAAATACAGCCAATCGTTTATAAATTTACAAAATTCACAATATCCCGCTTTAGAAAGAGGCAGAATAGCGGGAGAGACAAAGGCGATGTATCTGGGCGCCTCAATGCAGAAAGATCCAAACAGCATTAGTTCGCATAGTCACAGCTTTGTTATAGGTGTCAACGGAAACGGTAACACAAGTGTAGAAAATGATCACTATCATGCAGTTGCGGGATTTAAGTTTGGTCAAGCGATTACTGAAAATGGAAAAGAGATTCCAGGTTCCCACACACATGCATCTTTAATAATGGGCCCGCAATCGGCTGCTCCATGGGTTGAGTCAATAGCGGAATATTTGGAAATATTAGATATATTTTCAGCAGGAAATCATGATATAGATGTCGAGAAGCTATCTCTAATGTTATATAGAATGTTGGCACCAGAATCCGGAAACCCGGACAGCATTCTAAGGTTTATTAAACTAATAGATAACTTATATACTAAAATTGATAGTGTAACTGGAAACCCGGTTTCTCTATCTGGTAGAGCATCTCCGAGTAGCAAAGGCGCAAGTAAAAGGCTTATTAAATTTGAAAAGATGTTTGATGAAATATTTGACTCTAATATAACAAAAAATGTCGGAATTGATTATTTATCATCAGATTCAGAACTTGTTGACTCCGGCCTATACATGGTTTCTGGCACCACATATATTACAAGAGCCAAAAAAGAAACTACTAAATTTTATGGCACCTCTGCAAGCCTAGTAACAGAGATAAATCCGGGAAAGATAACGAACGATCTGGTAGCGAACAATGAGTTGAGTTTTTTAAGCCCAGGTACAATTGAATTGGGCGCCATCGGATCAGCTGATCTGTTGTCAGCAAGCGACATGTTTGATCAGCCAAACTATGCCGCAGAGTTAGAAACAAAGATAATGGATTTAAATTTAAGTCCGGAAGCATCTTCGACCATCGGAGGCCTGGGTGATTCTAGCGATTCCGCGATTTTAAATACAAAAAGCAGTATGGAGAGGATCTTTAACGCTCAAAACGCAATCGTCGGAGATATCACCGAAAAAGACGCTCTCGGAAACTCAATAGCGCTCCTTCTTTCAACAGAAAGGGGGCTTGAAGAGGTCAAGACATATCTTGGAAAAGAATCTGTAATGATCCGCGGATCAATGAATGTTGAAAATTTGACTGGCGGAGATGTCGGATCACTGCCCTCGTCTGCACAAGTTGAACTAGCAACAAACACCAACAGCACGCTTGGCTTGTTGGCTACCTCGCTTAAAGCCAGTACAGCTTCTGCTCCGTTCAGAGCAGTCTCAACCACCGCAGAGGGTTCTGCTACGGCGGTTCTATCGGGAGCCCCCTCAGCAAGCCCGCTTACTACAGGAATCGACATGGCCGTGTTTGATCCTGAATCGGAAGATAGCTTATTGGACTCTATGCAAGAAACAGAATTTTTAGGATTGCCAAATCAATTTAAATCCCTGTTTGTACAAGAGAGCACTCTTATGAGCAGCTGGATTCAGAAACTCGATGCCGTCGACGAAGAATCGAGTTCTACCAGCAAAGCAGCGCTGGAAAGCGTATTGCGTATAAATTTACAATTATTAAAATCTGTAGAAGTTTTTGCTGGATATGTTGTTAAGACCGATGGTACAAAATTAATAAAATATCCTCGCTGGACAAGCTTGACATATGATATGTATAATGAATCGACTGAAAAAGTATTGCTGTGTCGTCTTAAAGATTACGACAATGGCCAATTGGGCGCCACTCAAGGAGAACTTATGCAGCTGCCAACATATAATGAATATTTTCTTTTAAATCCTTCCGTCACACAAGAAGTTAAATTAACTAAAAAATCGCAAATGACATTTTCACAGTATAGAAGAGATATAGAAAAGCAGAAGTTTTCCCTACAGAATGCCGTTCAACAAACTGTAAAGAAGCAGTCCTTCTCGGCCAGCATGATCAACTCTAACATGTTGGTCGGTATGGCCATACCTGAACGGCAAACAAAATCTAAAGACTCTGACAATAGTCAAGGCCGGAGCCGCCGCAGAACCGGAAGGACAGGGAACTATTAAAATGTCTGCAGGAAAAACAAAAACAATTATCGACCTTGTTCACTATAAAAGTTCGGAAGATCCTTTGCGAACTGTTGCGGGCAAATACTGGTCACAGAAATTGGGAACAGAACTTTCGATATTTAAGCAAGGGTTTGACTCGGAAATTGGAGATTCTTTGGACTCTCCCGGCGCCCCGTTTAAGATAATTTTCAAAGATGTTCCAAATAGAATAGAGGAAGAGCAATTTTATGAGTTTGAACAGAAGATAGTTCTTAAGGCAAACTCATATAGAATTGCTCAAGAAGCAGATCCTGAAAGTGCATGGGGTGAGTTAATAGAATCCATTACAGATGAAGGGGCGATCTACTCTGATCACGCCTTTGCAATAGACCTTCCATATTCTGAAAAGGAATTAAAAATATTAAATATAAATCAAAAAGTAAATACTGCCGACATAAAGCCGACATATAACTTTTATATTGAAGGGTATGAGGAAAAAACTGTAAAGCAAAAAATACCAGAACAAATATTGCCAAATTTGTATGTGTTCACGCAATCAGAAATTAATGGAAATACTGCATACGATGTCCAAGATGAAGATCTTGATGGCCTCATGAGTTTAGGTGGCCAAATTCCAAAGACTTCTCAAAATATTATGAAAAAGCGAAAAAACTCTTTGAACGAACCCACCTCGACTCAAGATAATAATGAAAAATATTTTAAGAATTATGGCAAACACTATAGAAATTTTGCCAAAAGCAGCAAAACAACCTTAAGTCGCATGAAGAGTCGATATTCAAACATTTCACTCACAAACGATTTGGTAGAAAACATAGCAGAATATAATGAAAAAAAATATATATTTCCAATGTTCTCTGATATACAATTCACTACAGATAGTTCCACTTATGTCGCGCAAATATTAAAAGATGCTGGCCTCAGTACACCCCTCATGAATTATCTTATAACCATGTCTGACGATCCCCGTGTTCCTCGCCGCAGGTTTGTTGAAGCTAGAAAAAAAATATCTACTCAAAAAAACAAGAAGCTCGAAAAAACGGCTAAAATGAAAACTGTGTTCCGACGCAAGAGCGTGGCCACACTTGATTTACTAAAGTGGTGGGATAGTTATTCTAGCAGCAAGGGCGCCATGGACTCCACCTCTGCTACCAAGGCCATAATGATAGGGCAAGAGCAGGCAGCGTCAGATCAATATGGTAGATTGAGGAATGCATATATTCAACATATTCTAGAAACCGTATTCGAGAGTAAATTTAGAAAATTTATCAAAAACTATATTAGATCCTATGGTTCTATATTGAATGGAGATCTAAGCTATTCAGAAACAATAGTATACAAAATACAGAAATTCTTAGGAAATCCAGTGGGTACCCCAATACAAACTTTTTATGCATGCAATTCAAACGAAGTTGATATTCTAAACATTTTAGACACACAAGTAAAATATAACACTGAATACACATATACTATAACAGCACATCAGTTAGTACTGGGAACCGAGTATCAGTATAAAGATGTCGTTGTTGGTTCTAGGGCTTCAACTTCGGCTGAAACGGGCACTACCACGGATTATTATGCAAAAATGACGGTTGTATCGCGGCCGTCTCTTAAAATTATAGAGGTTCCAATCTTTGCAGAAAAAGAAAGAATTATTGATGATCCTCCGGTCTCGCCAGATATTAATATCATACCATATAGAGCAGTAAACAATAGGCTTTTATTTAATTTTATGGGCAATGTGGGCGAATATGATTTGCAGCCAATATTCTTTAATGAAGAAGAACGACTAAACTATGAAAAAATACGAAAGGCGCAAAAGCGTATGCCCGAAGAGCCGCTTAGATTTAGTAGCGATGACCCCCCGGCCGTCTTCGAAGTATTTAGGATTACGAAAAGACCAAAGTCATACATGGACTTTAAAGGTTCTAAGAGAGTTAGTGTACAGACAGACATATCACTAGAAACCATACAAAAGGCTTCCACCGCTTCATATGTTGAGCGATTAGCGCCAAATATGAAGTATTATTATATTTTTAGATCTATAGACATACATGGCCATATTTCCTATCCATCCGCCGTATATGAGGTACAGCTTGTCGATGACGCCGGAGCCGTATATCCAAGAATTAGTGTTGTAGATTTTGAGCCAGAAATTCGAACAATGTCATCAAAACCAATAAAAAAATATATGCATATAGTGCCCGCAATAGAACAGGTGTTGGTCAACCCAGAGAAATCCGGCCTTATGAACGAGTATGGTGAACCTATCGATTCCGCGCTAGATTCGAGCGGAGATATCCAGCTAGGATTCCAAGAAAGTCCGATATGGGGAAAGAGATTTAAGATTCGTCTGACCTCTAAACAAACGGGAAGAAAGCTTGATTTGAATTTAAGATTTGAGCACGAACATATTATTACAGAAGAAGACTACAAAAACGAAGAAATATTTAGAGAAGCTGAATCAAAAGCAAGTACGACTCGCGGGAAAGCTTACTACAGTTCTACCGGCGATGTCAAAGAAGAACAAGATGAATTAATGGAACTCTTAGAGTGATCAGTCATTCAATAAAAAAAATAGACATTTATAAAGTAAAATACTAATTATTTAACAGGAGACAATACAAAATGGCATTTTTAGATAACTCTGGGGATATTGTGTTAGACGCAGTATTGACAGATACTGGCCGAATGAGGCTGGCAAGAGGAGATGGCTCCTTTAAAATTACAAAATTTGCGCTTGGCGATGATGAAATAAATTATTCAGTGTATAATAAAACACACGCTAGCGGCTCGGCATATTATGATCTGGAAGTTTTACAAACTCCAGTACTTGAAGCGTTCACAAATAACGCTTCTTCAATGAAGACACACCTGATCTCAATAACCAGAAATGATTTACTATATATGCCAATTTTAAAACTCAATGATTTAAACCCCAGCACAAAGAAGCATACACTGCAAACATATATGGTTGCTGTAAATACGGCTACTGAACAGAAATTTACTGGCGGAGACGGAGACAATCCGGTTCACGGCTTGGTGTATGGTGTCTCTTCTGAGAGTCCGTTTCATGTCCGCGTCGATCAAGGTATTGATGCCGTAGACTCTGGCAACAGACCCATTATTTCTCCCGGCCAAGCGCTCGATGCAGATTTGGTTGAGACACAATATATGGTACAGCTGGATAACAGGTTTGCAAGCATTAGATCAATTAATGATAATATAGCAACGGTTTCTTTTGTAGATGATGATAACATTGCGTCATATTATCTAAACTTGGGCACGGACTTGGAATATGTAAAGGAAAACACTGTAAGAACTACAGAGACCAATACACAGGCCATTAGAGGACCAAGAGGTACAATACTAGAGTTCCGACTACAATCTTCCCTCGAATTAAATACAAGTAACTATTTATTTTCAAGACTTGGTAGCACCACGACCATGACAGATACAGCCGGCGTTTCTCAAGACATATACTTTATTGACTCTACCATCAGAGTCCAGGGTGCAACGACGGGATATTCTATGGACATCCCGGTACGGTTTGTCAAATTACAATAAAATAGTAGATTAACAGGAAATAATAAATGGCTACAACATATAAAACATTAACAAATAGCGATGTAGTGTCCACAAGAACATTGCTCCACGAAGCAATACCAATTACTGGTTCTATAGTTTCTGGCTCATATAGTGAAAATAACATCAAAAACTATGCACACGGTATGTTTCAAAGTACATACGACTATCCGTATTTAAGCTCTTCGGCAAATCATATTTTTGATATTACTTGCGGATATTCCACCAAAGCTCCCGGCCCCGCAGCCGCATCCACTTTGTCGTCATCGACAAATACACAAAATTCTAAAAAAGTAAACATATATAACCAAATGGCACAAGTGCTTATGGGGTATGATCACACCGGCTCTATTCAGAGATTTGACGAAGATGGAAACATCCTCGCCGGCGGAACTAAGGTCGATACATGTTATTTCTTAAATTTCTCAAGATTGCTTACAAAGGATGAGATCAAGAAAGGCTCATTCGAATTAGAGCTTGGAGTGACTCCGGGTACAGCCGGCCACACAGATCCGTTTACTACAAGTAGAATTAAAATCCATGATGCATCGGCATCGAGTGACTTCAGAGTTAATTCTCCCGCAGGAGAATACGGAGTTCTCCAGGCTGTTAATTCACAAGGTACCCCAATCGCCGTTGCATCTCAAAATGTTGCATGTGGCCTAATCTTTTATCAAGCTGGCATAGCTGTTGTTTCTGCCTCTGTTTTTAATTCCGATGTCGACGGAGGCATATTGGATGGAGGAACCTATGTTGCTGCCAAGGGCTTTGATTTTTCCAAGACTGTTATAATGTCCACAACTGGAGAAGGTGGCCATGGCCTCATGTTCTCCACACAAGAGATGACTGCATCGCAGGTTTCTGGAGCCGCAGACAGCTTCAGAAGAAGAATTTATAATTTACAGTTTAATAATACAACAGAACTTAATTCAACAATTTATTTTTGTCGAGTTAACCATAACGACTTTAACTATAGTGCTAATCCGACTTATTTAGATGGTAGCCAAATTAGGGTAAAAAATACTAGATCTGACGCGCCCGTATCATATATAACAACTGTAGGCCTTTATTCTGCAGACAATGAATTGCTGGCTGTAGCAAAACTATCAGAGCCTCTTAAGAAAGATCCGACAACAGAGCTTACTTTGCGCGTTAGATTAGATTATTAATCGGATCTTTAAACATAGACTAATTAAAATGAGATGCCGATATATAAATTTAAACAAAACGATATTCTTAGAAATGTCATAAAATCGCATCCATCAGCAGAATTTTTTATCTATAATGGAAGTGTATATCATAATAAAGAAATACCAGTTGCCGGCGAATTTATTGATTTTACTCCCCTTGGCGCCGCCGGCGGAGTTAGTTTATATGAATTAAATGTTGATAGAACCGCTGATGACACGGGAATTATTTACCCGTTTATGACAAAAGACGGAACTTTAACTCCATTCAAGACAATATCTTTAACTTCCTTCAATTCAGATTTTGGATATGGCGATACGATAACTGGCAGCTATCCTCTGACGGCAAGCATAAGAAGAGACTATTTGGCCAGCGTGGGTTCAAAGTCAAATATTAAAGCATTAAAAAACACTCTTAATCATTATATCCCCCTAAGCAAGCATTACGAATATTCATCTAGTTTGGGAGATAAAGAGACACAAGACTTGTCGCTTATAAGTATTCCGTCTATTTTTTATGGTTCCTCTATACAAAAAGGCACGGTTACTTTAAACTATTATATAACCGGCTCTTTAATAGCAAAGTTGCAAGATAAAAATAAAAACGGAGAACTTATACAGGTGTCTCCCGTAGATTCGAATGGCTCTGGTTCTGTTGCTGGTGTAGTATTATACACAGAGGGCTTCATAATATTAACCGGATCCTGGGCAGTCGAAAATGACGCTACAGTCGAAAGAGATTATATTGATGATCCGACTAATTTGAAAAAATCTTCTTGGCTTTTTTGGGGAGCCGGCGGAAACGACGGAATTTCCGGCGCCGGATCCGGAACACCAGCCGTCAGCGCAAGTTATGATTTAGCCTTCAGTGGAACGATGTACACCCCCGTTGTCACAATGTTGGCTCATGCAAAGGTCGGGGAATTAAACTATTCGAACAATCCCACTTTTTTAGAATATGGCCAAACAGGATCTTTGAGCCCCACAACCAGTTCTGTATTATTTCGTGAGGCCTCTGATCTGCTCATCAAAAACACTATTTCTTCATCATATTCTAAATATTCTGAACCTAATTTTCAAAGACAAACTTTTATTACAAAAATTGGTATATATGATGAGGATAGAAACTTAATTGGAATTGCGAATCTTGCAACCCCCGTTAAGAAAAAAGAAAATCAAGAATATACTTTTAAACTAAAACTAGACATATAATGGTAACTATAGGACTTGATATAAGTTCTTCTAAAATTGGAATCGCAGTACTAAACAAAGATGAAAATATAGTACTGAGTGAAGTTATTAAATTCAAAACTAACACCACTTTAGAAGACCGTGCATATAAATTTGAAAGACGCATGCACGAAATTGAAAAAGCGTATGTACCTCTTGATATTTTTATAGAGCAGCCGGCAATGATGTTTAAGGGCGGCAAGACTACGGCGCAAACAATGGCCAAGTTGCAGAGATTCAACGGTATGTGTTCTTACATTGTCTATAAAGTGTTCGACATAACACCAACACTGGTCAATCCACGAAGTGCAAGATCTAAATTAAACATTAAAATACCTAGAGGACAAAAGCCTAAAAAAATAATTATAGAATGGGTCGAAAATAGGTATAAAGAGCAATTTAAGTATAATATGACTCGCCATGGAAACCCACAGCCCGGCACAGACGACCGCGCGGATGCAATAATTGTCGCTTTGGGCGGAACAAGGCTTGACAACATGTCCTAAAGACATTATAATAATGTCATGCAGAAAAAATTGAAAATTATCAAAAGTATCCTTGGCTCTTGCCATAGCTCAAATGATGAGCTACTTTTTTATTGTCCCTATTGCCGCCACGAAAAGCGAAAACTGTCTATAAATATAGCAAAAAATGTATTTAAGTGCTGGGTTTGTGATACTACAGGAAGAGATTTGCGTAGGATCGTCCGTCGCTTTGGGACCTTTAAACAGCTGCAACACTGGGATGAGTTAACAAACAGGGTCGATATAGGCCAATTTGAAAACCTCTTTTATGAAAAGAGTCCGGCCGTAGTAGAAGAGCAAATTATAAAGCTCCCAGAAGAATTTAAGTCACTTGCAAACGGCTCTACCCCTTTTACTGCATTGTTCGCTTTAAAATATCTTACAAAACGAGATATATCCAAAGAAGACATCCTTCATTGGAAAATAGGATATTGTGATTCTGGAAAATATGCAAATAGAATTATAATTCCAAGTTTTAACAGAGAGGGGTATGTAAATTATTTTATTGCCCGCTCTTATTATGATAACGCTAGCTGGCGATATAAGAATCCTCCCGCGTCGAGAGATATCTGCTTCAATGAATTATATATTGATTGGGATGCAGATTTGGTGATTACTGAAGGCGCCATTGATGCAATTAAGGCCGGCCCCAACTCTGTGCCATTGCTTGGCTCTACTTTGCGAGAAAACTCGCGTTTATTTCAAAAAATTGTAAAACACGATACTCCAATTTATTTGGCTTTGGATGCAGACGCAAACAAAAAAGAGATAAAAATTATTAACCTTTTGTTGAAATATGGAATTGAACTCTATAAAGTCGATACTACCGGATATGATGATGTCGGAGCTATGACAAAAGAGAAGTTTAAGCAGAGAAAAGAAAAAGCAACTTTTATCGCCCATGGTGACTATTTATTGAGGAAAGCTTTGATGCACATCTAAGCACCTTGGAGAAAAATTTTGAATATTACAACTAGAAGGTTAAGAGAGCTTATAAAAGAAGAGCTTGTAAAGGAACAAATCGACCAGCCATTCCGAACCGGCCTCTCTGATGAAGATATCCGCAGCGGCGCCGCCTTCGATAAGCCCGTGACAGAGCCAGAAAGGCTTGGCGATATGCTCGCAGCAGCAATGGAAGGCGGAATCCGGGATGTCTTGCAGTCAGAATTTGGTGACGAAAGAGGCATGGAAATATTCGATAGACATCTGGCCGATCTTGATGAAGATATTTTAAACATTGCCATGAGGATGAGAGATGCAGCATTAGATTTAGCTGGAGAGCCAGAGGGCGTCCTGAGCACCGGCGAGGGAATGCTATGAAAAATAGAAAACTAAACCAAATGATCAAAGAAGAACTTGGAAAGGCATTACGCGAAGGGCCAGCAATGGACGCGAAGCGAGAGCGCGATGCTAGATACGGAGTCGTTGATCATAACCAGCCTGGGATGGAATCGCAGAAGCCGGTACCGCCAGACCACGGCGATACCGGAGACACCGGCGCCCCGCCGATGGTGGACTCGGCGCCTCTTGTTGATCCGGTACCTGAAGAGGGAATAGATCTCATGGATCTCATCACCAAAGCAGTGGAAAAGTATGGCCCATCGGTCAAACAAGGTATTCTCAGCGTCCTTAGTCAGGCCGCCGAAGGTGCCTCTAAAAGAGCAAGAGAAGGAAGTTCAAGTTATATGAACCCTCACCCAACAACCACCTTGGGAGGAGCACCACACGGTCCGATGTCGCATCCGGACCACATGGAAGAGCGGCGACACATTAAAGGAAACCAAATAATGAAAAACAAAAAATTAAACCATATGATCGCCGAAGAGCTTTCAAAAGCATTAAATGAGCAAGTGCCGCCAATGCCGCCCATGGGCGCAGGCTCCGTTGGTCCTCAAGACCGCGGGCATATCGGCGGAGGTTTAGGCGGCGCGCCCCCCGGCCCTCCCGGCACCGGACTTGAAGGCGCCGTTATGGACGCAATACAGGCTCTGGAATCGGGAGATTCAGCAGGAGCGCTCGCAGCACTTAAGGGTGCCGTAGGTGGCCCAGTCGGCCCACCCCCTCGCCCTCCCGGCGATGGCCGCCGGCTTTCGGACCCCAACTTTCCCGCCCCGATGCCCGGCCCCCCAGGACTGCCTCCAGGTAGAAGAAGGTCTCTATACGAAATGGAGATGATGGGTCACGATCACGATATGGAGTCTGACGAGGACGAAATGGAAATGGATGATATGGAGTTTGTTATGGGAGGCGGAGGAGAAGAGACGCATGGTGACCATCAGGAAAGCGATTTAGAAGGATTAGCATCCGCAGCCATGGCCGCAGTTCATCAATTAGCTGCAGCAGCAGGAGCAGAACTGTCCACATCCGTCGCCACCGGAGATGACATGGGAGATGATATGGACGAATCACCTTGCCCGTCCGATGAAGAAGAGCTTGAAGAAGGTTCCGGAGATCGTAATGATCCAGATCGCGAACAGGGCCATGGCAACCAAAGACAGCGCCCCGGCTCTCGCGGAAACCCAGGCAAACTTCAGGAATCGAAAGACCCCTTTAGGAGAATGAAACAGCTTGCGCTTGGGTCTTATGGTAGCACAAAATTTGAGGATTAAACATGAAATTGTCTAGACAATTGCTTAAGCAGTTAATTGCAGAAGAAAAAGCCAAATTAAATGAGCAGTGTGGCGTTATGCCATCGCAAGGTCTTATGGTTGGTCACGAAATGGAACAGGGCCCAGCCGTGCAGCATCCCTCCTATGCCGGCAGTGGCGATATGTCAATGGCGGACGACCATAGCGATCAGGAGGGCCAAATGGCCCTTTCTCAATTACAGCAAATTATGAAAAATGCAGATATGCTTAAAGGAATTGTCAGCGAGGACGACGAACTACAATCGTGGGTTCAGTCCAAATTAACAAAAGCTTCAGACTATTTAGATTCAGTAAGAGGCTTCCTTGAATATGAAATGATGCCCAATAAGGCCCAAGCAATTGCTTTACAAGAAGGAAATTTAAGCTTTTCAAAGAACCAGCTTAAGCAGATCGTCGCAGAAGAGCTGGCCACTCTTTCGGAACAATCGGGCGCCCGATCCTCTGCGACTGACAGCGGTGTTGATTCCGACTACCTCGCGTACCGCAACGCGGACCCGTACGAAGATTACTTCGACGAGGGCGGGCAGATGTACGATTTCGGGCCCGATGTGTCCACTCGCCGAGGAGCCCGCCAAGCTCGCAGAGCCGATCGCCGAGAACTTAGAAGAACGACTCCTCGTGAACCAGGAGGACTAAGCCAGGCCCTGAGTCAAGGCCGACAAGTACGCGACGATATTCGAGGTCAGCGAGCCCCAGGAGGGCTGAGGCAGGCCTTGGCCCAAGGCCGACAAGTACGCGACGATATTCGAGGCGGAACGGGACTAACAGGCCTGCAGCAACAAGCAAGACTCGGTCGTACAGGCCAATCATCCTCTTGGGAGCCGTCATTTGGCTCAGAATGGGAGTCAGACGATGATGCGCGCTTCGAAGCCTCCCCGCATTGGGTACAAAACATGCCAAATCAAGGCCGCGGCCAGACGACGGAAGCGGAGGATGATCAGTATCGTTGGGACACCATGCCCGATTGGGTGAAAGCGATACCCGATGGCCCGCCCGTAGAGCCCATCTCTGAACAACAATTGTTTGAATATGGCCTAGCGCCCGGAGCTTCTTTGGGAGACGAAGGTCAACCATCTCCTCAAGATGTGCTTAGATCGTCCATAATGGACGCTATAGACCTTTTGAAGGCCGGAAACACAGAAGATGCCATAGGAACGCTGGAGGCGACTCTAGACGCCTATACGGGCTCCGGAGAGCTTGACAGTGCCGTACAAGACGAAGGGTAAATGCGTATATAAAAAGGATACAGGCGAGAAAGTTGGCTGCACAGATGGTTCTGTCAAAGATTATCTCGCCGCTCTTCATGCAAATGCAAACGAGGGATTAAATGTGGATATTAAAGGTTCTGATCTCATACAAGTTGTAGGCGAAGAGCTATCAAGGTTGCTGGCTGAGTGGACAGCACCAGGCCTCTCCGATATCGGAGACACTATAGAGGATGCTGCCGAAACAGCCACATCTGACGAATTTCAACTCGGAAATGATCCAGAAGATTATGTTCATGTTATGCATGACCCCTCAAAACAGACAAGCGATCTTATGCGTCGAAAAGAATATAAGGGCTTTGAAGAAGGGAGCAAGTACCGGCACCTTCACGCCGCCGAGGACTATGCACACGATTATAGCGACCCAGAAGACATCGAAATAGGCGCCCATGGGCCCAGCCTAGGCGCAGTAGATCCAAATACGGGCGAATATCCTACTGAGTCCGATGTCGGCGCCCATCCCGACTATCTTGAGGACGACGATCTGATCGGAGCTTGGGACCATTTGGGCCAGCGCTTCGCCGGCATCGAGGATGAAGAGACGCTCCGCGCAGCCATGTCAGAAGCAATGGGCGAGATCCGAGCACCAGCAAAAATGAGAATAGTGGATGTGGACACCGACTGTGACAGCAGCTGGGGATGTAGGGTTGTTGGAGAATTTTATGACAATGCAGCGGGAAAGTGGTACCACGCTAGTTTTAGCCATATGGAGATGGACTCAATCCCGGATCTCAAGGCTGGCGACATAATCGAGTCCGGCCAAGTTGTTGGCCGGATGGGCGGTACCGGCGGATATGCTCCGCACTTACATTATGAAATGTGGGAGCCCGAAACAGACGAAGAGGGCAATAGAAAACTCTACACCGGATCTACTGCCGGCACAGGAGACTATGCCATTAAAGGCCGCCCGACTGGCATTTCTTGGAGCGAATTTCTCAAAGAGCGCCGAGCCATGGCCGCACAAAACAGAGGAGAGATCCCCGAGAACGCACCATCAGAGCGAACCTACGCCTACGATCCAGAATCGGGCGAATATATCGAGACTACGCCACGAACTACAGTGAACGAGGACAAGTTAACAAGGAACAAAAAAATGAACATAACAAAAGAACAGCTTAAGCGGATTATTAAAGAAGAGATGGCAAGAGACTCAAAGCTAGAAGAAATTGCAGCAAGCCCTCCAATTTCAGATCCTCCTAGAATGGATGCATCTAGAGCCATACCGGCAGACTCTCGCCCGGCCGGCGGACCAACGCTTGGATCGAGTGTATCCTCTATGATGAAGAAGCTAGGTACTTCCGGCTCTACTACAGCAGCCTCAAAATTCCAAGAAAAGCCACTCCAGAGAGCAATGGATATGGTGACGGATGTACTTTCCAAGGCCAATGAAAGAAAAAAGAGAGAATTCCTTGTAACGCTTCTAGATCAGCTTGGAATAGATCCACAGACCCTGTCATTAGCTAAATCTGAACTTACAGCGCTGCAACAAGACCGCGGATCAGCTACACCAGGATTGGGTGACGAGCCAACATTACAGGAAGTTCGAACAAGTCTGGCCAGTATTAAACAGATTATCATGGAAGAGCTTTCCGTTGTTTCCGAAGGCGGCAAGATGGGCCACTATCACGGCCCAGGCCCCGGAAGAGGTGAGCCAGATGAACAAATGTATGATATTCTCAAAGGTGAGCGACCTCCACCGCGCGCAAGAGATGTAGCTTCCTTAATGCCAACAGATAATACAGAAGCCAGTATGACTCCCAATTATGAAAGAGAGGTTGAGCAGCTGGTGTATGACATGTCTTCTTCCGGAATGAACAAGGAACAAATAATGTCCATGGTTGAACAATCGTTAGACTTTTTGATGAAATAAAGTCTTGACATGTGTAGCTAGGTGTGTTACATTTAGTATGGGTGAAATGTGCATACTTTTGAAACCGTGCCTCCAAGCTTATTGTTCGCGTTTATTTGCGCCGGCTTGGCCCTATTTTTATTTGGGCTCTTCTGTGGCCTAATATCCAAAGATAAGGAGAGCGCGTGAAGTTTGCTCATATTGCGGACACGCATATTAAAAATTTAAAATATCATTATGAATATCGAATTATTTTCGAACAATTATATGAACAGCTAAGAGAAGAAAAAGTGGATTGTATAATCCATTGTGGCGATATTGCCCACACAAAAACACAAATTTCACCAGAATTTGTTGAAATGTGTTCGGACTTTTTTCGTAACCTAGAATCCATAGCGCCAACCTATATTATATTGGGCAATCATGATGGGAATTTAAAGAACAGTAGTCGACAAGATGCACTGACGCCAATTGTTGAAGCACTAAATCTATCCAATTTACACTTGTTGAAGAATTCGGGGGAAACGCACATTAACGATCAATTTTGTTTAAATGTATTGTCAGTATTTGATGAAGATAACTGGAGTAAGTCAACAGATACAGATAAAATTAATATTGCCCTTTATCATGGTTCAATATCTGGTGTAAAAACTGATATTGGCTGGGTTATGGAGCACGGCGAACATGATGTCAAAATCTTTAATGATTTTGATTTTGCATTTTTGGGAGATATTCACAAAACTAATCAAACCTTAGATCTCAAGGGAAGGATCAGATATCCGGGCAGTACGATTCAACAGAATCATGGCGAGACAAATGATAAGGGAATTCTTATTTGGGATATTCGTGATCGCTGGGATTGGGATGTAAAGCATGTTGCTTTTAAAAATCCAAAACCTTTTATTACAATTGAGTTAACTCCAAAGGGCAGAATTCCCAAGGGTACCAAAATTCCTAAAGGCGCCCGATTACGACTTGTTTCAAACAATAACCTTCCTCTAGCTCGCATGAGGCGAGCTGTTGACATTGCAAAACACCGCTTTCGTCCCGAGGCTATTACATTTCTGAACAGGGCGTCTGGACAAAGAGGAAGCGTCGACTCGCTAACAAACACCATTGTAAAGGAAAATCTACGCGATACTGCTGTGCAAGAAAAGCTGATGCGCGAGTACTTGAAAGGTTATGAGGCCGACGAAGCTCTTTTGGAGCGCGTCCTATCTCTTAACAGCAAATATAATCAAATGGCGGAAGAAGAAGAGGAGGTTAGTAGAAATGTTAATTGGAGACTTAAGTCTGTAAGATGGGACAATTTGTTTAATTATGGGAAAAATAATGTAATTGACTTTTCTAAGCTTAATGGCGTTGTTGGAATCTTCGGAAAGAATTACAGTGGAAAAAGCAGCATCATTGATTCTATCTTATATACGATGTTCAATTCAACTTCTAAAAATGAGCGTAAAAATTTAAATGTTATCAATCAAAACAAGCAATCTTGTTTGGGAGAAATTGATATTTCCATCGGCGACAAGACTTATAAGATTAGTAGAAATTCTGAAAAGTATATTAAAAGACTAAAAGGCGAAGAAACACTAGAGGCAAAAACAGATGTAAATTTTGAGTATACGGATGAAGCAACCAATATTACTCAAAGTCTTAACGGTTTGAGCAGAATAGAGACAGATAAGAATATTCGTAAAAAGTTTGGAACTCTAGATGATTTTTTGTTGTCCTCTATGGCCAGTCAATTAGAATCGCTAACATTTATCAATGAAGGTTCCACTAGGCGTAAAGAAATTTTAGCCAAATTCTTAGATTTAGAGATATTCGAAAAGAAGTACAAACTAGCCAAAGAAGACGCTAGTGATTTGCGTGGTGCACTAAGGAGATTGCAGAATAGAGAGTTTGATGAAGACATAGCCGCGGCAACGATTGAGCTATGCGAAAGCGAAGACAACATATCAGAACACAAAAGCAAGTGCGAGACATATCAGTTTTCGATCGACAAGATAGCCGAGAAATTAGCAAAGATTGAGCTTGAAATTGGTTCAATTCCGGTTGAAATTATTGATATTGTAAAAACAAAAAGTGAAATAAAGAAATTAAAAAATCAACAAATGTCACTACAATCAAAAATTGTTGAAGATCGACAAGATTTAAAGATAAGAACTGAGCTTTTTGAGAAAATTGTTAACTTTATAGACAATATAGATATCGAAGAGTTGGAAACGCAAAAGAATGAGATCGTATCGCTCAACAATAACATCGAAAATATGCAAAAAGAGATAGATAGCGCCAATAAAAAGGCGAAATTACTTGAAGGAATTCCTTGTGGCGATTCTTTTCCAAAGTGTAAATTCATTAGAGATGCAAATATTGCTGTTGCATCCATAGAGCACGCAAAGAGCGAACTCGACACAGCAACAAGTAGCTTAAAAAGTATAGATCCGGATACGGTATTAAGGCATATTGATAAATATAATAACATTTTAAAGAAAAAGACAGAGGTTTCAACCAAGATAGCCGAATTGAACCTCTCTATCGAAAGAAATACGAATTTGTTGGAAAAGATATCAAATAATTTAATTGATTTAAACGAAAAAGTAACAGAATACGATAAAAATAAGAAAGTTATTGATAATCTTGAATCGTTGATTGCTAAATCTACTAAGATGAAGGGCAAAACAGCAAAATTAGCCGCGGAGAAGAACGCATGCGAGGAAAATCTCACCAGCCTGTATGTCGAACACGGCTCCTTGGAACAAAAATTGAGAAATTTAGAAGAGCAAAAACAGGAATATCATAACTTGCACGATGAATACTCGGCTTTTGATCTTTATATGCGCTGTATGCACTCGAACGGTATTGCATACGACATTATTAAGCGAAAATTGCCAATTATCAACGAAGAGGTAGCTAAAACACTAGCAAACATCGTTAATTTTGATATATATTTTGAAGACGATGGAAAAAAACTAAACATCTTCATCAAACACCCAAGACACGACCCTCGACCAATTGAAATGGGCTCCGGAGCAGAAAAAACTATCGCCTCTATGGCAATTCGCATAGCTCTATTGTCTGTTTCGAATTTGCCAAAGGGAGATCTGTTTGTTTTGGACGAGCCCGGTACCGCACTTGACGCTGAAAATTTGGAAGGGTTCATTAGAATTTTAGATATGATTAAAAGTTATTATAAGACCGTATTATTGATATCACACATGGATACGCTCAAGGATAATGCAGACATAATCATCGATATTGATAAAAAGGAGGGATATGCACATGTCAGATATTAAAAATATCAATTTAAGAGAGATGCTAGAGATTAAACAACATATTGATTCAGGAAACTTTAAACTTAACATTCACAAAGTTAATGAAAATGAAAATGGATCGGCGACAATCAATGTTGAAATGAATGATGAGTTTATGAACTGGTTTAAAGACCGAGAAGGGTTAAAACGCTGGAGTAATAAAAGATTTCAAAAGTTTTTTACTACAAATCTGCAAAAATTCTTAAATTCTGGCCGCCAAATGGAAAAATAAACTAATTAAGGTCAGGAGGAAGATACTATGAGAAAAGGTACTCTTGATCGAATTTTAGAAAAAGCAGTCTCTCGAAAGCTGTTTACATTTTTGACCGCAACCGGCCTGATGATGTGGTCCAGTCTGGATTCTGAGACTTGGGGCATGATCGCGGTCGTATACATTGCTGGCCAAAGTGTCGTTGATGTTATGAAAGCTTATCGTTTTGGCGATTCCGGGGGAGCGTAGTGAGTTGGTTAACCTGGGACGCTATTAAGCTTTTTGTGAAAAAGGCGTGGGTATGGTCTAAGCATCATTGGAAGATTATAGCTCTTGTTATATGGACCATCGCTGTTTGGACTATATCTAGAAAGCGATCGAAAACCATGATGAAGGTGTTGGATACAGCCAGGAAAAGTTACGAAGCCGAAATCGACGCCCTAAGTAAGACACACGCTGAAGAGCAGGCAAAAAAAGCAGAAGCAATTGACGAATACCACAAAGTAGTTGATTCAATAGAAGAGCGATATAGGGAGAAAAGAGACGAGCTTACTTTTGAAAAAAGAGCCCGTATTAAAGAACTTGTAGACTCACACGCCGGCGACCAAGAATCTCTCGATCGAGCTTTACAGGAAGAGTTTGGTTTTGAACATGTTGAATAAAATTATTAGTATAGCTTTGATTTTATGCACATCAGCGTACGCTGATGACACGCCACAATATACACATCTAGAAATAGGTGACGAAGCGCCGTTTGCTGGCACTCTATTTAATCCGTCGGCCACCGCCACCTTAATAGCAGAAAGTCAGTTTAATATGTCCGATTGTGATTTGAGGGTGGAATATGAAGTGGAAAGAACATCAGCGCGCTATCAATTACAGCTGGACTTATTACAAGCTAGTTATGATTCGTTAGATGAGCGCCACAATCTTCTGATGGATATAAAAGATGAAGAAATAGACACATATCGCACGCTATCGCTTGATCGGCCGAACAAGAATAACCACTGGTGGCTCGCCGGCGGCATAGTCGCCGGAGTTTCGTTAACTTTGGGAGTTTTATTTGCGACACAAGAGATACAACAATAATGAGCAAGAAAGATTTAAATTATATTGCAAAAGTTGAAAAGGCGATAGCAGAAAAGTATGGACCAGAAACAATACAAAATCCCAAAAGCTTGTGGACCAAGGAAAAAGAAGAACAATATATAGAACAATTAAGGGAACTACAAAAAAAGTCTGATTTACTTCAGGAAAAAGTTGAAAAGATTGAATTTAATGGTTTTTTAATATCTAAAAAGCTACTTAATAAGGGCGGTAATCGTACTTGTACAACTTGTAATACATATTCGTTTGACAGCAAAGACGATGTTTATATGAACAAGTTTAATTGCTGCTTTAAATGTTATATACAACATGTTGAAGATCGAGAAGAAAGATGGCTATCTGGCTGGCGCCCAGGAGAAAATATATGAGTAAAAAAATAAATGAATATAGCGAAGAAAACGAGCAGTCCCGTATGCCAAAGTCGCCACAAGAGAGTATGGAGGCCAGAGTAGCAGAAGCGATAGATTTACTTAAGAGCATGTCTAACGCGCTCGATGCCTTGGTTTATTATGCAACACCTAGTCGTAGTCCTGCCACAGCCGGCCTTGAAAAATCAATCGGTTCGTCGCTAACTCAGCTTGGTAGCGGATTATCTGAGAATCAAATTAAAGGTTCCGATCCTAAGCAGAGGGTAGAAGAGAGGTACGGACTCCGCCAAGACCAACGCGCCACCAAGCGCCAACCGGCTAATGTACGGAGTAGTGTTACGGATGTAATGTCGCAAGGATCCAACCGCGATCTGTTAGGGCGATCCGAATACCGCGCTGATGTGGAACAAGGAGATATAGGGACCAGCGAAAGAACGACTCAAGGAACTGGAACGACCCCAAGGACAAGTGCAGAATTGTGGCAAGGAGGGGAACTTGATGCTGTCCGTCGCCCCGGGATGCAAGATGTTTCTGGTGACGAGTGGACCACCGCCATGACAGACCTGTCCGGCCATGGCTTCGCCGAATCGACCCAAATTAAAGGTTCCGAACTTAAGCAGATCGTCGCAGAAGAGCTTGAAAAGAACCTATACGAACAGCAAAAACATGCCTTGGGCGGACCCAGCAATCCTTATGAGAAATACTCTATACCAAATTTAGTTTCGCTAACAGGAGATACCCCGGAAGATATAGTGCAGGAAATGCAGGAGGCCGGAATTGAAATTACAGACGAGACAGCCGCCCGGGCAGCTATGAATGCTGGAGTTGTTGATGACGATTTACCAGATTTTGTTGATGCAATTATGGAAATTGCTCATCACGGTGATACTATGCTTCATGAAGGCCGCTCAAACAGAGTTAGAGCCAGATGGAAAAGCCCGCTCTCGGAGCCTTTGTACGAAATGATAGAACAATCAGTTGAGGCTTCCGGAATTGGCGGCTTGGGCAAGATGTGGGAATATGATAGAATTTTGGTCGACGAGGTCGATGAGTGGTTTGCTGAGGGGCACTTTGGCGAAGACCCGGAAGAATTTGAGCGAGCAAAGATGGAAGTATTTCAATATGTAAAGGCGATGTTTCCATAAAGATCGCAAAAGAATTGGTCGAAGAACAGATCAAATGACTAATTATAAACAAGGATAACAAACAAATGGCTGAATCAAACACAATAGACATTATTAGAGGTATCGCACAAGCTGCTGCCAACTCCTACGACGGCGCCCACGACGAGAAATACTCTTTCGACGGAGAAGAGCGCAAGGTAGGCCTTAAAAGAGAAGAAGGCGATCCGATCATAGATTCTAGAATAGTAGATGGGTTTCGGATTAAGTTTCAGGGCCCGCTGCTCTGTATACACTATCATGGGGAAATTAAGATTAAAGATGTTCACGATAGCAAATTTGAATCTGACATTGAAAGCATGATCAACGACATTGCAAAGTTTCTCAAGAAGGAATACAAAAAGGTAACCAGCAAAAGCCTAACACTAACCGCAGAAGATGAGGTTCAAGTAGATGTGCAGAGCACTTCTAGAGTTAGAGCCTGGGTACAGGCTTTTCGCTATTACAAGATTGGCGGACTATCTGATGTAGAACGAGATCCTGCTTACGATGAGGGTTCTTCTTCTGAAGATAGATTAGACGCTTCGATCAAGAAGTTTTTGGCTATTGGAAAAGACACCTATCCTGGTGCCAAAAAACCCAAAAATGTTACAAGAAAGGGAGAATAAAATGGTACTGGAAAAACTACAAGAAATCCTCAGCGAGCTTTCTTTAGCCGTCAGAGACGCTGAGAAGTTTGATAGCGGAAATGCCTCCGCCGGCCGTCGGGTCAGGAAGTCTGCTATGTTAGCAATTAAAGAACTTAAAGAGTTAAGAGCAGAGGTCATGGTGGAGCTTCACGAAAGAAAAGGCTAGCCATTAAGAGTCAAAATGACATATCAACTTTCAAAAGAAGAGGTTTTGAAAGAAATTGTAAAATGCGGAAAAAACTCCAGCTATTTCTTAAACAACTATGCCAGGATCTCACACCCCCAAAAAGGCCTAATACCGTTTAGAACATACGATTTCCAGACGGACCTCTTAAAGAACTATAATGACCATCGGTTTACGGTCATATTAAAGGCGCGCCAGCTTGGCATATCTACGATTACAGCAGGATATGTTGCTTGGCTTATGATGTTTCATCGTGACAAAAATATCTTGGTTGTAGCTACAAAGTTTGGCACGGCGTCTAACTTAGTAAAAAAAGTTAAAGCAATCTTAAAAAGAATTCCGCGTTGGTTACAAATTTCTGATATATCAATTGACAATAGAACTTCCTTTGAGCTTTCTAACGGTTCACAGATTAAAGCCTCTTCCACCTCCGGCGATGCCGGCCGATCAGAGGCTCTTTCCTTATTGGTCATTGACGAGGCAGCTCATGTCGAGGGCTTAGAAGAGCTGTGGGCCGGCCTATATCCTACTCTTTCTACTGGTGGTCGATGCATTGCTTTATCCACACCAAATGGTGTTGGAAACTGGTTCCATAAAATATACACAGAAGCAGAATTAGAGGAAAACGAGTTCCACCCGGTTAACTTGCGATGGGATGTACATCCAGATCGCGATCAGACATGGTTCACCCGCGAAACAAAGAATATGTCTCGCAGAGAAATTGCCCAAGAGCTTGAATGCAATTTCAATACTTCTGGTGAAACAGTAATTCACCCAGATGACATAGCTTGGATCGGAACTACTACAAAAAATCCCGAATATAGAACCGGTTTTGATCGAAATTTTTGGATTTGGGAAAAATACGATCCGGCCAACACTTACTTGCTCGTCGCCGATGTTGCCCGCGGCGATGGCCTGGACAATTCAACATTTCATATATTTAAATTAGAAACAATGGAGTTGATCGCAGAGTATCAAGGAAAGCCGAGCCTAGATCAGTATGCAAACATTTTATTTCAGGCTGGATCCGAATTTGGTAATTGTCTGCTGGTTGTCGAGAATGTTGGCGTCGGCATTTCAGTGCTTGAGAAGCTAATAGATTTAGAATATTCTAATTTATACTTCTCTATAAAGAGTTCACACGAATTTGTCGAGCAATATCAGGCAGAGGCAATAACGAATTCGGTACCGGGATTTACCACTTCAACAAAAACAAGACCAATTATAGTTGCTAAACTTGAAGAATTCATAAGAAATAAACTAATTACTATATATTCACAAAGAACTTTTAAGGAAATAACAACTTTTATTTGGTATAACGGCAAGCCACAAGCTATGCGCGGGTATAACGATGACCTAATCATGGCTTTGTCGATCGGCTGTTGGGTTAGAGATACCGCTTTACAAGTTAACAAAAGAGAGTTAGAATACAAAAAGGCTTTATTAAATTCTATGATAGTTTCGAACACCACAATAAATACGACGGTAAAAGGTATGCAAGGCTATAAGAGAGAAGAAGATTTAGATCGATTTGACAAAGCAAAAAAAGAACATGAACAATATAAATGGCTTTATAAGGGTTAATAAATGGCAAGAAGACCATCAATAAAAAATCGCAGAAACAATAATCCCAGGAACCAAGAGTCAGAACTCTTTAGGAGACTGACAAGGCTCTTCTCTGGGCCTATTATTAATTACAGGACGCAGAATATCCGCCGCTACCGCCGGCGTCACTTAGACAAATTTAAATTTAAGTCTGCTAGCGGAAAAACATTTAAAAAAACTGATAATAACCCTTTTGCTGCTTTAGAAGCAGATTTGATGGCGAATCAAAACCGCCAACATCGATATTCAGACTTTGATCAAATGGAGTATACTCCAGAAATTGCCTCGGCTATGGATATATATGCCGACGAGATGACCACTTCTAGTGACTTAAAGGCAATGTTGAATGTTGTGTGCCCGAATGAAGAGATAAAGGTGATATTGTATAATCTTTTTATCAATATCCTTAATGTCGAGCACAACTTGTTTGGTTGGTGTAGAACAATGTGTAAATATGGAGATTTTTTCTTATACCTGGATCTCGACGAAGACATGGGAGTGAAAGCAGCGATCGGCCTTCCTCCTAATGAGGTCGAGCGGCTTGAGGGAGAAGACGACTCAAATCCTAATTATGTACAATTTCAGTGGAATTCAGGCGGCCTAACCTTTGAAAATTGGCAAATTGCTCATTTTCGTATATTAGGAAATGATAAGTATGCGCCATATGGTACTTCAATTTTAGAGCCCTCACGCCGGATCTGGCGCCAATTAACAATGTTGGAAGACGCAGTGATGGCGTATCGCATTGTCCGCTCTCCAGAGCGCCGCGTATTTTATATTGATGTTGGTGCGATCCCGCCAGAAGATGTAGAACAATATATGCAAAAAGTGATGACACAAATGAAGCGCAATCAAGTGATAGATCCAGACAATGGCCGTGTAGATCTGCGCTACAATCCAATGAGTGTAGAAGAAGACTATTTTATTCCTGTGCGGGGAGGATCTTCTTCTAAAGTTGAAAACCTTCCCGGAGGAACATATACGGGAGACATCGACGATATCAAGTATTTGAGAGATAAGCTTTTTTCTGCTTTAAAAATTCCTCCGTCCTATTTGTCTTCAACCGATGAGGGCGGCGAAGATAAGACCACATTAGCACAAAAAGATATAAGATTTGCCAGAACAGTCCAGCGCCTTCAGCGTGTCCTGATTTCTGAACTAGAAAAAGTCGGGATCATACATTTGTATACTTTAGGCTTCCGCGGCGATGATTTATTAAGTTTTAAATTACGACTTAATAATCCCTCAAAAATTGCTGAACTTCAAGAACTTGAACACTGGAAGCAGAAATTTGATGTAGCCGCCTCCGCGACCGAAGGTTTCTTCAGCCGCAGATGGATATCTCAAAATCTCTTCAGTATGGACGAGGAAGAATTTGTCAGGAATCAGCGAGAGATGTATTATGATAAGAAATTTGAAGCAAGTCTTGAAGTCGAGGCAGAGGCAATTGTCCAAGCCGGCTCTGTTGAGGCCGAGGCGGATGCGATGGAAATCGCCGAAGAAGAGGGTTTAATGGACGAAGCTCCCCCAGAAGAAGGCGGTGAGGCTCTACCAGAGGAGGGCGCCGAAGTGCCAATGGAGGAGGCCGGAGAAGAAGACATGCTTTTGGCTGAGCCCGGCAAGCGGGATATCGATGGGAACCCAACGATGAGGCGAAAGCGTATACAAAAATGGACAGAGCGGGCCCCTGGTCATCGTGACGAAGGTACCACAACGCCAGCCTCAAAAGGTAAAGTATACTATCCAACAATAGTCGACAATCGTTCTTCCGGAGCCTTCCATAGACACCAGCTGGCCCAGGCCGGCGGAGGGCGCACCGGCATCGGTCTGGACGATCCGCTTGCAATGGATAGCCTAATGACTGCTGCTCATGGGATTTATGAAGAAAAGCAGACTATTTATAAAGAAGAGGAAAAGAAACTTTTTCAAGTTAATCAAGAAATGAAAAAGCTTATTGAGGATTTGGAGAAACGGCATGCCCAGAAGAAAACATAATAAAAAAAGAAATACTGGCTTTTTATATGAAACTTTAATGGTTGAGCTTACAAAAGCTGTATTATCGGAAAATCACGATAGCAAACAAGTGATTCTTGAAATTGTAAAACAATATTTTGGTGATGAGACGAGCCTTAAGCAAGATTTAAATTTTTATAAAGCACTTAATGAGACGACTGGCTTAGATAATTACACAGCAGAAAAATTAATATTTGAGGTTAAACACGATCGAAAATCCAGAACAAACAAAAGAGAACTTTTTAACGAACAGACTGCATTAATCAGCTTGATGAATCGGCGCCTATCTCGAAATGTATTTTCTAATTTTGTTCCTGGGTATAAAAATTTAGCAACAATTGCGCAAATATTTAATAGCGAGATTTCTACAAAACAGAGAGTACTTTTGGAAAAAGAATTAATGCAAAGGCTAATATCCGAGATGGAGGAGGCTTCAAAGAAAAAAGAGGTTGTACAAATAGATAATTTAACCTATAGAACATTTACCAAGAAATTTAATGATAAATATGAAAATACTTTGTTATCAGAGCAGAAAGATCTGTTAAATAGGTATGTTATGTCTTTTGCTGACAACGGGGTTTCGCTTAAAATATTTATGGGCGACGAACTGCATAGATTAGAAACAACATTAAACGAGTCCATGGCATTAGCAGATATGAAGGCCGATAAAAATATGCTGGATTCTACACAAAAAGTGGTACAAGTAATACGGGAATTTAAGGCGCGCCCAATTGATGAACCTATGATTAAAAAGGTTCTTAAAATACAGAATTTAGTTAATGAGATTAAAAGCTAATGACAATTGAAGTAACCATAACAGACCCACAAACAGACGACGATCAGAAGCGAGTCGGCGCCGGCGAAACACAAACAAAGATGAAGCTCGATATGCGCAAGGGCGTCGACGGCAGTATTATGATTTTTGATCATGATGATATTGATATTGTAATTTTGCCGGAACAAACAAAGATTGTAGTGTTGCCAAAGCAAACTCAAACAGATGAAGTTTACGACAGTCAAAATCATTTATTCAAACATTTGTCAAAAAAAGGAATTATTGAATTTGACAGCATAAAGGGCGGCAATGTACACGGCTCTTTAGAGGGTTTGATACAGAAATCTGCATTTGAAGGCGCCCATCCGATACAATTGGCGATATTCCAGATCGGAAAGTGGATCGAGGATGAGCGTCCGTATTTCGAATCCGAGAAGGCCTACTTCGATAGAGAGGAAAAAAAGCTTCTTGACCCCGGAGAAGAAGACTCTACTGAGCTTGGAGAGGTCCCACACGAAGAAACTAAAGGTTCTCTCCGCCCAGGTTGGATCCGCGGCCCATATGGTATTTATGATATGTATCGGGTGTAAAGTTGATAGATTTATTATGGTTTGTACTCGCGGCCTATGGATTAACTCAAATCTTGGTATATGGCACTATTTTTAATTCAATAAGGCCATCTAAAGGAAAGCTTGGAGAACTATTTCGATGCCCCATGTGTATGGGGTTTTGGGTAGGCGCATTTTTGTTTGGAATAAACGAATACACAGAACTATTTACATTTGAATATACAATTGCCAATTTATTCATATTGGGGTGGCTTTCATCTGGCACTTCATATATTCTTAATATGATTATGGGTGACTGTGGCTTCAAAATCGAACACACTAGGAGTAAAAACGATGAGCACTAACATTTGGACGACAAAATGGATGCTGCAGCCCGTTAGACACTGCTGTAAGGGATCTTAAATCGTGCGGGTCGCGCCCGCACCAAGGAAAAATATGGGTAAAAAACTATTAAGAGAGTATTATGAATTATGTGACGGCGGCTCTTGTCCTGATGTTTTAACTGAGTCGGAAAAGAAGTTTGTCTCCGGCGGAGGGGTTATATTATCTGGAAAATTACAGGAAGCTGACGCAAAAAACGGTAATGGCAGAAAATATCCCAAGCATATATTAGAGAGGGAAATGAAAAACTATCAAAAGTTGATAGATGAAAGACGCGCCCTAGGAGAACTCGACCATCCTGAAGATTCCGTAATAAACCTAAAAAATGCATCTCACTGTGTAACGGAAATATGGTGGAAAGGTCCAGAAGTGCATGGAAAAATTAAAGTCCTGAACACGCCTTCCGGAAGAATCCTGCAGGAGTTAGTAAAAGAGGGTATAAAATTGGGAATTTCCTCTAGAGGCCTGGGCTCCGTTAAGGAAGAAAAGGGGAACACTATAGTAGAGGATGACTTCCAGCTTATTTGCTTTGATATGGTGTCAGAGCCATCGACGAACGAGGCCTTTATGATAAAAGAAGCAAAAAGTCACGAATCAAACATCTTTACAAAAGCAGATCGGATCAATCGTGCCTTAAATGACATCTTAAGAGAAGAATAATGAACAAAAATAATTTAAAACAAATGCTAAGACCTCTTATAAAAGAATGTATAAAAGAGGTCATATTTGAAGAAGGACTTTTGTCCGGAATCGTGTCCGAAGTACTTGTCGGGGTTCATAATTCCGGCACCACGCCACTGACAGAGGTCACAGTCTCGTCGCCGACTCCATCACGCGAGTCACAAGCGCAAAGAGAACAAGAGAGGTTGCGCCACGCAGAAATAGCCGATCGTGAGCGCCGAAGGAAAATTGTAGAAACAAAGCATCAAATGTCTCAGGCAGTAAATAAAAGTAAAAAGTCTTACAACGGAGTCAACCTCTTTGAGGGCACGGAGCCTTTGGCTAAAGGTGGAACTACTTCTCCCGCGGCAACAGCCCCGGGCGCCCTGGCTGGCGTAGACCCTAGCGACTCTGGCGTTGATATATCTGCGTTTTTTAATGCAGGGGCAAATTGGAGTAAATAATGTCTAGAGGAGCAAATGTAACAATAAAGCCATTCAGAAGGAATGACTCGCAAGAAAAAATGATCAGAAGATTCACTAAAAAGGTTAAAAAACTTGGACTTATTGAAGAAATTAAAAGAAGAAGAAGATACGAAAAGCCATCTGATCGTAAGCGAAGGGAAAAGATTGCTCAAAAAAGAGCAGTTGAAAGAGCAAAACAAAAAGCAAAAGCAAGAAAAGCGACTAATTATAAACGCAGAAAATAAATTTAAGGAGTTTAAATAAATGGCTAATTGGCAAACACACGGAGTCGGATTACATAATGTAGGCTCATACCAGTCTTCCGGTATTCCATATGTTACTGGGTCCGCAGATATGGCAGCGTCAGGAAGCGCTGGCATGCAGGACAAGATTGAGTTTCCGACAGTCACGAAGTCAGTTACCTTGATTAATACGGGCACCAGTGAGTTAAGATTACATTTTGCAGACGCTACAACAGAAACGGCAACATGGACTCAATTTCACTATGTGGCTTTGCCGCATAATAAAGATTCTGTAACTTTAAATGTTAAGTGTAGTGATATATATGTTTCTAATGCCGGCACTGGAACGGGAAAATATACGCTTTTTGCCGAATTAACAAATATTCCTCGTGAACGAATGTTTAAACTAAGTGGCTCAGGTATCAACGAAGACACACGCGATGCATAAGAGGTCGCTTTAGATGGGAAGCTTTAATGGTGGAGATTTATAATGGGCGAATTTAAAGCATCTAGATCAGCAGTATCAGGCGAACAGACGGTTTCGTATAAAGATGCAAATTCTACAGGTGGCGGCTTCGACGGCGCCGCCGGCGTTACTGTATATGTTAGTAAAATCAATGGAGAAATCTTAACTACAATTTTGGTTGATATTCAAGATTTACTTGTTTCTGGAACTGTAAAAGATATTATTGGCGAGGACGGCGTAGCGGCCGCCTATCTCACACAGATCACCACAGCGGTAAATGGAATAATATATAAAGCAGAGATGGCCTGTATTGAGGTCCCAGCCGGGTCCAATACGACCGCAGATATTGATTTGGTTTCAAATTCAGCTTCATTAGCAGAAGACGCGGAATATGACGGTTCTGGAACGGCCGTAGCGCTGATCGCTGCCGGCGGTGCCTATACAGCAGGAATGGTTAGATTTAGTGCCGCCGGTACCGATTTTTCTAATTGTGTAGATGATTATCTATACCTTGCAAACGGATCCGGTTCTAATTCTGGAGGCACCTATACGGCGGGAAAATTCATTATTAAACTTTATGGAGCCAGCTTCTAATACTTCTTGATGCTACTTAATTATGTTAGCACTATTTATTAGCAAAAGGAGAATTACCATATGGGAAGAAGTGGCTGGGCATACACCGATTTAGGTTATTTTAACGAACTTGGCGGAATGACAGGCTCGGTTCAGTTTAGGACCGACTGTAACTCTTTGAGTGGGAGCACTAATTTTGTTTTTGCGACCTCATCAAATCGAGTCGGCATTCGTGAAGACTTAACCCAATCAGGATTTGACATCCAGAGGGGCAGCACGGCCCTTCCATTATATCATCCTAATGCAGCTTTAGAAGTCCGCGGCGACATGAATGTTACGGGCTCTATTTACGCGAAAAACTATTACATACAAAATGTGTCCTTCATGGACTTTACTGGATCTACAAAGTTTGGGGATAGTTCCGGTGACTATCACTCATTTACTGGTAGTGTTTCAGTTAGCGAAAAGATTGGCATCGGACTTGCAACCCCCGAAGTTCCGCTTCATTTGTACGCCGCGGCAACTACAGCTACAACTCCGCATGAAGTGCTGAGGCTGCAAATTACCGACGAAGGCGTTGATATGAATGCTGGCGGAGGCGGCCCATCGATTGATTTTTATGTTGGGGAGACCTCTGGCCAGAATTTCGGCGGCCTGATAGGAGTTATCAGAGAAGAGGCTAGTGATGTCGACTCTGATGCTGCTATGGTCTTCCATACAACAACGGATGATCAGGGACGAGGTAATGATCGTGAAAAAATGCGAATTACTAGCGTCGGAAAAGTTGGCATTGGGACCACTTCTCCTACTGATTTGCTAACCGTTGCCGCCGATTTGTCTAGTGGAACCGATGCTGGAATCCACATCGCGGCCGACGGGGATGATGACGCTTATATAGACTTAACAGAACAGGGCGGATCTTCCATAGCGGCTTTTGGCGCCTCTGACGCTTATGGCTTTAGAATTGTTTATGACGGAGGCTCCGGAGTAGAGGCTCTGCAAGTTAAGTCTGGAAACGAAGGCACCGTCAACGCCAGGATAACCATCAAGAGAGATACGGGAAATATTGGCATCGGTGTTACTGATCCTGATACCGCGCTAGAGATATTAAACACCTCATCCCAGCTTAAACTTTCTTATGATGGCTCTCAGGCCACGGCATTTACTGTTGATAACGGTGGCGATTTAAAAATAGTGCCCTCTGGCGGCGAGGTAATTATACAAGGCAACCTTATTCCGAACATCGACGATGGACGAAATCTTGGATCGGCCTCTAAGCGCTGGGCCCATATATATACAGGCGACCTCCACCTTAAAAACGAACGCGGTGACTGGACAATGGTTGAGGAGGCGGATTATTTAACCTTAGTGAACAATTCTAATGGTAAAAAATATAAAATTATGATGGAGGAGATTGAGGACTAATGGCTATTCACATCATACGACATTCAGCCATGCTTCCGGCAGTTGATAATCTTACTGATTTAGGCTCTGATGAGAAGCGTTGGGCGAATATATATATGCACAACTTATATACAGGCGACCTCCACCTTAAAAACGAACGCGGAGACTGGACCATTATCGAGGAAGAGGACTACTTATCCATAGTCAACAATAAAACCGGAAAGAAATACAAATTCGTATTAGAGGAGGTTAAGGATTAATGGGAGTTTATACATCACATCTATCGTCTTCTGCAGGCGCTCAGATTACGGGTTCTATGACCGTTTCAGGATCCAGCACTTTTACAGTTTATGGCCCCTCGGTATTTAACGAAGACGGCAGCGATCACGATTATCGTATTGAATCTCGCGACAATGCAAATATGTTTTTTGTCGACGCCGCGAACAACCGAGTCGGCATCGGAACGGGTACCCCGGGCGCCGCAGTTGAAATAGCTCAAAACGCAATCGGCGCTTCTGGCCTTCCACAAGAATTTTTAAGATTAACACAAACAGACGCCGGCGTCGATATGGATATTGGGCACGGCCCCGGTATCTTTTTCTATGTTGGCGAAACCAGCGGTAATGATCATGGCGGCACAGTGGCGGTCGTTAGAGAAATCGCCAGCGATGCCGATTCGGCTGCAGCTATGGTCTTTCACACTGCGGTTGATGACACAACCCCGGCCGAGAGAATGCGAATCAGCAGCACCGGCCTTGTTGGTATCGGCGTCACAGATCCGGATACTCAACTTGAAGTGTTTAAAGCCGGTACACAACTTAAGCTTTCTTATGATGCTTCCGACAGTGCGACTTTTGCCGTAGCTGATGGCGGAGATCTCACTATTAATGCTTCTGGCGGAGATATAACATTAGATGACAATGTCACCGTTTCTGGAGATCTTACGGTCAGCGGAACAACAACGACAATTAGCTCCACAGTGACAACCATCGCCGATCCTTTAATGGAGCTTAACACTGGTGCAAGCTCAAACTCCAATGATTTAGGCTTTGTTTTTGAACGAGGCTCGACTGGCAATAACGCCTGTCTAATCTGGGATGAGTCTGAGGATGGATTTGCAGTTGGAACCACAACTGCGACGGGAACATCGACCGGAAACATGTCCTTCTCGGCCGCCGCATTCCAGTCGGCTGCCCTTACAGCCACTACTGGTACTTTTTCTGGTATATTAAAGACGGACGACACGACTGACGCAACTTCTACAACAGACGGCTCCTTGCAGACAGATGGCGGCTTATCCGTTGCCAAAGATGTCATAGCCGGCAATGATGTGAAATTACTTTCAGATAGTGCGGTTCTCGCCCTCGGCGCAGGAAGCGATGCTACTTTTACTCACGATGGTACAACCGGACTAACAATTGCGGCAAATCCGATATCGATCGATTCCACTGGTCAACTACATCTTAGCGCGACCCTAGGCGACATTAGGCTTCAAGACGGGGGCGTCGATCAGATTCAATTTGACTTAGACGGCACCGCCGGCGAAGTAATCATGAAGATTATGGTCGACAGTGATGATTTTGTATTTCAGCAGTATGACGGCACAGAAGTTTTTCGTGTCGAAGATAATGGCGCTTTCGACATCGCCGGCGGAGTAGGATCTTCAGGAGTAACTGTTAGCGCAGCAGGTGCAGTTCAAGCCGCCGGCCGCATTACAACTGACGATGCAACCGAGGCCACTTCTACTACTGACGGCTCTTTGCAGACCGACGGTGGCCTAAGTGTTGCCAAGAGCGCCGTTATTGGTGATGATTTAGATCTCTTATCCGACGGAGCCATTATTAATTTCGGCGCTGATAAAGATATTGTCTTAACCCATGTGGCCGATACCGGATTAACTCTTGAATCTTCGGCCGCCAGCACTCCAGTGTTTGAAATCAAAAATACAAACAACGGTGGAACTGCAGGTATACTCAAGTTTAACAATACAGAGGCCGGCAACGACGGCGCTGATGGAGATGACTTGGGTTCGATTACTTTCTGGGGTAACGATGACGGAACTCCGTCTGTGCAACAATATGCAGGAATTCTCGCAGAAATTTCAGATGCATCCTCGGGTGCAGAAGGTGGTAAATTAAGCCTTCAAGTGGCAGAGCATGACGGCACTGTCACCACCGGTCTCTTGTTACAAGACGGCGATGCGGACGGCGAGATTGATGTAACTATCGGCGCAGGCGCCGCATCTATTGTTACCATACCAGGCGTTCTACATATAACCGGCTCTTCTGGCGAAGCGCTGAGAAT